AAGGTAATATCAGAGATACTTGGACATGAAGATGTTTCCACAACTTATAACATATATATGCATATCATGAATAAACATAAATCAGAAGTCATAAATTTACTTGATTAAAAATAAGGGAGTTATATCATTTCGATATAGCTCCCATTTTTTTACTATAAAAATATTGTTTTACGTATATTATCAGATATCCATTTAAGATACCTTTCTTTAGGAATCCTGTATGTATTTCCTATTTTTATTTTAGGGAAAGAACTTAGTTGAATAAGCTGATATGTTTTGTTACGTCCTATTTTTAGATGTTTTTGTATATCTGTTGGAGTTAACATTTCATCCATTCCATACTCCTTTTGATTATATGAGCCATATTTAAAGGACTCCATGAATAGCCTTTATTTGAAATTACATAATCTACTTCATCCTTAATACCATCAAATTGACCCACATCAGATAGATTTCTCCTATAGGCTTCTTCTATGTCGTCACCACGTTCCAGAATTTTAATTAATCTATCCCTTCGAGGAACATCAATATAGAAAGATATAATATGCAAATCTTTGTTCTTCTTTAATTGTCTGAGCCCATGAGGAGTCAAGACAACTACTTTATCATCTGTACAGTCTTCTTTGGCTGTTCCATATTGCCAACCATTGTAAGAAGCATGTTCAGCAAAAAGATCTTTTTCTATCATATCATTAAATTGCTCTTCTGTAATAAAATGATATGTTTCTCCATCTACATCTTCTTTTCTCATAGGTCTAGTAGTATATGTAACTATTTTATTAAAACCTAAAGCAATAAGCTCTCTTTCAATAGAACTTTTACCTGATGCTGATTCTCCTACAAGTACTATCATGCGGCATTCTCCTTTGTATAAGTAATTAACTCCTTAGCATAAGGAAGAGTTAAAATCCAGTCACAAAACTGATGCCATTCAGTTAATTTATGAGACTTCCTCTGAAAATACATAGAACGAAGATTCTCATAATTCAAACTGAGAGTTCTTGTCTGAAGCCATCCATTAGGCAACCAACGTACTAAAGCTTTCCAATAGCGTTTGTCTTTAGTCTCAATATATTTCTGTCTATAATGCTCACACTGATTAATAATAGCTGTTGGGTCTTCAATCTCTGAATCGAAATCGTCTGTTTCAAAACATTCCAAAGTAATAGGTGTACTAGCAAGTTTGTGCATTGTACTGGAACTATTAGCTACTGTTCCTACTTTGTATGTATCGTACTCTTTCCACCAATAAAGCGGTGCGGTAATAGTAACAGCTACAGAAATCTGTCTTAAAAATTTTCTATGCTCTGGTCCGGCACTGATAAGTCTCTGACATAAATCCATGTCATTTGGACCAATAATATAATCCGTCATTCCGCACTGGTCGTAAGGCCCGTCATCAAATGGGCATTCACCACATTCGGCAAGCACACAAGAAACACTATCACTCTTACTATGAGACATTAACGGCAGTCTCATTCCATAAAGTGCTTCTTCAAAGTTATATACATGTGTTCTTTCAAATTTCATAGTTAAACCCTCCACTTTTTAATAGCTTTATTAAAAATTTCTATATCTATTTCTGGACCCATAATATTTATGTCAATATCTTTTGGTAATCCAAAAGATAAGACTCCCAGAATAGACTTTAAATCAATAACATATCTTCCGAACTGTGCATCAATATCACAATTTTTAAATCTATTGGCAATACTGACAATTTCTGTAGCATCTGTCGAATCATTTAGTCGAATTTTCATCTTTATCCTTTCTTTTTGTTAAATAGTATGATATAGTGTAGATGGTTGTTCTATACACTTCACTTATACACAACCAACACACATTTTTCTTTAGAGGCACTCTATTCAGCGCCTCTATTTTTTATTTATCTGTACTTCCAAATCCACCATTACGAGTACCCTCAGTTTTATCATCTTCTGTAATTCCATAAGGTAAGAAAATCCCCTGACAGAAGCCATCACCTTTAGCTACTTTCATAGTTTTAACCCCTTCATTGGTAATTTTAACCATAATATGCCCTTCGTTATCTGAATAGAAATAATCACTGTCAATGATGCCAACTGTGTTCTCAAGTCTTATTCTATATTTAAAACCTAAACCACTTCTTGGAAACAACATTAGTACCCAATCATTGTCCATTCCGCAACGAATACCAGTTGGAATCTTAATTGTTTCTCCCGGCTCTAACACAAATGACAACGGTGAATAGAAGTCATAGCCAGCACTTCCTTTAGTTGCTCTCTGAGGAAGTTCAATAGGGTAATATGCATCTTTAATTGTTTTATCAGTAATCATTGACGGCTTACTGAATGAATCTTTCCATGCTGTTTCAAACTGTTCATAAGATACTTTTTCAAATTTTGCAACTCTTTTCATTTACAAATCTCCTTTTTTAAATATTCAATATATTTATTCCATTCACCTAATGAATGGATATATTCTTTAGTTTTTAAACATTTTTTCTTCATATCTTTTTTCAAATCAATTGTCCTATACTGCTTACTTTTTTGAAGTTTATTGGTCAAAAAAGCGTCAGTTATCCTAGAGACTAACAAGTAATCCTTGTTGTCCATAGAATCCAAAATAGCATTGTATTCTGCTAAATCTTCCTCAGGAATAGGGTAATCACATTTGGGTAAGTTCTTAGTCGAGAAAGGACTAATATCTGATCCTGCAGTTGCAGGTTTAAGAAAAGATGCTATGTATTCTAACTTACGAGCATGGAACTTAAATTCTATTTCTTTATCATTCTCCATGATACTTCGTACAGTTCCTTCATCTTCAAGTGCTTTGTATAATTCTTCATAAGTCTTATATTCCGGTAGTCCAATATCATTAGCTATAGCTTTTAAAATATTGTGTCCTCTTCCTATAGATGGGATATAAGCTACAAGAGTAGAAAAACCATAATGATAGATCTGTGCACCACCATAGCATTTGATATAAATATCATCAAAACTTGGGTCTATTCCTCCAGAGTCATCTCTGGGATAATCATTGGTACTTTGATCTATTGCAGCTTTTAGTCTGTAAGTACCTTTATATTTCATTAGATATTTTGCCATTTAAAAACCTCTTTAGAATCAGTTCCTTTCTTAAATCCAAAGAACGGAACATCTTCTTTAAAAGTATAATCATCATTAATATAGTAACAAGGATGTTCTTTTGTCTTTATAAGGAAGCATTCCTCTTGCGTTAACTCACAACAGTTAAACAAATAACTTTCTCTGTAATAATCACAATTGTAACAATTCATTAAATCACTGTCCTATCATTTCTTTAGTAATTTCTTTATATATTGATCTACAAAATCCGTATTTACTTGACTGTAAAATTTTTAAGACCACATCTTCTCTATCCTTATCAACTCCCACTATAAATTTCGGACATATTAAACCAAAATTATTCGAATCTTTATTAAAATCATAAGGATTGTGGATTTTCACTGTTTTAATTAATTTTAAGCGCCTAACGCAATCATGGTATGAATATGCAGGAGCTGCTAAATAATACTTTCTATTTCTCCAATCCATAATTATTTCCTAAACTCCTCTGCTAAAATTTCAAATTCCACATTATCATGCAACCTTCCGTCCATTAATTTACATATTTGTCTATGATAAGCACATTCCCTACCACCATGTTTCTCAATAAAGTTCCTGTATCCACGAATGGCTGGATTGTCTGCTATACAGCTCCAACAAAGTCTATTCAAATGGTATTTCTCAAAGATGTCACATATGATTTGATATAAATCTTTAGCAAATAATACATTACCTTTATCAAAACTAATTGCACCAAAACGATCAGCGCTCATTGTTACAAAGCTAACAGAATATGAAATATATCCTAATATATTGCCGTCATTGTCAACAGAAACAAAATGATGAGAATCATAATTGTTGTCTGGAATATCCGGTTCTTCAACTCCAGACCAACCAGAATAATACATATATTCTTCGTTGTACCAAGTCTCTATATATTTCTTTTTTATTTCTTCTTTATATAATTGTGCTGGTTTGATCATTCTCTATTCCTCATATTGTCTTAACTCATTGATAAAGGTAACAAAAACGCCCACAGGCACCATTGCGATTCTGTAATTTTCATGCCTATTATTACTGCTACTGCAGTTGAAATCCATGCTATTGCTTTTGCAAATTCCATATATTAATTCTCCTTTAATACCATAATAACTGCATTACACATACCAATAATCCTTTGAAATTTTTCATCTTTCGAATGAACGTTTGCGCTAGATATCTCATATCCATTTTTCGCAAGCTCTTTTATTTCAGACATCCATTCTACAACAATATTACTGCCAGATTTTTCTTTAAGCTGATTTTCAGCATACATTCTTTCTTTATCAATAACTTCTTTATCAATCATTGTTAATATTCCTCATAGTCAGTCTCATCACTGATATTTAATTTATGTTTCTCAGCTTCATGTACTTTATTCAATGCGACTTTTTTACTATCAAATACTACTTCTCCTACAGTATTAAATCCTAAGAGATACTCATGTTTATCTCTTTTATCCATACCTACAAAGTAGGTGTCTGTAACTGTACGAACAGTTAAGTCACAGACATCATAAATACCTACTGTAGGAAAAATTCTTGTATAATAGAGCTTGTCACCTTTTTCTATTACTTTCATTAATCACATTTACTCCATCCACAATTCTTGCAAGTATTACAGCCACCTTCAAAAACTAATTCTCCACCACACTGAGGACATTTCGCCTTAGAAACTGGTACAATCTTAGGTGTAATAACTTCTAATTCTTTTTCTTCAACATCTGAAAAACCTACTTCATCCATCATCTCTTCATACATTTCAAGAAGAGCATTTCCAATAGCTACAGGGCAACTGCTGCCTTTAGATGTATCGTGTTTAGTAGCTGTTCTAACCGCATATGATGGACAGGTACCAGAAGATTTTAACTGATCTACTATGGAATAAACATCAATTCCGCCTCTAGCTGCCAAAGAAATCATTCTCGAAAGTCCAATCATAAAATTATTACACCCACCGGAAGACCCTTTACTGAAATAAGTTTCAAGCAACTGGCCATTGTCTGGATCAAAGAAAGCTTCACAATGGAGTGTTCCACAACCTGTCCTAAGAGTTCTCTTTTTGCCAATGCAATTATCATCTGCTTTGATGATCATTCCTCTTTCTAATCTGTGAGGTTTTTCTACAATATCTTCTACATTCTCTTTAATAGTAAGAATACCTGCACGTTTACATCCATCTCTAAAGATAGTTACACCTTTTAATCCTGCATCCCATGCAGTCATGTATAATCCTTCCACCTGTTCAACTGTAAAATCATTTGGAACATTAACAGTAGAACTGATAGATGCATCAATGTGTGACTGCCAAATACTTTGCATATAGATTCTGTTCTTATAATCCAGTGTCTGAGCTGTTACAAAGTAATCTGGTAATTCAGAATCATCTTTTAATCCATGTTTATCCATATATTCTTTTACAATTGGAGTGTAGACTTTATAATATTCATCATGACCTTTAAGAGACTCTGTTTTTCTTGTATAGTAGTTTGCAAAAATAGGTTCAATACCACCAGACACACCAAGCATAGTTGAAAGAGATCCAGTTGGTGCAATTGTAAGTAACTGAGAGTTTCTAAGTCCAAATGATTCTACTAATTCTTTTGTTTCTCCTAATGCATTTTTACTATAAAACGCTGATTGTTCTACCGCTTCTGGTTTATATTTAGGATATACACCATATTCTTTTGCTAACACAGCAGATGTTTTAATTGCCATATCTGCCATAGTATGTCCAATCATGTCACATAAATCAATGGCTTCTGGACTACCATATTTAATTCCCAGTTTAATAAGCAAATCGGCAAGACCAAAGATTCCAAGTCCAATCTGTCTCCAATCATATACAGATTCTCTTTGTTCTTTTAATGGATGGAGTGGAAGTCCTTCATCTAATACTTCATTTAATGCAATAACAGACGATTTGACACAATGCTTAAAACTCTCAAAATCAAATCCTGTATCACATGCAAATTCAGCTAGGTTAATGCTACCAAGAAGGCATGAACCTCCCGCTGGCAAAGGTTCTTCTGCGCATGGATTTGTTCCTGCATATTCAAACTCATCATCACAACTAAGTAAATTCCAGTTATTGATTCTGTCCCAGAAAAGCATTCCAGGTTCAGCATAATCCCAGTTCATTTCACACATTTTATGGAACATTTCATATGCATCAATTTCTTTAGTGATGGTTTCTCCTGTTTCTAACCTAGTAAATGATAAAGTAAATGGAGTTTTATTCTTTACCGCAGCCATAAACTTGTCTGTAATTCTAATAGAAATATTAGCTTTTGTGACTCTATCAAGGTCTGATTTAATACCAATAAACTCTTCTAAGTCTGGATGCTCACATGAAAGACTAAGCATTAAAGCTCCTCTACGTCCCGCTTGCCCGATTAATCCAGTAACCATAGAATATAAGTCCATAAATGATACAGAACCAGTTGTTTCTTTAGCGGCATTATTGACCTTTGCACCTCTTGGAGATAATTTACTAATATCAACTCCACATCCACCACCATAGCTATATGTACGAGCAAGTTTTTTAGCGCAGTCAAAGATACTTTCAATATTGTCTTCTGGTGGTTCAATTACATAGCAATTACTGAGACTAATTTTACGTCCTTTATTCTCAAGACCTCTATTAGCAAGAATGCGACCTCCAAATAAGAACTTTTTCTCTTTAATTAAATTAGCAATTTCTGAATTTCCACCAGATACACGATTAATCCACTCATCAAAAGTTTCATTTTCATATCTGTATTTTCTTTCCCAAATGTCTTGTCCTAATTGATTCTCTGTTCCTAACCATTCCTGTACTGTCATACACATTCTCCTTAATCGTAATAATTAATAATATAATCAACAGCTTCTTCAAGAGTATCAAACACTACATCACAATCTTCAGGAAGCCATTCATATACATTCTGTTTCCCAAATCCAATAACAGGTATCCCTTTATCAACTGCATATTGTAATTCCTGTCCAGTTCCAACAGAATTTTCAGTATTATTAAGGTTTACTAAAATCAAATCACTATTGGCGATGAGATACTTTATATAGAAATTTTTTGTCTGCTTGGCTGTAATAGATTTAGAGCCATCTCTAGGAAAATACTCTGTTGGATCATATAAGTGATATGCAATAAGATCTAAATACTTTTGTGCTAAAATAAATCTCTCAAAAGCTTCATTCCTCCAAGATGTCCCTTCATCAACTAATCCTTTGCAAGCACCAGCTAAATAAATATTTAATCTTTTCATTTTATTCCTCCATCATATATTTAATAAACAAAGCTGCATCATCAGGGTTCTCACAATGCAATTCAAGAGTATCTAATAAAGTGTCCCCTGACTGTACCAAAGCAGTTAAAACAAATCTGCATAACTGACTGTTAAGGACAATATTGTCACCTTCCGGTGAGACAATATCTACTCTTCCTTTACATTTATCTACTACTTTAAAAAATGATTCAAAATCTTTAATTCTATTAATTTTCACTCTTGTCCTCCTTATCTCTCAAATCATCTTTTCTAAACATACTGCGTAATCAACTTTTCGTGAAATTTCATTGAATACTACATTCTCAGATACTTTGCCAACATACCAAAAATAAGGACTAATACCTTCGTTCATTTTTTCTGCTAATTTATCTGCTCTTTCCTGGTGCTCATATGCTATATTGCCATATTTAAGTTTCTCTGAATCCCATACAGTATTCCCTATCTTTGTTTTAAATGTTAAATATGATTCATACTCTTTAATATATTCTCTAACTACCGAAAGCATTTTAGGGATATTTTCTTCTAGCACTGGATCACCAATAAATTCCACTGGATACACGACAATGATGTTGATATGTGGCGGTTCCATACTAGCAACTTCTTTTACACAAAAGTTTTTGTCATCTAAAACTATTATTTTAGTTACCTCCCTTCTACTAATTCAAATTCTTCTTTAAATTCTTCGTCTGTATAGCAATTCCATGTATAATCTTCTAATCCTAAAACATACCACCGATTATAGAAGTAATATGTTCTATACCAACCGAGATGTTCAACAATACAATGCCTGTCATTATCTTCTTTGATAAATATATGTTCACCATCAATATTAGGCTCAAATATTTTCAAAACTTCTTCTCGATTTTGTTTTGTTAAATATATACACTCATATTGTTCTTTCCTCACACATTTCATTGTTATCTCCTATGAATAATTGAAAATCATTAGCTTCACAACAAGCTGCTTTATATAGAGTAGCCATAGAAAATACTTCTCCTGGCTGGAATCTATCTACTTCTTTGTATCTATAACAGGATTCTTTTTTAGGACAATCCACTAACTCTCCTGCACAGAAAGTAATATCGTGACTAAACGCCATAATACCCGCCTCCCATCGGTTCATTAATAAATTCATCTATTGATCTATAGTCTTTAAGCATAGCAATTGCTCTACATAAGATGCCTTCTATTTCACAATATTGAGCGCTATCAGCAATATCTGATAATCTATCAATCACCTGTGTAATTGTCATATTCTTATATGATGGCTCTTTGTATTCATCCATATTTATACCTCCTAAAAATCAAATTTCTTGTTACATAATTCATCTAAATCATCCATAAGATAAGTTTGTCTATGGATAATCTGTTCTTTAGTAATTGCGTATTGCAGAGCCTTAGTCTGAGCACATAGTATAAATTTTTTACTGGCTCTAGTAATCATGGTGTATAAGAGTTCTTTATTAAGCATAATAAACATTGAAAAGTCTATTCCTCCAATAACTGTATCAAACTGACTTCCTTGAGCTGAATGACAAGTTATTGCATATCCAAGCTCTATATAAGGAGCATGTGATTTAGGTACTTCTACATAGCCAATTCCTTGAAAATCTATCAGGATATAATCATCTTTTATATCTTTTATGATGCCTAAGTTTCCATTAAAGATATCTACAACTGAACCATCAGAATTAATTATCTGGTACTTATTCTGTTTGTTTATAACTTTATCTCCTACTTTTAATACCCATTGAACTACTCCACTTTTCATAATTTTGTATTGCTTTTTTGATTTGGGGTTGTATATCTGTTGAGCTATATGATTTAAAGAAGCTACTGAAGACACTCCTTGTTTACAAGGAACAATGATTTGCACATCCAGAATAGATTTAGCATGTTTGATTTCTTCTTTAAAATACTGCACTATATTATGATATGTATTAGATTTATCAGTATAGCAATTAAGAATCATGTCCTGAAGTTCACCTCTTGTTTCTTCTCCAGTCCACCCATCAGAAGTTAATTGTTTTCCTTGTCTCACTCGAATACTTTCAGTAATAATCGCTGATTTCTGAGCTTGTCTATGAATTTTATCAAGGAAAATTGAAGATATATATTTAGATTCAAGCATATCAGCAGCTACTGCACAGGAACCTATAGATTCTAGCTGCCCCACATCTCCAATAAAGATTACTTTTGTTCCAGTAGCACACGCTTTCAGTAATTGCTTAAAAAGATAACCATCAATCATAGACATTTCGTCCACTACAATAATGTCATAATCTAAAGGATCATACTCATAGTCAAATGGTGTTCTTGGATCTCCATATTTGAGTTTGAGTAACTTATGAATTGTTTGACTTTCTTTACCAGAAGCTTCACTAATTCTCGCCGCAGCTCTTCCGGCTAAAGCTACTGTTACACTTTTATAATCTTGCAGGATAGTAAGAATACCATCAATAATACTCGTCTTACCTGTTCCGCCGTAACCGGAGATACAGCATAACTGATTATCGAGAACCATTTTAATACCCTCAAGCTGTTGCTCTGTATAATCCCATCCTTGAGCTTTTTCTTTCTTTTTAATTATCTCTAGCCAGTTACTATACTTAAATTTATTAGGGGCATTTTTTAATCTTACTAAATGTTCAGCTATCGAATATTCTAAGTCATAATACCATTTCAATCCTATCTTAGTTTTTTCTTTATTCCATACAATCATTTGGGAATCTTGTAAATCATGTATCGCTTCAGCGATATTCAAATCAGGTACTTCTTCTCCTATTTTATCTATTAACTCTTGCATGATTTCTTCTGAATAACTAAATGATTTTCCATTCTCTCCTTGATTCCTTAGAAACATTTTAATACAAGTTTCAATCCGATCTATACCATAAGGATCAGCTCCATTCTGCAGTGCTATATCATCGGCTGTTTTCCAACCTATCCCTCTTATGATTGTCAAATCATATGGATGATTTTTTACTACATCAACGGCTTTATCTACATCTTCATGATAGTATTTAATAATCTTTTCTATCAATTTATCAGTAATAGAATATCTGGCTAAATCAATATAAGCTTTGTGTTTGTCATAAGTATCATTAAATTTCTCAATCCACTTAGTAGCTACGTTAGGGCCACATCCTTTAATTTTTGTAAGTTCTTTTACGTTCCCTTCTTTTAAAGCTAAGTAAGGATTATCTAAAGTCTCATACATTCTTTGTACATGTTTGGGGAATAGTTTGCAGAGAATATATTTTTGACCTCTAATATCAGTTTCAGCTAAATCATTATTCATAGAGCTTTCAAGAATACTAATTTGCTCTCCCCAGGTGGGGCTGTAGTCCATTTCACCTTTTATGTCGTAAACTTTTCCTATAATAGGCGTATGAATATTTCCTTTAATACAATATCTCATGCCTTTTGTAAGATTTCCTACAGTTATTTCTCTCACTGTTGCATAAAATATGCCCCAGTGAGTAGAATCATTATAGTATTTTTGCTCTTCTAAAAGACCTTTGAACTGTACCTGTTCAACTACAGTTTCTATTATCCTTCACCAACTTTCTTTCTATCTGTTTGAGCCAATATTGTTCCATCATTGTAAATTTCCTCAATTCTATTAGTTGTATGAGTATAAACAGTGTCTGGATATTTCATAATAACAAATTGATCTTCACGCCTATAACCACAAACAATGATTTTAGAACCTCTTTTAAACCAAGACTCTTCCAGAACTTTTTTCTTGCCTGCAGGTGTCTGCTCAGAAATTCTTTTATTATAATAACTATACTGACCTTTGTTATATTTACAGGTTACGACACCATGGTTAGTCAGCAACGACACCAAATGTTTATTATTATCAGAGTCTAAAACAGTTCCAGCTAATCGAAATATTTTATATTTAGGAAAATGTTTAATTTCTCCTCTAACTCTTCTTGTGGTATGCTCATACACTTCAGGAATCTCTGGGAGTGAATTATAATCAACCACTCCATACTTTGGCTCATTCAAATTCCACAACTCATGCCGATCCGGGTAATAGCTTAATGATTCCATATCCCATTGTTCTAATGATCCAGATGCATAAGATTCCATTGTTGAGTCAAGTTTTTTCTGGTTATATAATTGAAGTGTCTCAGGTAAAGCCATATAATCTTTCAATGGTTGGATAAGAGCATCCCATTCTTTATTAAAGAGCTTCTCTGAAATAATTACTCCATCCTCCTTTGTACCCACAATACATGTATTAAAGTGCTCCATCAAAAATTCTGTACCTCTTTCATCAAGAGCAAAATATCTGTCATGATATCCTTTTTTAGGTACCTTTTTTCCTTCATCTATTATATTTTTTAAAAAGAAACTCTCATGTAAAGCATACGCTTTGAAATTCTTGATTCTAATCATTGTTTCCATCTCTTTTGGGAAGATGTCATATTCTAATGCTGAGTTAAACTGCTGCATAGTCAGCTTATCTATAGGTGTAAATACATTACGAGAAAGAAACTTTTTCATTGTTTCCATGCGATCTGGAGAATCAAGTTCATTGAAACAACCAGCTTTAATTAGAATAATCATTTTAGCAGTACCAATAATCTTAGTGTCTACCATACGTTTACAGAAATCTTCAAATGAACTATAAGGCTGATGCTCTACAATGGCACGAGCTATATCATCACCTATTCCACAAAGTCCTTTAAAAGAGAAAATAATACGATTGTTCTTTTCATCTGGGACAAAGGAAAACTTTGCTTCATTGATAAGAGGTCTGTCTACTATGATTGAACGCTGCTTAAAATTGGCTATTGCTTTCGCAATTTTCCCATATTGAGTGGACTTATTATCATCAAGCTCTTCGTTGGCTCCGGCATTGATAATTAAACATGCTGTATTCCAATAGATAATTGGATAGTGATATCCTAAATTCAACTCTTGCAAACCAATACAGGAATAAGGGAAAGTGTGGTTTTTAGAAAATGAATCGGTGTACCGCTACTTTCGTAGTATTTGTTCGGACTAGACTATCTCTTGAGTGACTGTATTAAATAAATCTTTGTCCACATATTCCCATTTAAACCCGCCAGCTGAGTCTCTATTCCCTCTACATACTTCTCCTATATTTTGTTGAGGAATGTTTGTAATCTCACCAGCAATTTTTATACTTCGAAAAATACTCAAAATATTATTTTCATCATCAAGCAATGCTACAGGTCTTAGTGCTTTTTCAACTGACTTTTTCTGATTTAATGCTGTTGATATTTTCCGTTTTTTACTATCTTTATTAATCAAACCTGTACGAGAGGCATGAAGCATATTTTCTTTTCTGTCAACCCATTCCAAATTTCCGTCTTCATAATTATTTTCTTTGGTCCCTGCAAAATTGAAATCTTTCCTATGTCCATCTTTATGATTTACTTCCGGTAAATTTCGAGGATTCGGCAAAAAAGCTTTTGCTACAACCCTATGAGTCAAATCTCTTTCTGTTCCAAAACTTACTCTCGTATATCCGTTATTTGCTTTATGAGGATGAAATATTTTTTCAGTATAATGCTTGGTTCTTCCTAAACTATCTGTAATATCTCGTTCTAATCTTTTAATGTCTCCATAATTGGATACTTGATATTTTCCTTCCCATCCTTCAATATCCTTCCATTCTTCCATCGTAACCTCCAGAGCACAGTCACCCTATCCTTGCGCTTCCCAATGTGCTAATCTCATCAGTACTAATAGTCGTTACACCCGATTTAACTTGGCACGGTATTGGCATTATCAGCGTCCACCGTTAGCCCGTAAAAAGTACGGACACCGTTTTTGCATACGTTCACAAGGTTTTACTTGAGCCGTATTCAACCCAAGCTGCTTTCCTATAACTTCTTTCCAGATATAGTTCAGCAGATTCTCTGAAGTTCCAATCTCTTTGCCATGTTCAAAGAACATCTTTTTCATAGCTTCCTGCAGTTTTTCATCTTTTTTAGCAATACCTTTTCTTAACTTATTACTCTGTGTAACATTGAATCCTGAAATATGATCATCCATAGAAATTTCCATTACAATTTCCTGTGTATCTCCTACTCCATATACAGGTAATAGATATTTCTCTAATATTTTTATTTCACTTTCTGTCAAACGGTACTCATCTCTCATGCATTTGTACCATTCATTAATATCATTCTTATACCTAATATAAGTGTCAATGGGCTGTTCAGCGCCTTCTCCTGATACCATAAGTCTCATAATTGAGTTCGCAGTTGCAAGCTCTACTAAGGAATGGGGTTTGATTCGTTTAGCTGCCTGAAGCCCAACTGCAGTATCAAACTGAAAGAGATCTGTCACATCATTCTTTGCAACCATATCCCACATTTCTTTAGTATCATAATCAAGTACATCTGGATGTAAATATTTATTATATGTAGCTCTCAGTGATCCTTGCCATTTCATATATCCCGCATCAATTAGCAAATTCATACAAGTTCTAATCTTATCTAATGCCTGAATGGTTAAGAAATCCATTTTAAGACCAGAACAATAATCAGAATCTTTCATATTAAATTGAGTGATATAAATACCGTTTGGAGCTTTCATCCTAGCATTGTGAGCCAAAAAATCTTCATTAAACAAATATACTGCTGAAGCATGTATACTTCTTCCACATATAAGCCCTTCAATAGTCATAGCCGTTTCTAAAAGTTTGTCGTATTTTTTGACTTCATTTGCAAATTCAGTTTGTCTCTGACGTTCTTTCTCTTCGTTCCCATAAAGACAATCATGCAAACTCCAAGTTTGACCTCTGGTAACAGGAATAAGATTAGATAAATACTGAGTGATATCTGAATCTAATCCTAATCCTCTACCAGCAGTAATAATAGCTGATTTACTACCCTCTGTTTTAAAAGTACTACAATTAAGTACTTTTCTTTCACCTCTGCGACGTTTCACAGCTTCAATGATTTTTAGTCTTCTATCTTGCTGTGTGTCGATATCTACGTCACTGAGTTCAACTTTTTCATGGGAAATATGTCTCCAATGAGGCAGTCCCCACTGTAAAGGATTCATCTGAGTAATGCCAATGAGATACATTGTAAACATTCCTGTTACTGAACCTCTGGCTACACCCACTAAAGAATCTCCTTCTTCCCACATAATATTAACCAACTCAAGTGTTGATATATAATAGGAAGAAATACTTGTACCAAGCTTTTCAGTAACAAGCCACATTTCTTTTAATTCAACTTCAATTCTATCTAAAGTCTCAAAAAATTTTACTTTACCGAAAGTAGTATAAGGAATCTTTTCATAATATCCATCTTCTATCAGTTTTAATAAATATCTATCATAAACATTATCACTATGAGCGAATTTAGATATGTATTCATAGCGATCATAATAATTGCCAAAGAAATCACTTAACTCAAAATCAGGGATGTCAGCTCCAGGAACAATAGTTGGACAATACAAATCATACTCTTCAACCTTCTCACCAATCTCCAGAGAACACTTCAATGCATCTTCCACTTCTTCATACCCAAGATAATCCATCCTCTGATGAATTTGCTCATTGGTCATCATCCAAGTTGATTCATAGAAATCACCTAACTCTCTTTCTTCATCATCGCGACTATTAAGATAAGCAGCATGAATTTCTCTATCCTCTTGTTTCAAATAGTGGACATCACAGGCAATAGTAGCTTTTATTCCTAATTGATGCTTTAATTTTACAATCTCTCGATTCAACTTTATCTGTTCTTCTGACAGTCCCGGTTGCATTTCCAAGTAAAAATCTTTACCAAATAACTGCTGGTTCCAGAGAAGAAAATCCATATAATTTTCTCCTGCTAATAGAGACTTGCCTAATTCTCCTCCTAAACATGCTGTCGTTGAAATCAGATGTCCAGGATTAGATTTAACTACATGTTCCAGATCACTTTTCAATGTAGGAACACGTTCCATCCTTCCTGTATAAAAACTGTTGTCCCATGCTAATGAACTAAGTTCTCTTAACTGCTTATGCCCTATTTCATCTTTAGCCAGAAGAATATAATGATAAAATGGAGAATCACAAGACTTCTTTCCATCTTCTGATATATTTAATTTGTCAACTAAATATATTTCATTACCAAGTATTCCTTTGAAATCTTCCGGCAGTTCACCGGAAGACTTCATGGATTTAATTGTTTGAATAAATCTCACATGACCAGATACAGACTCATGGTCAGTGATAGCAACTCCTGAAAGTCCAAGAGATGCAGCTTGTTTTATTAATTGAGGTACTTTTACGATGCAGTCCAACATACGAAGCTGACTAAATTCTGTATGCGCATGTGTCTCTATTCTCACTAGAACACCAACTTTCTCTTAGTTTCTTTCTTTATTTCTTGTCCATAAGGATTAAGTACTGCAAATGATTTTTTCTCAGGTGTCCATAAGCTATGATACTGACATAGACCAGAAAACTTAGGATCAGCATTTGGGGAAGTGCTGTGGAATGGACACCAGTAGCATAATGGAGTTGGTTTGGGAGGATACTCGCCTTTAATTTCCATTTCATCCATTTCATTTAACACCTTGTCCAGTTTCTTAATTCCTCTGTTAAGATAGCCTTTGGTACATACACCTTCGTCAGCTCCTTGAATAGCATCTATAAGAATAAAATCATACACATGGTCTGTTGCAGGCTGTCCATATAAATGAATACATGCCAGATCATAAATTACATGTTGCATAGGTGTTTTTATATCTGCATCTCTAAACACGGCCTTTGAGGATTTATAGTCAGTAATCCTTAGCTGCTCTTTTGCATTCTTATCCACTCTATCAATAAAACCATGTATAATAACTCTGTCGTCATATACAAATTCAAATCTCTGTTCTACTGCTACGGGAGTCCACTCTTTACTATCAATCCTAGATGGTAATACTTTGTTATAAAAGATATCCATCTTTTCTGAATAGTTCATACCTGACTTACTATCAGCAGTAAAAAACTCATCAAAATATTTCTTTTTGAGGTCTTTTATACCAAGAATGTGATTATCCGACTTCTCATCAGTCTCTAAATAGCCCTCTTCTGTAATGCTTTTAAGATAGTCATAATCTACTGTCTTACCTTCCATTATCATTCTTCCTTTAAGCTCTAATGCCTTATGTAAAATAGAACCAATTTCCATAGGAAGAGACGATTTCTTTGAAAAGTTTTTGTCTATATACTTTAATTTGTGGCTCAGTGGACAGTGATCAAAGTTACTCTCTTTACTGTAGGAGAGATAAGGTAACCCCTTATCCTCCTCAGTTACTTGTCGGATTTTTTGACTGATTTCAGTCAATTAATGCCTTTCTATACATAATACGTTCCCTCCAACGTGATATCTTCCATAGTTATTTCTACTTTGTCATCAAGCAGTTTTAATAATGTTTCTTTGCCTTTATCTGTAGGCGCATCCTTATAATCTAACACCCCATCTTTATCCCATAAGATTGATACTTTACAATATGGAATAATCGGACGTATTTTCTTAAATAATTTATTTTTGTACAGCTCACCGTCCCATCCATACGGATCCTTATATTCTTTGTCAAAACCAAGAATTAATTCTTCTATCTTCAAATAATCGAGTAGCAATTTGATTTGTTCATCTGAAATTTCACTGCCACATACAGCTAAAGAAAAGTCATCATCACCAAAATACGAATGATTTTGCATAACTCCTTTCTCAGACTCAAGTAATAAACATTTCCTACAAGTCTTAATCTTATTCTGGTTAATATGAATACCATAAAGATTATGTGATAACTTGTGGCTTAGAAATTTTCCTTCTATATTGAGAGGTACATATTTTCCAATGTTCTCTACGTCTTCTTCATCGAGATATCTTCCTCTTATCCCAATAAGATTTTGATGTCTATCTCTATGAGGAATAACTATTTGATTTGTATTACCCCAATAAGATATTTCAAATGTAGATAACGTCTCTCTGGAAATATGGTCGTTTAAAAACACTTCATGAGGAGTATATTCAAACATTTCTAACACATGCTCATCTATAGGTTCACAGTCTATAATGTCTGTAGATTTGTTTTTGCCAAACTTCTTAAGCCATGACATATCACATATATGTTTTGGTCTCTCAATATGTTCGACGGCTTTCATATCTATTTGATTAGCAATATAAGATACCGCCTGATACCAAGTATAAGTAATCCCTTGTACTCTTTTAGCTCTGATTACTAATTCAAAAATAGAGAATGATTCGCTACATGAGGTGTAGCAATGAAATGTTCTTCCAGAATACTGATCTGTAGGTTCATGATAGTAATAAAGTTTATAACTATCGCCACCATGACAGATTGTTTGAAAGATAAGATTCCCAGATGAGTCTGTTCTATATCCTTTTGATCCTAAATCGGTAACTATCTTGATTACCTGTTCCTTTGTAAGAGCCTTTAATATTGCATTTTTATCATAGTAAGGCATCAGTACACCTAAAAATCAAATGGCATTGACCCTAATAAAGTACTTGTAGCCTCCTGCTGCTCATCATCAGTAATCTGGATATCATCAAGGCTCTCAGAATGTTCCTCAATTACTTTCTCAATTTGAGCTACAGCCACTTCAGTTTCAATCAAGTTATAATAGTTATCTGTGATAAATAAATCTTTGGTTCTTCCAGTAGAGAGGTCAGCATATTGCCATAAACGGATTTTTGTCAGCTTTCCTCTTCGTACTTTATATATGTGTCTTACAAGGTTCGGTATCGGTACTCCATACATATTGTGCATAAGTTTCTTTACACACTCTAGCTCTGCACTTGTTGGCCTCAGTGAAATTTCACCTAAGTCAATTCTATCTGCTAGAGATTTTGCACCTCTTAACATTGTTTCGTCTTTAATCTGACTATCTTTGTATGTACCATTTAACTGAGTCATTGTTAGAATAAAGATATCCAATTTCATAGCCAAATTCTTAAGAGTGTCCATGAATAAGAACAAAGTCTGATCTTCTCTCAATTTCATTCCTTTACTCATAGAAGCAACTTCAGCAATTAATTTAGCTGACATATGTATATAATCGAATACGAAATAATGACATCCTTTTTCTCTCTTATAAGTTTTAATGATATTTGATATATCTTCTATACCAAAATCATTAATAATTTCTATATATAAAGGATAAGTAGCAATATATTCAATAGCTTTATCTACTCGTTCTTCCTCATCTCCTTCATAGTCTCCATCAAGAATCTTGTTCTCTGGTACTCCGGAAACGTATGCCATAATGATAGTCTGTACTTCGTCTTCTTCTAACTCAGTAGAGATGAATAGAGATGGTTCCTCACACCCAGTGTAAATCCATTCTTTTTTATCTGTATCATAGAAATAAGGGATTGAAATATTACAGATATCTGCCAATGCAGTCCTTGTCTTTCCTCCACCAGAATCAGCAGAACGAAGATAGACCTTTTTAAGTCTCGCCCCTCTAGCAATAGTAGTCATCATAGGGCTCTGTAAAGGTATTCCAAACTCTGGTTCTTCTTTCAATCTTTCTTTCAGTTCTTTCATTCCCTTACCGGCAAGCTGACCCCTTCTCGAAGAATCCATTCCATAGAGCATTTTTGCTTTCGTAATGAGCAGATCCTCTTCTTCCAGAATCATATCATTTATTGAAGTTGCATCTAATTTAGCTGCTTGCTGTTCTTGTCTGCTAGGATCAATGATTGTTTGATCATAGATGTTCCTTATGTCTACTCCACATGAATTCCAATATCTTAAAAGACTAAATTTCTTCAAGCGTTCCAGGTAGTAACTAAAATTTTCCAATTCAGCCAAACGAATGGCATCGTCACAATAATCAATTCCTTGATTATCGTTGAAAATTTTATATTGTTTCTCATATCTTGAAAGAAAACTATCTATAGCAAATGTATCTATAATCTCTACCCCTTGGTTGTAGAGATTATACACACATGAAAATAATATTGCGTAAAATTGTTCTTCTTCAAAGTCATACTGTGTAAGTGTGTATTCTTCCAAAAGGGAAGGTTTCTTCATAATACATCCTAAACATTGAAGAGTGGCGTGTTTGTCAATTAACATATTCACTCCCCTATTTTGCTTATATCAATCAAATCTACATTTTTCTTTTTAGGCGATACTTTTATATGCTTCTTTTTATAAATCTTATCCAAATCTACTTTTGAAGGTTCTATACTGTCTAGCTGTGCATAAAACGCCTGAGCTTGATCATAATACCAAGGAATTAATCCAACAATGTCACTATCTTCATCTTTCCTGGCTTCTAATCCAACTATAGAAAAACAATATTCTAAAGTCTGTTCCATTCCTTCCCAAGTAAATCCTTCATACATTTTTTTGTATTTATAAGCCATTGCTGAACTTTTCGCTGTGCATTTACCCTGTATTTGCTCCACTTTACTAAAGAATTTTTCTGCTGCCTGTGCTTCACTTTCTGGAACTGCTTCAGGGATTTCAGGGAGAGCACTTTGTTTCAGTGCTCTCTCATACTGTTCCCTTTGCTTTTTCGTCAGCTTATCATTGTCGATCTTTTCTTTTTCTTTCTTGATTTTTTTATCAAGACAAGATTTATGATAGTATCTGGTTTTTATATGAATAGCTTTCGAAGCAAGTACATTTTTATGACATACCGGGCAAATGTACATTGCCCTTGGCATTACGCCACTCCTAATTCAGCACAAGCATCCTTAATATCTTCGAGAATAATACTCATTGCCTCAGTCTGCTTTTTAGTACACTGAGATACTTTCTTCCCAACACCAAGAGTCTGCTCTACAATATCTGTCAATGTTTCCATATGATCTGAGGCAGCTAGTTTACCTCCCCAAAGGGCAATCTCTTCCTGAAGCTGTTCAAAGGACATTGTTTCTTTTTCTTCATACATAGACTGCTGCTCATCATAGGATACTGATTTAATACCGTCAGCTTCTTCCTGTTTAGTGATTGCATCAGAAATTGCTTTCTCTAAATTATCTGCTGTAAACTCTTCAATTTTAGTTACCATGAAATCATATCTTGAACGAGCGAAGAACTTATCTGTCTGTGCAAAATAAGCAGAAGATTTAATTACATGTCCATCTTCATCTACGCCATTTGGCTCAAGGTAAGCCACTACGTCACAATTATCTACAATTGGTTTAATACAGCGCTTGTCTCCCTTAGGCTGAATAAAGCCATCTTTTTCGTCTGCATGCGCAACGAATACCACTGTATACCCGGAAGTTACTAATTTCTGAATCTGTTCCCAATAAATACGTTCATAAATCTGATAAAGATTTACTTTGCTGTTTTCATTGGCTCCAAGAGAAATGCATCCTCCACCATATGTGTCACATACGAATTTCTGGCAAAACAGAGAGGAAGCATATACTTCATCAATAACAATAGTGGAATAAATCTCTTTAGCTCTTTCTACTGTTCTAGGATCAGTAAGTTCTTTGATGTACTTAGTGAACATTCTCCAGTTGTTAATCATTTTATGTTTAACTCCTGCCTGAGCACCTAAACCATTCTCACACATGAAGAACAAAGCATTCTTCATCTTTGCGCAATTATAAGTTTTTCCCGTATTGTTTGTGCCATAAAGCATAATTACTTTTCCTTCAAGGCCATGTGCTACAACGCTTACTTCTGGTTCAAAAATACTATCTGTCATATGTAATCTCCTTTAATTTTACTATTTATATTTTTACAAACTTGTTTATAGATTAAAAATTAGGAAGTTTTGGTCTAGCTTTAGTTGTTGCGGCAGAAGTTGCTGTCTCTGGCTGTTTAGCTTTTGCTTTCTCTTCCTCTAAGCGAACTTCTCTATCAGTAATTGCCTGAGAAATTGCACCAATGTCATATGGTTCTGGAGTTGGTGTTTCACTATCCTCACCGTAAGCATCAGAAGCATTTGTAATAATCATTTCATTTTTATAGATCGTTTTCTTCTCAAATCTTGGTTTACCAATTTTTACAGGAATTTCTTTTGTGATTTCTGCACGACTATTTACAATATCACCATAGAACTTAACAGTCTGATTTGGTGCATAATCATCTAAAATTGCTTCTGCAATTCCATCTTCTGCTGGAGCATATAAGGTCATTGGCTCAATTCCTGCGTATGTAGGCACCCATCCTTTTACGATAGCTCGGCCTGTTTCTTCACCTTTATTCTCACCAGATGTATAAAGTTCTGGAGTAATAGAAGCAATTGCCATTTCTACTTCAAACCAAGCACGAGGCTCGAATTTCTCTGGGGCTCCATCATAACGCTTAAAAATCATTGTCTGATAAGAAATACCTACATGTACCTGTTTATCTTTTCCAACGTAAGAACGAGGTCTGATTTGACCATCTGTAACAGTTACTCTTGTAGCTGCGTCTTTACCAACTTTAGCAATAGACTGATATTCTCTCATTACAGTTTCAATGCCTGCATAATAGCCATTATCTGTGCCGTCATTCTTTTTCTCATTGATATACACTCTAAATGTTACAAAGTTAATGTCTCCTGTCTGTACTGTAATGTCACCGCTAATAACTTTTTTACCATCTCTTACTGACTCTTCCAGTGTGTTTTCGCTTACAATACCAACTACTTCTACTTTTGTGTCTGCCTGTCTTAAATTTGTTTTTTCACTCATGAATATTGTCTCCTCTTATAAATAATATTGTTTGGTATATTGATAAGCGTTCATGATTGAACGACTTATTCACTAAATCTCATGCTAACTCTATCTAAATATTCTTCATCTGACGGGTTAGCGAATCTAATAACTGTATATATGCCTTTGCATTCTGGACATCTATTATTTTTTCTTTCATTCCATTCAAACACTGAAGCACAACGAGTGCACTGGCATAATGTTGTTCGTGTTTCCATCTCATTCCTCCTCTTCAAAGATGCTTCCGCTAATGCCTAAAGCTTCAGCAAGTAGTGTTTTCAGAGGTTCTGATGGATTCTGATCATTCAACCATCCTAAATAACTATCTGGAATTTCAGAGAGTGGTTCTCCCTTATGTTTGCCGAATGGCATAAGATATGTTTCTGGTGTAGGTTTGAATTCTTTCATCAGTTCATCTACTTCAGTTTCATCAAAAGATACTGTTAAATCTTTTCTTGATGCTAAATAATCTGCTAAGTGAACTATCATCTGACCTTTTGTTTCTGGTAATGGCAGCTCATCTTTACTTCTTTTATCTGTGTTCCATTCACCCATATGTGAGGCGCAACAGTCTGCAATATAATCCAATTCTTCATCCGGCAACCATTCAAATCCTTTATAGGATTTTATTCTCTCAGCTATAAGTAACGGGTGTTTAAAAAGAGTATATTGACTGCCATTACGCCCAAGTTTTTCATCATCATGGTTCATAATAGCTGTTCGTAGCATATCTCTTTCTCTTGATGTAAACTGACTCTTGATACAATCAATTGACAGCATATGATTTAAGAATCTAGTTGCTCCTTTTACATGTTTAGCAAGTCCCATAAAACCAACTGTATAATCAGGGTGATACTTGTTAGTACTTGAAGCAGACACTTGCCAGAAATATGTAGGCGCAGTATCTAGTAATTCAATACAAAATTCCTGAATATCATCATTTTCAAATACTTCTAATTCTTCCTTAAAAAATCTCTCTGCTAATGTCATACAGTTTCCTCCTCAATAATTTCTTGTGCCTCTTCCATATCCGGTGTATCAGAGGAATCTTTTATCAATCCTTCAAGGACCTTGAAAGTGAAATTCTTGTGTTTATAAGCCTTAAAGCTACTTCTATTATCAATTCTTACAACTACACCTTCTCTAACATGTGTCGCCCCTATTGGATCAGGCCCATCATAGTATTTTTCTACACGCTCCATAAGATCTTCTTTAGTAGTAAACAGGAATTTATCAAATTCAGGTACATGTTTAACTCCTAAACGATCACACCAATTCTTTACTTCTTCCCATGGAATCTCTGTAATAATCCCATCTTCATTGGTCATAGTCATTCTATAAACATAAATATCAGAAGTACCAGGAGTACACCCATAAGAGAACACTGTTTCATCACCGTAAAGCTTCTTAACTTCTTTATCTTTAATTTTAGTGTTGGAACAGGTTCCCATAATGGTCTGCTCTGTACCATCAACCCACCCTACGATTTCATAAAACACTTCCATTCCTTTTGGCAGTTTGTCAATAAAGTAGTCATGATATTTCTGTCTAAATTTATCATTCCCATAGTAACCGCCTTCAAATGTATTGAGTACAACTCTTCTTGTTCCAGTAACTATTTTCCATTCTTTGATAACAGGAGCCGGTCTACAAAAAAGTTTCTGTAGTAGAGTCTTTTTCTTAGTAGTTACTTCTATTGCATTTGCTGTTCGACCAGATGTGCCATGCATTTTCAAAGTAATGTAACAAGTATCTCCTGGTTTAAAGGCATTTAAGTTATATGCTAACTGTTCTGTATCAGCATGTTCTTTAAAATAAGGAAATTTATTTTTTAGATTTGGAGTTTTTACTTTCGGACCATTGTTAGATTTTTTATGATTTGATCTTGGAATATATTTTTTACAGATAACTGTCCCATCAAGTACAGTAATTTGATCTCCTAAAGATAATTTATTTATATCAGTCCATTTACTAAGAGATTCTACTGGTAAAACCAATCCTTCTGATTTTTCACCTCGCAGTCTCATAGCTTTAATGTTTCGTTTTACAGGATCAAGATATCCACCTGTAGTTGTTCCATCTTCATTTTTAATACGCAGTAAATTGTTTTCTTTTGCAAATTCTTCTCCTAGCTGACCATCAACCGGGAAAAATACAACTTTCTGCCCTTCGTAATAACTTAAATCAACAATAACCGTATTTCCAAAAATGGTACCAAGCTGGAGCCTATCAGCATTGCTGTGTTTACGAAGTTGCTTAAGCTCAGTAATGTAAGCACAATACATTAAGTATTGAATACCTCTTTCTCACTCATAATTCTCTTGCACAGATCAATTACATCTGTGTTGCCTCCTTTTATTTCATTATATATTTTAGTAACACCATAAAGTTTTTCTATATGAAATCCTTTGTTATATGTATCAGTAATTTTCTTTTTCATCTTTTTTCTAGTTATAAACACGTAGCTCCTCCTGTTATTTCTTCTAAAGTTCTAGGAGTATAATTCAGCAGCATTGCTCCGACATTATACATTTTACATGGTGTATTATATAGATTTTCCATTTCATACTTTGTTCTTTGCATCATATTATTTTCAAAACCTGTATGTACATGTCCATATAAATGGTACCAACCATAGTAATGATTCTTAAAACAAGGAATCGGATAATGACAAAGAATAATACTCTCTTTTGGATTAAGGTATAGTTCTTTATAATCAACTATTTCTACAAATAAATTCTGTAAATCTTTGTTTTTCAGAATCTTATTATCATGATTTCCTTTTATTAAATGAATCCTACCATTTAACTGGCTGTAATACTCCAATGTTTTAGTTGAACCATACCAACTAATATCTCCTAAAAGATAAACATCATCATCTAAGCCAACTACTGAATTCCAATTATTTTTAATAGTTTCATCGTTCTCTTCTATTGTCTTAAATGGTCTAGCATCGAATGCCAATGCATTTGTGTGACCAATATGTAAGTCTGAAATATAATAATTCATAAGCTACTCACCACAACACTAAGTATATCAATAACGCCAACAATTAGTAATATTATATAAAATCTTGTTCCATGTATCCCTATTGATGAGCAATAGGCTCCTAGAATACCCCAACATAGAATATTCAAAATTGATAAAAATGTTTTCATAGCTCACCTATCCAATCTTCATAAATATTATCTGCATGTGCTTCAATATCATCATGTAATGTCTCTTCTGGGTAATCAATAAGAGACTCCATAATATAAGAAGTTGTAATCATATCTAAAGCTTTCTCACCTGACAGTAGGTATTTTCTTTGTAATATATCTTTTAGACATTCAATATAATCTTTGGCGTTTTCTGTAAGCTCTGCCATTATGCGATCCTCACAATCTGTTCATATAGAACTATATCTTTTATTGTTATTGCTTTATTGTCGTGGTAATGCCCACACAACCAGCGCTTATAATCAACATTGCACCTTATTTCTTCCAGATAATTAGTTAACTTATCCGGCTTATATAATCCATGTGATAATAATGCTGCTGTAGAAGAAGCTGTACAATGTGTCAGGATAAAATCTACTTTATTATCATGTTCTGCCAGATTCTTTATACCCTCATCCATCTCTTCTTGACCGGGCATTTCTCGCTCCCACCACGAAATGTGATTGATTCGATACATTTTATCTGGATCATCCCTCCATTCTTTTACTCTTGGATCGTCAATCTCTAATACTCCATCTGAAATATCATGACTGGCAGCCCCGCCAAAAGTAAAAAATTTTAAATCGTCTATATCAAATACTTGTCCTCTCATAAGATGAATTACTGATGGCTTAATAAAATGTACCTTACCACCATGCCATTCTTCTACCGGATAAGCATCTAATATATCGTAACATTCATGATTTCCGTCAATAAAGAGTGTTGTGAAATGCTTCTCTTCAAGCCAATTCAGATACCATCTTTGTTGCGGTGAATCTCTCCATATCCCAAAATCTCCAAGAACAATTACATAGTCATCTTTAGTCATCTCTCTTTGTTCCGGGAACGAGTCCATATTTAATCTATGGATCCAATCCCCATGTGTATCACCTGTGATCCAAATTACTTCCACCACCTCCAACAATATGTAGCGATTGAAAATCCTACAAGAATCATGAAATATGCTATAGGTATCGCAAAGAACATTTTCATAATTGAAATTAGTAAAATACACAGGTTTAATTTTTTATCTGCAATCATGTTTAATATTGTTACTACTGGCAAAAGCATTAACTTCCAACCACTACATATAGCTCCAATTACTCCACATATAGCAGAAATCCATCCCATGGTTTGCTTAATCACTTAATTCCTCCTAAACTATCAATCCATTGTTTTACCTTGCCATTATCGTATGTTTTTGTAATCAATACGGCAGACACTGTTTGCCCTATTCTTCCATGATATTTACGATATGTACTTTCATCACTAAGTGAATATTCAGTTCCGTTATAATTTACCGTAATTTCATATTCAGCATAATCAGTTCGAAATTGCGGGACATGATTAACCATACCTGTAAAACGGGTTTCTTTAGGTTTATAATATTCATTTACAACTGTGACCTTCACGCTTTCCTCTTTTTTATCAATGCATTTAGCGCAACCAGTTAATGTTGAAATACTTATCAATAGAACTCCTAAAATACTTAATACTTTCTTTTTCATAAACTCTCTCCTACATTTGTAATTAAAGTCCAGTCCTTCTGACTTGTCCCATAGGGGTAAGAACTAAATGTTATAGTATTATCCTCAGTAGTTTCAGTTCTAGTCGTCTCCTCAATAAGATGGCCTTCTTTATCATATTTCTTAGTGGTCTCTGTAACCGTGGTTTTTACCATTGTGTCCTCCTTTATATTGACAAGCCGCCTCACCTAAAGTACAATACTATTGATCCCAGGTCTGTACCGGGTGAGGATCTTCTGAATGGGTAATGTGATATGGGATTGTATCACACATTATTTTTGAAGGAGGTGTTGCCTATGGCAGCAGATATCATAACTATACTTACTTGCTTTGGCCCTACATTACAATTCGTAGTTGTTAACGTTATCCTCACCTTACGCAGCCACCTCTTTATTACTGACGCAAAATCCCTTTATTCACTGTTTTTTCTGCTACCGTCAGTATTGGTATAACTACCACACCGTATATTTATACAGTACTGTAAAACAGCCGGCTCCTATTCCGTTATACGTTACCCTAAAAATTTTATAATTCAATACCTTCCATAACAGCCCTAGCTTCTAAGATAGCTAAATAGCTTGCCATAGCATCAATCTGAATATTATAAGTACTTCTTGGGCATGTCGGTTCGAAACTAAGAGTTCCATTGTCCCATTTAAAAAGCATAGACTGTAAACCTCTGAATCTAAGCATTAACTGGTAATATTCAGCTTTGAATCTCTCTTTATAATCTGGGCTAACCATCATTTCTGTTGTTTCTTTTAATGTTTTTACCATGTTATTTGTCTCCTTTATATTCTTTAATATTATTTACAAATGTCCAAGTGAAAAAGACTACCAGCATTAAACTAAGTAAATTTTTATAAGTAATAAGGTCTACCAATGATACTGCTATAAAAATAGCATCAAGAATGATAAAAAATATGTTAAGTTTCATTTAATTCATCTCTCACTCTCATAAGTATCTTCCCAAGCCTATTTTCTCCAACTCCATCTACAGTTCCCCAAATAGTATCTCCCCAAGTATTGCCCTCTTCCAGATGCTCGTTTCCTGTAGCAAGTAATTTTTCCTTAAGGTCTGGATTCTGAGTGAATTTAGCCAGTACAATTTCATACATTACTTTATCTTTCACTTCTTCCCAATCTGATCTCAAATCAATCTTTCTACCTGCTGCCTTTGCCTCTGATGGGCTAGCTTGAGAAAATAACTGGAATTTTAGTCTACGATTTTTTGTTTTCTGTGCTTGAAAAGCTGCTTCATTATTTGTATAGTCCCATCCGTTATAACTTACCGGTGCCATATAAAAGTTACTTAAAAAGTAATAATCTCCAGTAAAACTATTAATCATTTTTCTCCTTCCTAATAATCACTACAAGTTACTGTCAAACTTACAAATCCATCATTTTGCTCAAAAGATGTAATAAACTCATCTTTTACCAATTCTTCTACTATATCTCTGTCAGTTATTTTTGTTCCAATTAATTCAGGATCAGTCAAGTTGTATTCAGCTTCTACAGTGATCACTCTTTTTGTTGGTATCAAAATTTCTTTCTCACATGCATCATCAATTGGTTTATTTAATATCCTTTTTCCTTTTTGCGTAATATCACCTCCATATTTTATTTCATTGTTTAACCTCCTTAAGTGCAGGTGAGGAATTGAACCTCACCTTAACCTTTTGTTACTACACTTATTTTCTCTTCCCTACAAAGAATCCAACTAAGAAACAGGCTAATAAGCATACTACAAACACGCCTATATTTAACACTATCATTTTATTTGCCTTTCTTTGCTTTCAGTTCCTGCAGCTTTTTATCAATTTCATCATCTTTCATTTTCTTATCCAGACGCTGTTTCTGCACAGTAGTAGAACTTTCATAAGCGATCCTAGCTCCATCAGCAGCCTCTTTCTGCTTTTTAACTCCGTCACGCACTTTCTCTAACATCTTTTCCTCTTCACTAGAAGATACTCCCGGTGTTACATTAAAAGCTTTTGATGCCTGAGCAGTCTCCAAAGTTAAAACAGCACTTTCTTTTTCTGCTTTTAAATCATTAAGTTGCTGCTGTAATACTTCTACTTTTTCTTTCTGTACATCAGCATTTTCTTTCCATTCTTTTAATGTACTCTTAATAAAATCAATCTTATCATTCAGCTCCTGTTGTTCTTTTAAGTAGACTTTTGCCGCTTCGTCATCTCCTCGATCCACACAAGCATTTACATTTACATCTGCTTTCATGGCATCTTTCTTCAAATGGAACAAATCATCTTCATAATTAGAAATCTTACCAAGCATCTGCTGATATCTTACATTTTCCTGCTGAAGTTCATCTTCTTTCTTCTCAATAGCGGCATTATAATATGCTTTAGCTCCTTCAGGTGTAGACGCATCTTTCTGAATAGCTTCGTTTGCCGTGCCAGATGCTCTTATCCTTACTCTCTTTCCAATTTTACTATTAAAAAAGAAACAAAGTCCTACGAGTACTAAAATAACAATTATAATAATTGCTCCAGCTGTAATATTCATTAGTCTCTCCCCTCATCAATATCAAGCCCAAAGTTTTTAAACAGTTCTGTCATACCTCCTACATAACCGGAACCTAATGCCTGGAATTTGAATCCATCTCCGTAACGGTATAATTTACCCATTTCTACTGCATTCAATTTTTCAAAGTTTTCATTCTCAGACAGATCATATTCATACTTATCACCATCTGGATTGTCGTAATCACAAATTGTCATAACTGCATTGGAGACCATTCCAAAGTTCTGCATACGCTGTAATGCCCTAAAAATTGTTAAGCAGATAGTAAATTCTGTTTTATCTTTCGGGAATGTATCAGCATGTACAATAAAATATTCGTCATAATGCTTTCCATTAAAAATCATTCCCTGAGAATCATCACCAGTTTTATTGTCTCCTGAATAATCTACCCAAGGATATGCAGACCCATCTTCATAGGTTTTATAGTTTACTAAATCTTCTGGGTATACTACTTTGCGACTTGAATCTGTTAAAAATCCATTGATATCAAAGTCAATGTCTGCTTCACCAGCATAACGGTTCTGATCCCAATTGACCCCAATGAAGAAATTCTTAATACCTGTACCATCTTCTTTTACCATACTAATTTTCTGATTTTTGCTCATGTTGATTACTGCCATATTTCTTTATCTCCTTTTTATTTATTATTCAGCCAGTCTTTATACTGACGAAGAATCTCTGTATATAACTGTTCATCAGACATTTTATTCATGTCTTTTACTGCTGTAAAACCAGTGTTATCATGTTTTCTACCTTTCATATCATCAAGAGATTTTAAATAGTCAAAATCTTCATCTCCAATTCCTATAAACTGCACGAAGATGTTGTACTCTGAAAGCTCTTTAATAACTGCATTGGTGGCAAAAGTATCACTGTTCTCACCATCTGTAATAAAGATGATAAATGCTGGAATCTCACTTGGCTCGATATCTTTATAATATGTAACCATTTCTTTCAATACAGGAGCATAATTAGTACCACCCATATACATATGAGCTTTTTTCATAACATTTTTAACATAACTACTATAATTATCAGCGTTAGCAGCTTTTAAGCGCTCCGCTCCATTTGAGAACAACCAACTCTCAAGTTCTCCATTATCGTCAAATCTTAGAGCAATAGGCAACAAACGAGAAATGGTTTCCTGTACAGATCCATTATCATACAGCCAATCCATACTTCCTGAATAATCCATTGCAAGAGCTACTCTAGCCGTATGTTTTGTCATATCAATCTTGCTTCCCTTAGACATATCAATAAGTACTTTGCCAAGATTTTCACTGTGCTTAGACATATCAATTGTCTGTAACTTTTCTTCATATACAGGTTGCTGAGTTACAGCAGAAGATAACTCTACTGCTGCTTCCTCATCTTTTTTTCCGAATAGTTTTCCCAAAAATCCCATTTTAGTTACTTCCTTTCTTACAAATTGTTTTTCTAATCCAATCTACAGGCACAACCATAAATGCTGTCACAAGGACTACAATCCACTGTTTAACATCCATTGGAGTTGTCTGTACTAGATTTCCTACAAAGTTACACAAAACTACAGCCATTGTAAAAATACCTAATGCGATATACACAAATAATTTATTATTTTTAATTCCCTTGAAAAGATTCATACTATCTGTTCTAATAGTGAATCCATTAAATACTGCCATTAAACACAATAAAGCGAATCTCGCTGTCATAGCCGAAAGTTTTGTTGTAAACATATTCCCAACTGGACCAAATGTAATTACACCAAATAAAGCAATAAATACAATTGAACTTAATGCAATTCTCCCTTTCGCTCCACGGATAAATAATCCGGATCCTTTCATGATAGGCTCTTCATTCATATATTCTTCTTTTGGTGGTTCTCCGCCAAAGCTTAATGAGTTAAGTGAATCCATGATGATATTTACAATAAGGATCTGAACTGCTGCTAATAGAGCAGAGCCACCAGAAATAATTGGAAATACCATACTTAAGATCAACAACGAAATATTGATAGGCAGCTGGAATTCAAGGAACATCATAATGTTATGCATAAATGTTCTACCAAGTTCGACTGCCTTTACCACACTTGCAAAATTATTGTCTGTCAAAACAATATCTGCTGCTTCTTTTGCTACATCAGATCCGTCTTGCATTCCAAAGCCTACATCTGCTTTCTTTAGTGCAGGAGCATCGTTCACACCGTCACCGGTCATTGCCACAGACATTCCAATTTCTTGTGCTAATGTTACAAGGCGAAGCTTCGTATTCGGTGAGCATCTGGAAATTACTCTTAACTGTGGAATAATTTCTTTTACTTTTACATCTGACATTGCCTCAAACTCATCATTGGTAACTGCTAAGTCTCCAGGCTTATAAATGCCAGCTTCCATAGCAACAGCCTTAGCAGTCTCCATACAGTCACCAGTAATTTCAATTACCTGAATTCCAGCTTTATGAGCAATTTTTACTGCTTCTGGAACTTCATTCCTAACCGGGTCAACAACTCCAATGACTCCAAGGAGATTCATTTCATCGGGGAGACCATCATCAGTTTTATCTGAGATAGTCAATGCAATACATCTCATTGCCTTCTCTGTTAATCCCTTAATATGGCTCTTTAAAGCTTTTCTTTTTTCTTCTGTCAGCTCAGTTACAATGCCATCATTATCAAGATAAAATTTACACTTCTCAATTAATTTCTCTGGTGCGCCTTTATAAACAGTAAAATCATTTGCTCCATTATTTAAAGTAACTGCAGAGAATTTATTTTCACTACTAAATGGAACACGTTTCTTCATGATAGCTTTATTCTGTATTTTTTGTGCGTCTTCAGGAGAAAGCATATCAAGCACTGCTCGATCAATTGAATTGCCACCAGTGATATTCCCATTAGAATCAAACACTGCACTATTATTCATACAAATGTTTAAATCAATTAGCTCGTTGAGCGAACTTTCCTTATTAAAAATATCCTGACAGTTACCGTTAATCATAACTGTAGAAGTCATTTCACCTGTTGTGAGAGTTCCTGTCTTATCCGTACAAATTAAATTAACATACGCCAATTCAGGAATTTTACCAGTATTCTTCGCAAGAATATTGAATTTTTCCATTGTCGATACATTCTGTTTAGTTACAAGTTTTACAATGAGTGGCAGACCTTCCGGTACAGCCGCAACAATAATTGTCAATGCATTTGAGACATTCTGTGCTACCTTCTGAATACTTTCAAGAATACTTCCTGAGAAATACTGACTTAAGCTTCCAGCATTTAAGATACCTGTAATTGTCATAATTACAAATGCTAATACTGCCGCAATTGTTCCCCATTTTGAAATAAAATCACACAAATGATCCAGAGCAATATCAAGAGCTGTCTTAGGAGGCTCTAAAGTCTGCATTTTGACAAGAGTATCACCGTTAACTGTATTAACACCAACATCTGTAACAATCATTTTTCCTTCACCAGACATAATAACTGTTCCTGCAAAGAGAGAACACTGATCCGTATATGCAGCAGTAGATGTTGTTTTAACATGCTTATAATTAGCACTAGGAATTTTTCTACATTCTTTTGTCTCTCCATTGATAGCGGCGTTATTAACAGAAATTTCTCCATCAACAATAAATCCATCTGCAAAAATCTCTTGTCCAGTTCTCAATAGAACTAAATCACCTACTACCAGATCATCTTTATTAATTGTCTGTACGCTTCCATCTCGGACAACATCACAATATCTAACTGCCGTTTTTGCTCTTAGCTCTGCTGCAGATTTCTGTACGCCTAGACCTGTCTTAATAGCAATTCCAGTAACAATAGCTAAAACCACTATAATCATTACAGGTTCAGAAAGAGACATTACTCCCATAGCTCCTAAAACTAACTGGAATAAAGCAATTATTATTAGAATCATAGTAATTGGTTCAGTTAATGCTTCCTTAGCAAAATGATACCATTTTTTCAATTCAGGTTCCGGAAGCTTATTACTTCCATATGTAGTCCTACTAACCTCTACTTCGCTACTTTTTAATCCATTAAAATTCATTCTTAAATCTCTCCTAATACAATTCTTTCATTGACAGACATTACAAATTCTTCTATAGCTTTATAATTTGGTTTATCAGGCAATGAGGTATTCTTTGAATCATACTCAAGTCTTTTCTCTAACTCGTTTACCATTTCAAAAAATTCTGGGATAGGCTGACTGTTTGCATCCAAATATTCTCCATTACGTAGAGCCATAAGAAGCTCATGATCATCTTCTCTATATGTAATAATTTTGCCTTTTTCAAGAATATCAAAACACATAAGATACAATCTCACTAAATGGCACATATGCTTTCCTAACTTATTATGTTCTATGGCATGCTTATTTCTCTTCCCAATTTTGGAATAATCCCTAACAATGTTTTTCATTTCGGCCCACATCCCCTGATAATCATTCAAAGGGTAATGCTTCAACTGGATATCCATAAATACTTCTGTTTCATAATCTTCCTGAATACCTTTATCTACATAAAGCTTTATTGCATCTTCTGGAAAATTGAAATACTTTTCAGGGAAAGTATAAAAAGCATTCATAATACTATTAAGAACATGCTGCATTCTTTCTTCTTGTCCCAATTTCCTGGCAGATTTATTATCGAGCCTTCTTAGCTGGCTTGTAGCATAGCCTCCAAAAGAATAGATCGCTTTCTTAGATAAAAACATTTCAGCATTATCAAGAAGTTCTTGACCAATTGGATGAATATAAAGATAATGTTCTGGCTTCAATCCTATCAGCTCAATTGTGTTTGGGTTGCAGTTTGACAATAGAGTTATCAATTTATTAAAAGAATAGATTGTTGTATCTGTTGTTTCTTCCGTTACCTGATCAAAATTATGTATAGGAATCAGGATTTCTTCTCTTTTATTTAAAGCACAACCCCTAATATCCAGATCGGAGTTTTCTGTATCTGTACCATAAGCATGAGACCCACCTAAGCCTAATAGAATTATGTTACTCCCCAGGTGCTCATTCACTCTTAAGAAATCATAGTGTTTACTTTTCAATAACTTTTTGATTTTCTCTATTTTCATCAATTTCTCCTGTTGAATAATAATAATTTACTATATCGTCTAAGTTCCTTATCTCTTTTTCTAACTCTGCACACTTTTTCTTGCTATCACATGCCCATAACTGTTTTCGTAGCTTCGTTGCAACCTCAGATACCTTTTCTGCTTCTTCTGTTTTATCAATGGTTTCTATGACATCAACTTCAATTGGTTCTCCGCAAAATGGACAGAATTTAAGAGGGTAATAATAGTCTTCAGGCCATGTATCTTCCCAGTCTTGGACTTCTTCGCTTATGTAAAAGAAAATTCCAAAAGTTTCATCAGTTTTATAGTCACAACCATGGCATTCTATAGTTTCACAAGTTCTACATAAGTAGTTATCAGGATATTCATTAGAAATAACTATCCTAGGATTCTCTTCCAATGCTTTGCAACAGAATTTAGGTTTATAATATTTATAAGATGTGCTCCTATCTACAATTATTTGCTTTGCTTTTATTTCCATGTTTACACCTCAGATAATCTGTAAGTTTTCATCACCAATAAGCCATGCAGAATCTAAAATAAAATTTTCATATGGATCACCACCGTCATTCCAGAACTCATCCGATCCAACTTCCCAATCGCCCAATGTTCCAGCATTAAAGTTACCGTATAAATAATCTGCCACATATTCTAAAAACGCATCTGCAGCCTTATCATAATCTCCTTTTCTTATTGACTCTTCTACATCCGGCTCAAGATCAATCCATTTATGCTGTTCAATCAAAAAAGATTTAGCGTTGTCTCTTACTTTCAGCAGTGAGTTTTTAATGTCTGTCAATGTTGCATCTTTCTTTTTTGCAATAATATAACTTGAAGACGAACTATTAGTAACAAATCCTCTTCTTATTTTCATTAACCATCTCTCCCTTCTCCTTCAGCAACTTCTATATCAGCAAATCCATTTACTTCCGTAATAGCATCTATTGCTTCACTCATAGAGTAATCATAATCATATACAGCATCACCCCATTCATCATAATAAGCATCGTTACTGTCCTTAATTACAATATATTCTCCATCAGGGTGCTTTTCTAAAATATCATCAACCCCATAAATGACCGCTCCGCACCAACTAGCACCAAGCTCACCAGACCAGTTTTTTTCATCATTTACACCAGTAACATCTAATACATCAAGATTGAACTGATCAATTATCTTCTGAGCTTTTTCTTTGTCAGCAATCCTTGCAAAGCAAATAATGAAACTGCTAGAGCTTGAATTAGTAACAAATCCTTTCCGTATTTTCATGAGCCCTCCTTTCTAGTGGCTCTCGCCACTAGATTTCTTATTCCACTTAGGTTTATCAGTTTTCATTTTATTTACATGTTTAGAAAAAGCAAGTGACTTCTTAGACTGCTTCATCCCATGTTTAACCATTCTAGTATGTTTCTTTCCGTTTTTATCTACTTTTGTCTCATACTCTTTGTTCCAGGAATTCTTTGATCTCATATTACATGTCCTCCATTGAATAAATTACTTTTTCTAAGCTTCTTTTTGATTTGAAACACTTCTTAAGCAAACACCACATAATGGCTTTTTCAGTATCATCTTCGTCTTCCCAATTATTTAAGACTACAGAAGTCTGTGTTCCATCTTTGAACCCTACAGTAGTTCTAATTTTCCCTGTAGCAATATCTTTTGTTCTTCCTACAAATGAAATATCATCTTTAGACAATGTTTTATAAACACGTTTATCAAAATCATCTTTAGGTATAATGTATACATCAACGCCTAAAGCCTCTTTAATTTGACTCTCACAGCTCCTAAACTCTTTATCGAGTGCATGCTTATGATTAATAGTTTCTTGGGCCTTCTCTAAAGCTACAGCAATATCTTCTGGTGAGCAACAATATGTCATATTATTATCCTCCTTGTAATTGAAATACGGCATTGGTTCCAATTTAAACTTATTTTTTGTATGTAAACGATCAATCCGTCTTTTAATTTCCGGATCTTTGCAAATACCTGTACGAATATATCTATCTAATACTGCATAGGTAAATCCGAAGTTATCTTCATCTGATTTACCACATAACCCATCTGATGGTGTTTTCTCTACATATTTTATAGGTAGTCCTAAGTAATAACCGATTCTTTTTACTTCACTCTTTGTGAACTGAGCCAACGGTGAAAAGTCTCCTGCTGCGTCACCATATCTAGTGGAGTATCCGATGTAATCCTCACTAAGGTTACATGTATTAACCACTCTTCCATTGTGTGACTGTGATACCCCGTATAGAGTGGCCATTCTTAGTCTAGGAGCGAGATTAATTAATGTCTGATCTGTTACATTAAATGCAAGATCCATCTGATCAATGATATTATCATAAGCTGATCCAACATTAATGGTAAGATAATCAATGCCTAGTACATATTGGCAAATATCATAAGCCACATCAATATCATCCTGTTCACGATTTGGCATAATTACTCCAAGAACTTTGTCAGCTCCAATAGCTTCTACACATAACTCAGCAGCCACTAAAGAATCAACACCACCGGAGATACCTACTATAAAATTACATCCTGGGCCGTTCTCTTCTCTCCAATCTCTAATCCACTGAATACAATCATTTGTTACTTTTTCTACATTAAACATTCTGCTCCTCCAATTTCCACAGTTCTACTTTAAAACTACTTAATTCTTCTTCTATAATCTTATAAACCACTTCCCAGTCTGCTCCTCCTCTTCCGCAGCCTATTTTGTATGGGAGTGCAATGGTTGTCTTGTGAGGCCTGCTATCAGCATCAAACCAATAAACAGGTATTTGTTGTCGAATAAAATTTAATCCTTCTCGAAAAGCTTTAACATCAGTATATTGTTTCCCATCATATCCGTATTTATCTTGTGCAAATAAGGATAATATTCCTTGATTTTTCCTTCTGATAAAGTACTCGTCATATGTTCCAAGAAGTAATTCTGGATTAAACCCACGTAATTTACAGACGTTTCTATAATGTATATAAATACCTTCGTCATAATCTCTTAATGCTTTAGCAACTCCAGTATTCATTTCTCCTTGGCAATTAACTTGATGAATTATATAATCGGTCTGTGCATCTACAATGTTACCTTCAATAATTTTAATCATAAATCTTTTCCTATAAATCCTGAAATGTGAACTTCTCGCCACAGGAGCAAATCACTTCTCCAATAGTTCCGATTGATGTTGGTGTAAAGCGCCATGTAAGAGAGCCGCCTATGCAACCATGCCCCATTGCTCTCTGTTTAGAAGTTTTCAGACCATGTTTTTCTGCATCATGTTTTAATTCCCACTCTCTGATTTTCTCTTGTTCTTTTTCTGAAATTGGAAATCCTCTATACAGATCCTCTTTCGCTTTTTTCAGTTCTGCTTCCATTCTCTGCATTTCAGAATCTTTATAATGCTCATCTTTGAGTTTCTTGTTTTCTTCTTCCAGATACTCAATACGTCTCTCTTTGTCAACTGTCTTGTCAATAATTCCTTGACAAAGATCTGAGATTGATGCGTTAAAAAAATTCATTTAATTCCCTCCATTTAGTCTATTCCTGATCTTTTTGAATGTTTCTACATAACACATTTCACCATCTTTAAATACAGTTTTTAATGCCCCATCATAAACAAAGCTGTCATATCCATCTCTGCACCTTAATTCTCCATTTTCATCGTAATATACATGACAACATCCTTTATGAGATTTCTTTAAATGGCTTACATCTGTCTTTGGATCTTTGTAAATCATAATCGGTTGTCCGTTAACTTCTCCAAATGTAGCTTTCATAGCAATGCCGAACATATCTCTGGTTACAACGACCATACGTCCATCAGGTTCTACAACTGCCGAGAAACAAAAAGCCCCAACTCCAAATACAATGTTGTTTGCAGCGAATCCTTTCTTCTCAAGTTCTTCCCATACCTTTTTTACATTGTTAAGAGTACAGCCATCACCATAGATAATTCCAATATGAGGGTCCAGTACTTTGTAACCTTTGCTATTTACTGATCCTTCAAATGTATTCCAGAGTTTTTCGATAGTCTTAACTGAAATCTCTACCATATCACCAGAATCCGGACGAACCAAGAGCTTACCATTGTGCTGCATAATTTCTTTTTTGCAAGCTGGAAGAATATTGTCAATCATGTTCCAGTAATCATATGTATCAGATACCATGCTGAAAGATGCATTCGGATATAATTCTGTAAGTAGTCTTTTCACAAATGTAATTTCGTCTCCGTCCACAGCATAATTTGAAGCCATGACCGCATGTTCGGTAGAAATCGCACCAATTCCAATATGACTCACGCTACAGTCATTGAAATAATATTTGTCCAAATAATCAATTGCCGGGATCGTACTTGTCTTATCAAAGGATAATAGCCAAGCAACGGAGCATCTCTCTGCTTCTTCCATACAGGACATTCCACGCATTCCAAAGTCTGAGCAGGCCATTTCAGGTCTTAAAATGTCGTCGCAGGTCTTTTTATAGTAGAAATTTGCCAGTTCTCTGTACATATGTCCAATTGTTGCATGAGCACACGGCTTCCAAAGCTCAACCTGCAGAATACACTCAATCCACTGCACAACCCATGCAAAATCTGGATGTGTATTCGTGATTTCAATGCATGGCACTCCCATAGGCACTAATGTACCTTCCGGTAATGCACGGATCTGAATCGGAAGATACCCTAATTCGTGAAGTTTAAGGATTGGAGAAATATCGTAATTTCCTTCTCCTAACTGAATGTCCATACTAATTGTATAAAGTTCTTGAACTTCATCAGTGCTTAATTTAAAGAAATCTCTTTTAAAATATGTAATAAGATATTCTTTAATAAAAGCCTGCAGTCCGAAGAAAACCATATGATCCTGCTCCTTTAACATTGATCTTCTCGGAGTCCAATAAGAGACTAACTTCGTCAATCCTCTCGGAAACATATTGTGGTGTACTTGTTTGTAAGTATCGCTTAACAGAATTGCTAAGGTATCCATTATTTTTTATCCTCCTCTTTGTCGTTTACAACTTTATCAATCTGATCAGTAATGTAATCAATAACATCCTTGCCGGTTTTCCCAATTGCTTGAACATTGTCCGATGTAAGTTCATTTGCAACCATCATTGTATAAACGGTTTCGGTAGTTGGTGTAAGAACTGTTAAAATTACAGAAATAATCCCAATTGAAATAAATAACTTGAATCCATTCTTTGTTAAATCATCAAATCCTATCAAACATATTGCAAATGCAGCTACTGCAACAATCAGAAATAAAGTCCCCACTGCATCTGCTTTACTTGCAAAATAAATCGTCCAAGGACTAATCATCGGCTTCATTATTTTTCATTCTCCTCTGTATCATCATTCTTATTGTCGTTTACAATTTTATCAATCTGGTCTGTGATATAATCAACTACATTTTTACCAGTTTTGCCAATTGTTTGAATATTATCTGGTGTGATTTCATTTACAACTGCCATCGTATATATTGTTTCTGTATTAGGTGTCATGATTGTAATGATAGTCATTACAACACATCCGATAATTGATTTGCTAATAGTTTTTCTAAACTTAAATGGTTCGCTATATTCGGCTAATCCGGCAAAGAAAGCACCTATAGCAATAGATCCGCATATTCCTGCGATCACTCCAAGAAATGTCACTAGATTATCTGCTCTACTAGCGAAATAAATCAACCACGGGCTAATAATCGGTTTCATATTTTTATCTCCCTTATAACTTTCCTATTAAACAACTCCAAGTAAAAGCAATTTGAAACATATGAGTTATCTGATCTTGAATTAAATTAATTTTCTTTTTATTGGCTTTCATATCATCTACTAACATATGTATCAATAAATTCATAACCAATAATAAAGGATTCCATTTACCGCCAATAATCATAAGCGCAATTGTTGGTGGTAACATAATCATAAATGACCAACTAAAGCTATGCATAAATAACGCTGCTAGGTAATCATATTTATATAATTTCTCTGGTACGTTCTTTTCCCACCATGATTTTTGTTTTGCAGATGCCAACCATCCTTGTAAATAATAATCGTCTACAATGTGGCAAAAAATCATTGTAAATAAGATAAATATTTTATATCCAATATTCATATTTCACCTTCATAAAATCGAGAATTTATCGGATTAAACTACATCATCTATTTCCAGGTCTGTTATTTCGATAGCAATTTTAATAGTTGGCTTGTCTATTGCTTCACTGTTTGTTATTCTACTATACGATACAGTAATAAGATCTGATTCAGTATTAAATCTTTCAGCTACAACACTTACGATATCTTTCTCATTTAATTCGTAAATTGTTTTCATTTTTTATGCTCTCCTTTTATAATCATATCTCCAAGCTACAATATCTATATCGCTGCGTCATTCGTCACATGAATTAGGTTCTTCTATAAATAACATAACTTTACTCATTATTATCTTCTCCTGTAATTTCTCTTAAACAATTATTCCAACCAATCTTGTAGCTAGGCATTTTTCCATTGCTTTGAAAATACTCTCTTCCGTACACTCCTGTTAATTTCATTTTATCCGGCAATGGCTTCAAAGGACATCCTTTCATTAACTCATCCCACGAATCACCAGCATTGAAATTTGCATTAGCATCTTGTACTGTGCATTCATCTGCATCGTTTAATAGCGGACAACGTATACATTTCTCTGGCGTATCAATCACTAATACTGATTTACTCATTTTCTTCTCTTACCTCTTTTCTACAAGAATGCTGCGTGTGTACAGGATTGATTCATCTAAACCTCTCAACCAGTTCAATCTTAGGACTTTCCAGATTTGTCAAAATCGTATCTGTCGTATAAATCTTCTCAATCAGTCCATTGTTTTTCAGAAGCTCTCCATCATAAACAGTGTTTTCACAATGAGTTATATAAAGATAAATCTTACCTACACCGGCCTCTTTCAGCTTTTTAGCACTGTGATAAAAAGTTCCGCCTTTACTACAAATATCATCTACAATAAGGATATCTTTACCTGGTAATTGATCAATTTCACCTGATAAATTTAAGCCTTTAATCTCTCCAGTTTCCCAATCTCTATTCTTAATACCAAAAGTATATGGAAGATGTACTGCTGAAGAATATCTTTTCATAGCTCCAGCATCCGGATAAAACATCATAAGATTATTACTTGCAATCTTCTTAACAGTATCCTCAATCATTCGATTCGGGGATCCTACATGTACTTTATTAAATAATGCAGCAGATACATCAGAATGCGGATCTAAAACTTCTACTCTTCCAAAATGTAATGAATTGATAGTCTGAGCAAAATATTTTAAAGTAAATAATTCGTTCTCATACTTAACTCGATCCATACGAGCATCTGGGATATAAGGCATATATAAATTAGGCACTACTCTATGATCCCAACAATATCTAGTAATATATTCAACTGCTGTTAATTCTTCCATTGATTCAAAGAACCATTCAATATTATCTCTACACCATCCTCCGATGGGAGGAATATTCTTAAATAAAAATGTTCCATCCGGATATTTATCAAGTTTGATTTCTACACCGTTTAATTTAATCATTCCAAATCTCCTTATAATCTATTTCTTTTTGTTGCACTATATTATTTCTTGTAAAAACAATCTCAAAATCTGAAATCTGTTTCGTTCCAACAAGCTGAAATTCATAAACTTTATATCCAAGTTCCTTCAGTTCAAGAACATCAGTAAGGCTGAACCAGTGTTTTAATGTTTCCTTTGATGGTGCTGCTGAGAACCACTGTTTTCCACCTTCTCTGTACAATTCACTATCTTCCATCGGTAAGCTTCTACTTAATCCTTCTGAGAGCTGGTCAAATACAGGATTCCATGTTCCATCAAAATTCCGCCACAGTCCATGTTTTTCAACTTGGTCTTCTACTCTATACCCAAAAATCATTTTTTCTCCTACTACATTAATCCGCATCAAATCTTTGTGTTACTTTAACTTGATTAAATTAATCCACCTTATCCTTTACTTATGCTCAATATCACAGGTAGTTATTACAGACGGATTATTCAAATGATTACCATTGCAGAAATTATTAATAAAATCCACCTGTCTTTGAAAGTAATCAATAGATTCACATAATGAAGTTTTCGCTTCGCTTAATAATCCTGCGACAATTGTACTAATCTTAAACAGTTCATTTTCTTCATCATCATATTCAATACCATCTGCATGATTAAATGGACAAATCATCCCCTCATTTCTACATATAATAAAATCACCATTCTTTTTATAGATTGAACAAACTAAAATATCATCGTCATAATGTCCATCAAATTCCAAAATCTGCAATGTTTCCACATCATTTTTTGTAACGATTTTTGTTGTGATTGTTTCATCACAATCATTATCATATAAATAATTCTGAATATCCTCTAATGTAATTTCTTCTAATTTCTTCATTTCCACAGTATTTTCTCCTACCATCTTATTTCTCTCCTATCACATTAATCTGGCAACTTTTCATCACTTCTAAAGCTGCTTTATGCTTCTCCGGTGAAGTCCCGGCACAGCATGACGCATCAACTGTAATTTCTATATCCGGATAATGTGTTTTTAATACTAATGCATTAGTTACTACACAGATATCTGTGCATACACCAATAATTTCAACATCATAACAACATATCCAATGGCTTATATTCCATCTATATCCAAAAGTATTTTTAGGATAAATCTTTTCCATTGTTGAAAGTTCAACATTTAATTCTGGAATAATTTCATAGCCAGAAGTTCCTACAATACAATGTGACACTGGAAGTTTTTTGCCTTCTGGTGTTTCCAAATAATCATCGTAATGAGTATCAGTTGTAAAAATAATCACATCATCTCTTGATCTATATTCTTCCACTTTTTTCACTATATTCGGTACAACTGCCTGAGCTTCCGGTGTACCTAGCGAACCTGTCACAAAATCATTCTGAACATCAATAACAATCAAAATTTTCTTTTTATTTTCCACAAGTACTACCTCCAACAGTCATTCTCCCGAATGGATATTCTACAACTCTATAGCTACAAAGAATCTCCATTTCTTTAACAACGTCTCCTTTACACATCTCTAATAAGACACCAATCTCTTCTGCTACTTTTTTAATTTCAACTTTTTTCTCTTCTGCTGAACTTAAGGTAATAGTTCTCATTCCTCTAGTATAATCAGAAGTCATATCATAAATATTATTTGGTATTTCAACTTTAAACCCGGCATCTTTTAGATCATTCATGTGTAAAATTAAATCATGAGTATATTCATCTTCTGCAAGCAATTCCATTAATTTAATTTCAGCTTCCTTATCAATCTTTTCAATACTTCTTTTCTCCCAAAGTTCTATAATTGACATATCATTTTCCTTTCTTGTAAAATTATTTAGCTCATTTTCTTTAAAATAAAAATCTCCTTCTTCTGATTCTTCATTGTAATAACTAGAGATATGTATTCTTATATTGTTAGAATAAACTGTTTTTACAACGCCTGTAGCACCTGCAATATCATATTGTTTATATTTTTTAGGCACTATTATTACTTGTACTATATCTCCTACTTGAAACATTTTTTACTCCTTTCTATTTATTAATCCACCCAGAGAGACTCGAACTCTCACGCTATTAAGCATTAGAACCTAAATCTAACGTGTCTGCCAATTCCACCATGGGTGGGTACAACTGGCAGTTCAACTGCCAATTGTTAATAATGAAAGCGACTATTATATTTACTTATTCACTACTTACCAGCCTTGTACAAACTAAGAGCCAAGTATAATCATGCTCATAAACTTTTACCAAGGATTTGATAAATCTTTATTCTTTATGCTTTATTCTTTAATCTTTAAACTGGGATAAACTTTGAATTTTGAATTTTAAGATTTGAGTTTTAATCTTTGAACTTTACAGTACTATGGCTATCTGCCTCATCCAATAATATAATATATTAAGCTTACAGGTCCTATACGACCACGTAATCCTAATCCATTTTGTATTTTATACTATTATCTACTGTATAAGTAATGCTGTGGTTTCTTTATTGTTTTATATATGTCTAACCCAGCTAAAAAGACATATAGATTATAGTTTAAAGTTTTCGATAAGCAGTGAATATATCTTAGTATGTAATTTCTATTTCTGTCAGAGAATTACTTACTGAAAGTGCCGCATCTACTTCAGCAGTGAACTCTGCAATTTCTGTTTCTAAATCCTCCATTTCTTTAAGAACACCAATTGGATCAACAAGTTCCATTGTCTGAGCTTCTATATAGGCTTCTCTAGTTTTTGTAAACTCTTCAGTAGAGGTTTTACCTTCTTTGCTACCATAGAGCCCTACAACATAATTTTCAGCTTTATCTTCCAATTTACCATTCTCAGTTATGATCTGAGCCATAGCAGCATCATACTGTTTTTTAATTTTCTGTTTTAAAAGTTTCTTGAAGTCCATTCCATGATTTTTCATTTCAATAGCTTCAGCTACTGTATACTCTTTATCAGCAACAGTGACTTTAGTTACTGCATTTGAAAGAACTACAGCTCTTTTAATAGCTTCTCTTCTCTTGATTAAATCAGTTGCTTTATCATAAGAAGATTTCATAACCCCTGTGTAAACTTTGATATCTACACCTTTGACTTTTGTGTTAGAATGCTTATTTGAAATACAAGCTTCTACACTGTTAATTGCTTTTACAATACGATCATCTAAGATCTTCAGTTCCGCTAATGCTTTGTGTACATTCATTTTTTCTGTTGTCATGATAAATACCTCCTGAATTTTAAACTTTAATTTAATTGCCTGTGATAAGAGTGGACTCGAACCACCGACCTCACTTTTGTAGTGCGCTCTTTCTCCCAACTGAGCTACTTATCACTTTTCATGCATGACCTGTCGTGCTGCAGTCACAACAGGATTATGTGTTCTTTGATCAGCTCAATTCCCTACATTTTCTCTAAAGCTGAATGTTTGTCTCATTACAAAACATCTCAAAAACTATCTGTCTTTCCAGCGCCATCTGATTCTCACTACCAAATCAGCAACGGCTCTTTACTATTGAAAATTAGAGCTCTCAAAAGTCACTCCTTCGTCAGGAGAAATGGAAACTCTGGGACTCGAACCCAGGACCGACCGGTTATGAGCCGGTTGCTCTAACCAACTGAGCTAAGTTTCCATAGTGGGTGAACTTTGAAAACACCCACATATAAAAACGTAACAACTATAATGATTGATTTGTAATCATGTCAGCTACACGAACAGTCGTCACCATTCCGTTGCCCCATCACTCACCTCTGCCTCGCTGACTCAATTACTTTTTTGCTTCATAACTAATCTACACATCTGCTTAACCAGATCATCCTCCAACTTCCCACTTACAACCTCATTAGCACAAAGCACATCTATATAAATGTTTTGTACATCCAAACCATTGCTACCAATGCACTGTGTTCCCTTTCTCGAACAGGTTCCAGTTATTAAACCATCCAAATTTTCACTTAAGTTTTATCTATGTTCGCCATGAACATAAGTAGGTATACCTTAGTTCTATTGGTTACCTCTTTGGCCTTCAGAGCTAACTTAGAACTACGGGGTAGATGGGATTCGAACCCATGAATGCAGCAGTCAAAGTGCTGTGCCTTACCGCTTGGCCACTACCCTCTATAGATACCTATGAAGGTATCTATATATAGATTATTTACACTGTATAATGCAATTCTCTACTTTTTGTTCTTACAAAAGTCATATATGCTGGTTTCATTTCTTTGATGATCTTTTCATCTTCTTCATCATTGTAGTAATTATCATTTTCTAATTTAATATCATTTCCAGATACATAAATGATGCCTTTCTTATGATCAAACTCACAATCAAGAACCTTACAAGAAGCATCTACATAAGTTCCTTTAAAGCAGAATTCCGGTTCAATCCTTGCACTCTTATCAAAGAAATCAATGGTCAATTTTGTGGTTGCCTCAGAACCATCTTCAAGATGTAGAGTGACTTCATATATAATACTGTTTAAATTAATAATATTTAGATCTTTGATTGCTATCTCAAAAGGCTCCCCAAAATTCAACTCGAATGCGATTGCTCTTAAACAATCATAGTTTAAATCTACTTTGTGAGCAAAAGAAATTACTTTTTCAATTTCGCTGTAATACTGTTTATCCAACTTGTCTTCTAAGTATTCTGTAATTTCAACATCTGACGGATACTCAAATCTAAAATGATAGTGAAATCTTCCAGGTCTGTTTACTAAATAACTATTTAACGAGTTGAGGTCATTACAAGTAATCACAAACATTTTCTTCCCTTGAGACAATCCATCAAACAATGTAAGCATTTCTGTTTGAGGATCTGCCATGCCATCAGCAGCTTTAATACTACCAAATGTTTTATCAAATTCATCGAACAACACCATTACTTCCTGTTCAATTTCTTCAATAAAGCTTGCAATTCCAGGAATATACGTGTCTACAATGATAACTGGTAAACCAACTTTTGTTGCTTCCACAGCCAATGTCTTTGCAAACAATGATTTACCGATTCCTTTATTGCCTGACAGGATAACGCCAAGGTTCTTTTCTGCTTTTGGAAAAGCCTTAAGAACTTTTTCAACCTTACTCATATGTACTCCGTAGGTTTTTTCTTTGATTTCTATGTCTGCATATTTTTCTAAAAAGAAACCAGAATTCTTTTGAAACCTCACGACATAATTCTGAGCCGGAAGCTTGTCGAAAGTTTCTAATGAATCGTCGTAAGTTCTAAATGTGTTTCCTACCTTAATAATTCTCATTTTTTATTCTCCTGTTTTATATCATTGTTTATATCGAAAATCAATGCCCTTTAACATCTGCTTCATGTAATAACATCACATCTGAAAACATCTGTTTTCCAATTAAATACTTATCTTTATTCTTTGCCTTGTTTGATTGCGATCATGATAAATAGGGATGCATATGATAATAAATCAAATTTGCTGTATAAAAAGCATCATATATATCTTTTCCTGTAACCACACCGGAAAAATCAAAACATGTTAAATACTCATAAGCTCCAACACAATGATGCTGATAGTAATGACAATAGCTATCTTCTTCACCTTTTCTATTAATTCTTGATTTAGTGAAAAGCTTTCCAATATCATGGAGACTGGCTGCCACCCATAAATTTTCTTCTCTAGGCACTCCTTCTGAAACCTTTTTCAAATGTTCATAAAGAGTCAAAGAGTGATGCGGATTCTCTTGATCAAAGTCACGAGCCATATCTATTAATTCTTTTATATCTTTATGATCATCTTGTACAACTCTAATTTCATTGAACCCTTCATGGTACATTGGTGGAGAAAATACTTTCCTCATTCTGGTAATCACTTCGTCTGGAACTGAATTTTCCCTTTTTGAGTTGTCCTTTAAACATTTTTCATACGTCTTCAAAAACATAACACACGTTTTATAAACATGTTTAGGAACTGTTTTTAAAAAATGCACTCTTCTTTTCTTTACCAAATTAGTAGCATCATAAATAACCGAATGCATTTTCAAATCTTCCAGTATTCTACGATGCAGTTCTTCAAATACTTTACTGTTGTCTGCGTCATCATAATTATCTCCATACATTTCTTCTCTGAGTTTATCAGAAGAGTGCACTATATAATCAGGATGAGTTTCTGAATACTCTTTAGCCCATGTACTTTTACCAGAAGCAGGTAAACCTACCAGCATAATTAATTCATTCATTATGTAATCTCCTCTATTTCTTTGCAAATCTTCTCTGCTATTTCTTTAGATATGTACTTCTGATTAAAGAATTCTTGTCCAATATCTGATCTAATTTGATATTTTTGATTATCTGGATTAGGTCTCCCTTCTCCATTTACAATTTGAGGCAACGAAGCAGTCTGAAGATAATCTATATAGTATAAATCCTCTTTTATGCTTCTTCGTTTCTCTCTAATCACTTTCCTAATTTTATATGCCCAATATCCAGAAGTAACATTCAGTTTATTGAATTCTATATAGTGATCAAGATCCTGAGATATAAGCTCCAGTTCCTTTAGCTGTTTTTCTAAAGGTTTTCTATTACCTAATATTTCTTTAATAGGCAATATGCTGTCATCTATTTTCTTTTTATAATCACCAATCTCTACAAGAGATTTATTCTGCTGTACAAAACCAACTCTCTCATCAACTGATGTTACTTTCCAAGGGGCGTATATGCTTAAATTTTTAGGAATTGTTGATATCCTGTTTAAAGCTTTCGGTACATTGTCAAACTTCTGAGCAGATTTTAAATCCACCACATGAGGAGGACTTCCATGTTTAAATACCAAATAATTTCCAGGATATTTTTCACTTTCTAAAACATATCTCATTTTCCTCTTCCTTTTGTGATATATGTATTATAACATACTTCGTATTCTGTGTCAACAAGTTTTTTACAAACTTGTTTATCGGTTGAAACTGTTCTCCTTTCTCTTAACTTGCTCTAAGTATACCATAGTCATTTCACCTTGTCAACACTTTTTTACAAACTTGTTTATAAATTCTTTTTCTGAAATAATCGGGATACCAAGCTGCATAGCTTTCACATTCTTGCTACTCTTTGACAATGTATCATTATTAATAAGGTAGTTAGTTTTTTTAGTTACTGATCCTGTGACTTTACCTCCAAGAGACTCTATTTTCTCTACTAGAGCTGCTCTATTGGCAAACTCGGTGAGTGTCCCAGTAATACAGAATATTGCCCCATTCAAAACATCTTTTACCGTCTCCTGAGAAATTTCTTCAAACTGGAATTCCGCAGCAAGCTCAGTTATGTATCTTTGATTTTCTTCAAAATAATTTTTCAAAGAAGAAGCTTTCGCAAAACCAAAGTCTTCCAAACATGTAAAATCATACTGAGAATCCATATCTTTAATAAAGCTATCAAAAGCTGTTTTTAACCCTTTTTCTCTTGCTCTCTTCTCTTCAACAATGTTTAGCTGCTTACTAACACTTCGACCGATTAAAGGTATGGACAGCCCATAAAGGAATTTAGGCAGAGTTGTCTTGCGGCATTTTTCTATTGATTCCAGGATTTTATCAACTTTTTTTGCTCCTAACCCTTGTAATGTCACTAACATTCCCCGGCAGTCTTTTAGATAAAATAAGTCTAAAGGCCCTTTAATAAATTCTTTCTCTATTAATAGACTCAGAGTAGATTTAGAAAGCCCTGTAATATCATGTGCTTCTTTGCTTACAAAAGTACATAATTCACCAAGAAGTTTCCCTTTACATTCAAGGTTCATGCACTGAAGCTCTTCTGTCTCATTTTCACCTGTAATTTTTACATGACCACCACAAATAGGGCACTTGTCAGGCACAGTAAACAATTTATCACTGTTTCTGGTCAGATTCTCTGCAATCTGCGGAATGATCATATTTGCTTTATATACAGTGATCGTATCTCCTACTGACAGTTCATAACTTTTGAAAATACTCACATTATGTAAACTAGCTCTTTCAACAATAGTATCATCTATTTCAACCGGATCAAAAACTGCCACAGGTGTTAACTGTCCAGTCTTTCCCATGCTCCATTCCACATCTCTAATTACTGTTTCAAACTTATCATCTGCAAATTTATATGCCAATTGTGATCGAACATGATGTGATGTGTTCCCTAAGCTTTCACTATAATCAATGTCATCATATGAAAATACGATTCCATCAATAGGAACATCTTTTTCTCTTGCGGTTTCTCTAAGTCTTTTAATATTCTCTTCAATATTATCAACTTTCACCCAAGGGACCACTTCAAATCCCAGCAGATCTAATATCTGTAATCTTTTCATGAAACTATTTCCATCTATTCCACGAACGGCCTTCCAAGCAACGAACTTGATTTTTCTTTCTTTTGTGACGGAGTTATCAAGCTGTCTAACAGAGCCAGCAGTTAAATTTCTGATATTCTTAATACCATTATCTTTAATATATTTTTCTAATTCTTCACCAAAAAGTCCCTTTCTTTCTCCATCTTTTTTCAGATCAATATCTTTTAGCTCTTTAAGATGAGTATAATGATGAATCTCCATGACAGCTTCTCCATCAATTACTACTTCATCTTTATAAGGAATTTCCTTTGGAAGATTTACAAAACTGTTTGCTGTATGTAAAACATTCTCTCCGATGATTCCATTCCCTCTAGTTTCTGCAGCAATCAATTTACCATCTATATATTTTACTGAAATAGTAAGCCCATCCATTTTTAGCATAGCCAATCCTGGCAAACCATTCATAAAACTTTCAACTTCATTTATATCTTTTGTTTTGTCTAAGGACAACATTGGATGATCATGTTCGACTTTTTCTAACTCACTAACTGTTTCTGAGCCAACATTGATAGTGGGACTGTTGGCTAAAATAATACCTGTAACTTTCTCAAGTTCTTTAAGTCGATCATATTTTTTATCATATTCATAATCAGAAATTAGAGACGTATCTTCCATATAATACGCATGAGCATATATGTTTAATTCTTCCACTAATTCACGCATTTCTTTTAAAAGCACTCTTCTTCCTCCATTTTATATAATATAACATAATCTTTACCATGAACAAATTTTTCCCCTTCTCCAACCGGAACCTCTTCATATAGCTTTGGTTCCAATCTTATGTAGGAATCTCCGGTTTCTACTCTTACAACATCTCCCTCTTCATATATATTTTCAATTACAAAGTTCATCCACCCCATTTCCATGCCATTTATGTGACAAATTAATCCAATTCTCTCCTCAGTTCCAAAACATTCATAAAGTCTCTCTAACACTGCAATCCCTCCAATGCCCGAACGCTTGTTCGCTTGTTATGTTTAAATATTACCACACACAGCAAATTAAGTCAATCTATGTGTGGTATTATCTATTATAAATAATTATAAAACTTATTTTTAAGAGCTCCTTTGCCATAAGAACTTATATTATAATTTGAACTAACCATTTCAACATACTGGCTTTCAAAGACATCTTCTTTAGAAATATTATATTTCTTCATTATTTCTCTAAATTGTTCTACAATTCCGGCTGTATAGAGCCGAGGAATAGTCAAATATGGAATGTTAAGTTCCTTTCTAAGCGTTATTAACCTATTTGTTAGTCTTATATTTAAAGCTTCTAGTGAATCACTACGTGTATTGTTCCTGGAGTTAACAATATTCCCTTTCATACCTAATAAAGAAGCAGTTCCAGTGGCAGATATATACTCCTCCTCTTGTGAACTAGTTTTAGCCAAGTCTACCAGTGTTCTTGACAAAATTTTTTCTTCTCCGTTTTCGAAAGTAAGGATATTACCATTCAACTTACTTATTTTAGCTCTTAAAAGTTCACCGGGGGCTTCTGTTCTTACTCCTTCAAACAAAGCCAGAATTAAAAATTTATCAGAACAGTTCCTAATTTTAGAAATATCCTTTAAAACCTGTTCTCTACTGGGACACACTGATCTCTCCTTATTAAGATATTTCTGTAGACTTTCAATTTCCATATTTATTTCATCATAATGATTTATGTTGTCTATAGATATGTTGCAAGAACAACACCAGTCAGCATATTTCCGTAAAACACTTATATTTTTCCTTAAGGCATTTATTGATGAGGCTGCAAATGTAGACAACAATTTATCTATTTCAGAAAAAGTAAAATCACATAAGTCCTTGTTAAGTAAGTCCTCATAGTCTTTCGTTTTGTTAAAAAGGGCTTTCGCACTTTGTGGAGTTTGTCCAAGATCTTCTACTATATGTCGCAGATATTCCTTCTTCCGTTCTTCATTATACATAATCACACCTCCTCAAATAAAGCTTTTATTTTATTTACTTTCATGTCTGTAACACTATTAATAATCGGCACATCTTTTTCTAATGCACTTTCTATTTTTTCTGCACATTCATATGCATCCTTTGAGATAGATGAACCATATAACACTACTGGCATAGTGGTGTCATCAAATACAACATCTGGATTATTCTCTTGAACTATCTTCAAAATATTTATGATAAATACCGCAGTTTTGATACACTGACTCCGGTTCATATTTTTAGTTTTAAGAATAAACTCCAATAATGAAAACAAAGTAGCTCTGTCTATTTCTCCTCTATGTGCTCTTTCAATTTTACCTCTTACTGGACTATCCAATGTATTGTTTAGTTTGTCAATAATTATATTAGTAGGAGACGACTTATCCATAGAAGCTAAGTAACTTTTAGAAATCTTATTTCTCTTATCTTCCTGCTCAATATACTGACATGCTTTGTCTTCTGTAAAATTCATGATATTCAGGATAAAATTAAACTGAAAATCAGGATTCTTAATTTTCGTGTTTATTGCAGCTCTAAACCGGTGAAAACCATCAATGATGTCAAATTTACCAGAATTAAGTATCAATTTTGATTCAACAATATCAAAATCTACCTCTGGATCATCAACATTGAGATTAAGAGTTAAAGCATTGGGTACAAATTCTCCCTTGCTCATTAAACCTTCAATAGCTTTTACTGATGAAGAAACTATATCAATTGTATATGACACATCTTGTCCTCTACGTCTCTGTTTAAGTTGACGCTGAGTCCTTGGATTGTATATTATAAGCTGGTTATCATAAAACTCTTTTAGTAAATCAATACTTATTTTTGTCACCCATTGATCTTCAGCTATCTCTATCACTGGACTTATTCTTATTGGATAAATATCTGTTTTTAAATAATCTGCCTTTAGGCTCGAAAATCTTACTATTTCCTTATCAGAAAAATATGTTTTCATTTCCATATTTGCCCTAAAAACATTATTAAACGCATCAATAAGCCAATACATTTCATTGTCTGGAATCTCATCTTTACTTTTCGCTCCAATGATATACTGCATATATTCAATATCTGAATATTCATATTTTTTCATAAGAAATTTTTGTACTTCTCTCTTGTAATATGAATTTTTCTGGATTTGAGAAAAATACTTATCCAGTATCTCATACAGGTTTTCGCTTCTTAACATTTTGCAACCTCCTTTCTTGTATTATATCATTGTTTAGAACTTATTTCAATAAACTATTTACATATTTAGCAGCTTCAGCATTAATGGGCTTTCGAACGATGTATCTTTGTGTCGTGTCAGGTCGAGAATGATTCATTAATTGCTGTACATATGCAATGTCTCCTGTCTGATCATATAATAATGTAGCAAAAGTACTTCTAAATTTATGAGGAGTAATATGTTTTTCAAAATCTGCGGTATATGCCTTAACTAAATCTCTCACTGATTTGTCAGTGATTCTTGTTCGTCTGTTAGAAATAAAAAGAGCATTACAATCTCTTTTGTTCAAAAGTTCTGCACGTTTTACTACCCAATTTCTTAAAATATCCATACTATCATCATCAAGTTCACATTCATAAGTATTTCTGCGCTTATCAGTAACCCTAATAATCTTCTGATCCCAGAGTATATCTTCCATATTAAGTTCTGTAAGCGCAGTAACACGAATACCAGTTACCATAAGAAGAGTAAATATAGCAAGGTTTCTTTCCTTCCATGCTTCTCTTCTTGCGTTGGCCCTTTTTGTACCAATAGAATTATCATTTATTCTTTCAACAACTTTTTTCAACTCTGCGGCTGTCATTGCAACCTGTTTAAGCGGATCTTTTACAGAAACTCTTTTTATGCCACAATCAAAAGGGTTCTCTGAAATCATTTTCCTACTTAACAAATAATCAGCAAATGATTTTAATGCCGTATAAGTAGTTGCTTTAGCGCTATCTGAACTATATCCTCCATCTCTTCCTCTTAAGCAAGAGAGATAAGAGTTTACATTGTCAATAGTCATTGCTCCATTACAATCTTCTATTGATTCTATAAACCCGTTTTCTTTCAAATAGTTCATAAACCTAACAGCCGTCATAGTATAATTTTGCGCAGTAAGATATTCGCATGAATTGAATAGACCATTATAATAACCAGTGAAATATTGTGGCTTATCCCTAAGCAATGCTCTCATCTTGCTTTCTGATTTATATTTATGTTCTTCTCTTCCTTTCATGCAATTCACCTCACCATCTAAATTTGTGGTCTAATCCACTTCCACTAATTCCATGTTTATTTCTTTGTTCAAGGATTTCTTTTCTTACTTTTTCATGCTTTGAATGAAAATAAGCTGCTGCTACCGCCCACATTGTTATCAGTAGACTCAAACCAGAAAGTCCAGCCATTAACAGTACAAATGATATTATTCCTAATATAACTATAGTCTTTGCATCAGACTCGTCCCAAACATCTACATGCTTTGCTGCCTTGGAATCAGGATCACTTGTTTCCCCCCATGTCCATGGATTCGGCAAAGGTATTGGCTCATAGTCATCCCTCACTACAGCAATAGGGAATGGATAAGCTTCTTCCATTTCAAAATCTAATGAGTCTACTTCTACTCGGATAGTACAATTGGGATGATAGTTCCAAACCTTATTCCCAGTTCTTACTACTTGAAAAGTTCCTTGCTGACCGGGCCTCAGTGCTTTTTCTGTCAGCTCAACTTCTTCATGTATAGGATATAGATTGAACCCGTATTTTTCATCCCAATTGTTTTTATTGTCTTCAGTAACTTTGAGCAATAATAAACCTGTATTTTGCTTTGCGTCTGTCATTTGTACCGGAGGCCATTTAGCATATTCATGCGCACTTTCATAAATTTCTTCCAATGTTTTGCCAGGTACTCTATATGTCCAACCTGGCTTCATATCTCTTACTTTAACTTTCTTTCCCAAATTCACCTTACCTTTCCTTGGTACAAAAAGATGGTTATTTACAGTTTATAATATATCTACATGCTTTTCAATATATCATAAGATTTCTTCTGTATAGCAACCGCTATCATAACAGTTGTCTGGAGCGTCTCTTCTTCCTTCAAAAATATCATTTTTTACAATCTCTTCCGCTTCTTCTTCGTTAGTTGCCTCTACTTCATATCCTCTACTATATGCTTCATAGTAAGTAACTATGTATCTTTTTAGCCCCATTTGTTGTTCTTCTTTACATTCTTTGTACAGATCATCAACAATATTATAATTTTTATTGCTTTTCCCATTGATTTCTATTAATTTGTCATCTAACATAGGAATATGTTCGTTGCTACTTTCTATATCTAACACAAATTCTCTTTTTGAATTCCATTCATATTTTATATATCTCCCATCACAGTTAATTACAGTTATTTTTAACATAGTGATTTCCTCCAATTATACTCGCAATAGTATCTCTTATGTAACCAAATTAAACTCTTTAATAAGTCTCTGCACAACCATCCGGTTACATTTCTTATAAGCAATAGACAATGTTTTCTTTACACCTTCTTTCTTATAAATTGAATGCCCTCCAGTACAATGATCTAGTTCCCAGCCATTCTTTAGAATAATTCTCTCAACTTCTCTTCTGTTATAAGTTTTCATATTTCACCTTCTTTCATCTAATTATCCATTCAATGATAGCTCTTACTATAATTCCTATTAAAAAATACTGCAATTTTATCCCCTTGTTTTTATTTGTATTATAAGAAATATCCAACTGTTTTATCTTTTGGCTTTCCCCAAATAGATTCATACAGATACTCTACTGTACTAGGTGCAATTCCATGATAGTTACACAATTCTTTAAATACATCATATTTGGGTCTAGTATCAATATCTTCAATTACTTCTCCTAATGAAGTTTCGGCATAGTTGGGGGCGCACCCATACATCGGAAGCGGCTCATATATGCTCTTCAATTCTTTATAGACTTCATCACTATATTTATGAATATCATCATTTAACCCAGCAGAATCTGATTTATCAAGTTCCTTTTCTTTATCTCCTATAATTTCGCTTGCCTTGAACTGAATAACATTGCACATATGCCACTGACAATCATCGTCAACACACGAATCAAACGAATTAACTTCAAATACATCATCGTCAGTTATGTCAATATTAAAATCATTAGCCATTTTAGCTGTAGAATCTAACATATGATTTCTACATTCTTCCAAAGTGCCAATTTTTTCTACATAGAATCCAACACCTTCGTAAGCATGATGATAAATACAAAGATAATCTCCATCTTTTATTTCAATTTCATGAATAGTGTTAACATAGAATTCTCCATCTCCGTATGAATAATCAATTCGCATGATCTGGTCGTCGGATCCGTCTACATTTTTATATTCAAGCTCACTTATTACTTCTTCTCGGCTTTCCTCTGTAATACTGACTAAGTTGTCTATAACCCATTTATGAGCCGCAAAAGCAGTTTTGAAAAAGTAAAAATATGGTTCTCTATAATGTTCACTATCCAATGTACATAGTAAATATATCTTCATTTTTCACCTCCACTGTTTCTTTCTTTTACTCTGCATCTTCCAACCTGACACTTTTGATCCTCTTACATGATCCCATGAATCTGTTTTTCTTTTTGGCTTTATAGGTTTGAGAGTAATACCATATTCATATTTAATCTCTTTTATTTCTTCTGGTGTAATACTTTTACGCTGATCCGGCTCTGTTGAAGCCCGATGAATATTCCATCCATGATGTTTATGATATGTACGATAATATTTCTTCTTATATTTCTTAGTAAGCTGATGAAAATCCCGTACATTACCATGATCGTCTATAATCAAATATCTGTGATATTCGTGAGTGCAAATCATAAAATCCCAATTATTATCTATTTTTAAATATTCATCATCAAAATAGTTAAATGAATGGTAAAAATTAATACTTCTCATACTGTATGGGAACTTTAGCTTAAAGTATGTATACAGTTCTTTAGTCCCTTCTACACATCCTACATATTCCCATGGGAGCCATTTGTATACGATCCATTTAAAATGACCTTCTGCGCATTTTGTACGCTGCATATAAATACGGTATTCTCTCATATCTACTCTCCTATTAACCTCTCTCAAGAAGAGAGAGGTTTCCTTTTATATAGCGCAAAGAAATCTATGAGTATCTTTTTCATACTTATATATTTTCCTTGTGAGGAAATCTTCTTTAGGTGTCGCTTCTTCCAACGTATCCTGTAAGATTATTGATAAGTCTACCGCATCAACAGCATCTGCTTTATGTACCATTACCTCATGTACACTGGTAAACACTAAATACAAATCTGAATCCAGTACATCAGCAAAGCGTTCAGCCACACCGGGATAAAATATAGCTACCGCACCGTTTGTTTTCTTTGCTGTAGTTAGACAATTTCCAATAAGATCTTGGCTAATTGCTTCTTCTGTACCAGGACTCATAAACTCTTCTCCTTCATATTCCGGATTAAAGAGCATCTGATCCCATCTGTAAATTCTCGGTGGATACATACGTTCTGTGTTTCTTAATGCTTCTTCCAGAATATTGCCTTCACTTAAGGTCAAACCATCTTCCTTCCATTTCTCTACTACAGATTTAAAAATCTTAGTGCTCATAATGTTTCCATCACATTCAGACACCTTCATATATAATACCTGAGCAATATCACCTATTCTTTTATAAACAGCATTACTCAATTCTTTAGAATTATCATCATAATTAAGCAGCCTTATAAAAAGAGAATCTTTAACAGTTTCATAGTTCCAAATTTTCTTTGTTTTTTCATAAGAATTTTGTCCTTGTAACTGTCTAATGTCTCTTACAGTACTATCAAGAATAGTGTCAAATGATGTTCCATTTAAGAATTCTCTAAAGAGTTCTTTTGTATGTATTCCACAGACCTCATAGGCATCATCATGCTCTGCAAACTTCACCAGCAGTCTGTCTCCTGTCGGAGAAAATCTATCTCCATCTTTTGAAAATTCTATATTCTCAATAGGAATGTTGATAGCTGCACTTATTTTATTTTTAAGTTCTTCCACAAACATTTCATAGTTCATCATAACTAATCCCTCTCTTTCTTAACCCATATGGTTACATGAATACTCTGATATTTCTTCTAATCTTTCAACTACATAGTCAGGCAAATATCCACATTCTGAACATATACAAATTTTACCAAGAACATATAGGCATACCTTATCTTCTGGGATACCCTTTCTTTTGAATGATTCAGCCATAGGTTCGCACTCCTCGCTTCTATCTTTTTTACAATAGTATTGCGCAGAACATCTGTCACATCCATAAACAGCACCTTCAAAATTAGGAAAATACCAATCTAATATATCTGACTCAATTCCGTTGCCATTGTCTCCTGAGCATTCTATCATTTGTGTACTGAAATCAAGAGGGACATACGGATCATTGCAGGAAAAGTCTCTTATATAAAAAGGCGCATGAACTCCGATTTCCATTTTAGAAATCCAAAAATTGACATAGTCTTTGTATGTATCACAGTTGATCCAATCAATTACTCCCGGTAATTCTTCATAATGGTCAAGGCCAAACATCAATCTCAACTGAGTGTCAGCAATTTTTGTACAGTCCCACGATTTCTTTGAGTGTAAATATTTACCTCTTTTTTCAGTAACAACTTCAAACACATCAGGATAATATTCTTCTACATAGCTATACATTTCAGAACAAGATTTATAATATTGTTTATAAAATTCTTTTATTTCTTGATATACCGAATCAATAGTTACTGTGTTGTCGTTTGCTTTGCCAATAATAAAACTTGAAGAACTACTATTGGTCACAAACCCGTTACGAATCTTCAATGGTATCACCTCTTCCTATATCATATGCTCTTTTACAGTACTTCCAATCATTACATAATGATCCATCCATTTTCTTATAGCAACCTTTACACAGGTATTCTCTATTTTCTATGATTTTATTGAATCGCTCATAGTTTGCATAGAATTCTTTCCGGTAGGTTCCATCTTCATCTTCAATAGTGCCTATATAGCCACCATCTGCTTCATCAAGAATGTCTGAATTAAAATATGGATACAGAAAGTCATAAATATCTTGCCCTAAGTCATCACCTAGGCACATGTATCCTTTCATACAGAAGCTGGCAGTCAAGAACCACACTCCCTCTGAAAATTCTAATGTGTAAGTCGGATATAAAGCTCTATAATGATTCATCCATTTAGACTCTTTTAATTTTCTATGCTGTAACAATGGTTTTATATCTCTATCACAGCTCCGCTCACTTGCAAGCACTGATAAATCATGTAACAGTTCATCTGGAAGATTTCTTTTCAATCCGAAAATTAATTTTCCTTCATAGTAATTTCCCATTTCTCCACACCCTTTCTAATGCTTGCATTTCAATGATGACTGATAGCAGCAAGACAACAATTCATATCCGGTACAACATGATGTTCAAGGGTTGAATACATAAGACCATCATTGTCTGAATAATTAATCTCTACAAATACAGAGTACCCTTGCATATCTTCCTCTAACTCAGACATCCTATCTGTTATTGCTTTATTAAGCTTTTCCTGGAATTCTTCCGTTTTTCGTATTTCAAGTTTCTTACTATAAGGTACATAGAGACTGTCTTCTATCTCCCAAAGAGTCTGATAATAGATTTCTTCTGAATATCCTTCCAAAACATCTTCTCTATCCAACTTTGCAGCTTCCGTTACATCTCTTAAGATTTCCTCAAAGTATTCTTCTTCAAGATTTTCTTTCTGCAGCTCCTCTTTGATACTTTCTTCACTCTTGAAACCAAGAATAAAGCTACTACTGCTGCTATTAGTTACGAATCCTTTTCTAATCTTCATGATCAATCCTCCCATTCGACATCTTCTCTAGCTACACCAATTAATAATAAAAACTTTTCCATGTCAAAATTATCCATAAGAGTATAGCCATAAATTTCATATTTAGTTTCTCTGATGTCCCATTCATCATAAAATGTTTCCATTTCTAATTCTTTTGCAACCTTAATATGATTTTTAATCTTTTCAATCTGATCGTCTGTTAAATCACTCTTAGCAATAGTAAAACTGGATGAGGAACTATTAGTTACAAAACCTATTCTTAACTTCATACGTCCTCCTCTATAATTCTGTAATTACGTTCTTGTGCATAAGTTTTTGTATGAGCATTCCATGTAGCACAAACATAGACTTCTTTATTCATTCCATTAAAGTTTATCTGGCTTAAATCTCGTGCTTTTGCTTCGGCTTCGAAATGATTCTGTGCTTTTACGGCTACATATTCTTTGAAATAAGTATCTATATACACTAGATAGTATTCCTTAGGCTCTTCTGAAACTTCTTCATACATGGCACTAAGTTCATCAGTATCAAAATCTATTGTTTTACTCTCTGGATCACAGTGGATATAACCTTTCTTTTTCCCTGTGAAATGGACAACACCATCCTGAGGCAACCGCTGCAGAGCTTCAATCATCTCTGCAACAGTTGTTCCCTCACACCTCACTCTCTTGTTAATATCTAACATATGGCTCCTCCTTACTCTGTCACTTTAATGACGTAGATTTTATTTCCACGTTTAGCGTATTTAATAACTTCTTTTTCACTTTCTTCATTGAGTCTCTTACAGCAATTCATTACTGCAGAAGCTCTTCTTTTAGCTTCAGCCTCATCATCGTACTCAAAGCACATGTTGGCTCTACTTGTTTTCATAAACTCAACAATAGCTCTTCCCTCTTCTGAAGTAACAAGACCTCTTCTGTTTGCTCCTAACTCCTCAACCTGTACATCATAGCTCATTTTCATAATTTTAGTTCTCCTTTTCTTGTTTATTTAAAATTAATAATTTTAACGAATTTAGCGGCACCATAAAACATCTATTGACAGGATTAACATTCTCCATTACTGGATAGTAGACATTCACCCAATCATTTATTTGTTTTTCTCCAGTTAATGTAAAAATTCTATTTTCCCATCCTGGAGTAAAAGTGTTTTTCATAATAACTTGCAAACCTTTTTTGTTCGGAATCATATTATAAACCTGTTCGCTTTCCAACAAAGTTAATTGGTTTACCAGTAACCTTGTTAATGCCATGTCCTACTACTTCTAAAACATAATCTTCCCAGTAGTCACCTTTTTTCCAGTAGTCGGTATCTTCTTCATAGTAGCCCTCAATATGCTTAACGACAAATTCTACAGTTCCTTTGAAATCTTTAATCCAAGTAACCGTCCATTTATTTTTTAAATGATCTTTATAATATGGATTATATTTCAGGACTTCATCTAATAAAAATACTGACACTAAACCAGCATCTGCACAAAACTCACCAATAGCTTCTTTTGTATCAGTGTCAAAAGTAGTACAACTCCAATCTCCATAGAGAGTATCTCTTGTCATATAGTGAGTTATTCCAAGTGCTTCCATATCCTCTCCGTAGGCACATGTTGCCCAATCATCATCTTCTTTCATGATATAACAAGGATCTGTGATAATAATATCTCCATCAAATTCCATTTCCATATCAAGATACCTCCTTAAATTATTTTTATTTCTATATTTATAAAACAGTTCAACTACTCCAGACTGACTTATCCATTTATGAGAATCTTCAGAATCGTCTTCAAGATGTTTGAAGCAGAGCATATCTAAATAGGATTCTACTCCTCTGTACATATTTTCCAAATCTTCAAAAACTTCATCCATTTCCTGATTTGTTAATGGTAACTTTTCCCTTAAAAGTTTTTCAATCTCAGGACGAACACTTTCACATTCTTTTATTTTCTGTTCTAACCAAGCTTTATCCATTCATTCACCTCATTCCTTTTAATTTGGTCTATTATAATTGAGCATTCCGAGTCTTACAAAAGTATCCAATACTAAAAACATATCTTTTTCCAACTCTTCTTTCCATCTATTGCTCCACCAATCCACATCTGCCTCAATTCCAAGATATCCTATACTCTCCCAATCATCTTCAGTTTTAACACACATAAAATATTCGATAATTGGTTTGTATGTGGGCGTTTCACTAAACATTCCGTTTACAGAAATGTTTACTTCAATATCAACATACCCTATCTCTAACACAGCTTCACCTATGAGAGGACCATTATCGAGATCAATTTCTAAATGTTCTTCTCTTATATCTCTTATTAAAAGCTGGATTCCGTTGAGCCTAAAACAGTAATCCGGACGCTGTTTAGCTTCTTCAAATGTCATATCAACACCTCGAATATAGTTCAATTTCTATATGAATATACTTACCCATGTTTCCTTCTAAGATTTTTAACAGATCATGACCACCACATTTGAATTCTTCTTCAGTCCAAAGATATCCAGTATAATCACTATACCTATGATAATATTCAGACTCAGTGATTCCTTCCATTGATACAATCTTTGTCTCATCAATGTGATCCATATCAATAGGTGTATCTCCTGTAAGCATTTGAATACTTGCATATCTGTCAAGCCACCCGCATCGACTTTCCATTTCTTTTGAAAAAGCAAATCCATCATTAGATACAACAATTTCTTCACCAGAAAATCTTTTTACTTTCTGAATATTTTGTATCCCAATAATGCTATCAGCATCATCTCCTGTGTTTACCCACCCTACTTTTCCATTGAGAATAATAGTATCCTCTAATTTATACCCTTCTTTCATGTCTATAATTCTCCTTTCTTTTCTCTATAGTATTCCTCAAATTGTGTTCTCCATATATAATAGAGTAATACTTCAAAGCTTCTGATAATGGAACTGGATGTAAATGATGATATACATAGCCATGTCCACAACTATGCTTAGAATTTATAGAAGCAATCCGGCATGTCCCACAACGGGATAAATTACATAGTTGCCTTAATTTAGAATATATCTCTTCTTTATCCATGTTTTCTCCTATAGATCAATGTACTTAAAGGAAGTTCTAACATCTGACTATTCCAACAATATCTTGCTTCTTTTATTTGATAAAACTTATCTTCATTCTTATAGAATGTATCTTGTATCGTAATTTTTTGATCACACAATTTTTTCATTTGCTTATTAAAACCGCAGATGACATTCGGCATTCCACTAGAGCTATCAGAACCATATTCTTCCATTAAACGAGCAAATGATTTTACTTTATATTGCCCGCCAAGTTTAAGAAATTTAAGTTTATCTGTATTCATTATTCATCCTCTCATATAGCTTTCTAAACTTTACAAAATCTTCTTGTTTACCTCCATTGTCAGGATGAGCTTTAACCATTGCGTAATGAACAGCTTCTTTTATGTCTGGTGTAGTAGACTTTAAAGTGCCAGGCTCCATTAATAATCTTACATACTCCCGGTATATGCTAGAGTACTTAAAACGTTGAATCTCATTCTGTCTTTTTAGTTCCTCTACTTCCATTTTCAAATTTATATTTTCGCTTATGCAAGCGAATAAAATTATCAATGTCACTATTAATACAGCACTTAGCCCAATTGTTAGCATAAATCTTTCTCCTCTTTTGTGCACAAGACAATTTCTCTTCTGATCGGGCATCCACCTAAGCAATCACACTGACGGCTACAACCTCTACAAGAATTCCTGAAATGACTTCTGAAATCATCGAACACATCTGAATCCCATGCTTCCTGAATAGTGTGTTCATTAAGATCAACTGCCCACTTGAGTTCCTGATTGTCAAAGCTACATGGCAGCATCTTCATATCTGACGTAATGTAACCAGAAAATCTTGCTCCTTCACACGGTTCCAGAGTAGAATTTAAAATCTCTTCTGTAAAATTCAACAGTCCAGGCACAGAACATGAATCAAATCCAATCTGAAATTTATAATCATGTTTATCAATCAAAGAGAAAAATTCTTTGACTCTTTCATCATCAGGAGACAATACATTTGCCTGAGTTCCTAAACCTACTGGCTTATGCAACAAGAAAATTACTGCATTGATACCATCAGGAAAATCTTCCTGCTGCAAATGTTCAATAGCTTCATCAATAGAATTCCGTCCAAGGACATAATGAATATTGGTAGTAACTCCTGCAGATACTAACATATCAATCGCTTTCTGTGTATATTCACTTCTATACCAAGAAATAGCTACGGCTCCGCAATATTCTTTACATAAGGAAACAATTTTTTCATTGAATCCTAAACCGGAACTTGTAAAGTTTGGCACAATCCCTTGTAACCTACAATACTTAAGGATTTCTTCAAAATCTTCATGCTGGTCTACGTCTCCTCTGCCACCAAGAGCAAACTGAAATGTTTTCCCTTTACATTCATCTACTATTCTCTTGAAATTCTCAAGGGACATGTTAGGCTCCTGTGTGTGTAATCCATTCTGATAACACTGAACTCCTGATTGAATACACAAACCAGATGCTCCATGAACACAATGTCCCATAATACCAATATCTAACAAAGCAGGAAAATCTCTCATGAATGGTTCCTTTCCTGTTGTAAGATCATCGGACCGGATATAGAATCCTGTCTCCGGATTAAATGTTTCTACAAAATTGTTTTTCTTGTCGTAATATTTATACATGAGTTTTTCTCCTTTGAATTATTTGTGCCAATAAACCGGCAGATGTAAGCATTTCTTCATCCCAGTAATAATGTTTTATTTCATCATTTAATTCCTTATTATTAGTTTCTAAATCGTAAGTAACACGAAAAATACCAGATCTTACATTCTTAATTGTAAAAATCATCCCACAAAACCAATTCATTTCTCTAGTAAATGATGATGGTGTCTTTATGCTACCGCAAGAATTAAGTCCATATTCTTTTTCCATTTGTTCCCAAGATTTAACTCTTACTTTCTGTCCTACTTTATACATTCCTGTCTCCTTGTGATTAACATTGATAAGTCTCCTTTTTCAAACATCTCACTTGTAAAAGTCCACGGAATTGCAATCATTGTATAATAATAGGTATTACCAAGATTTTTTATAGTATCTATTCGTAATTTTTTCCCACAATATTTCTTCATTTCTCCCACAAAACTGCAATAATTGTTACATCGAATAACACCATAATAATTAACACCAAATTCTTTAACCATATCATCCCATTGACGAATCTGAACTATGTCTCCTACTTTGTATCGCTTCATATAAATCTCCTAATGGTGTGATCATGTCTGTAGACCACATATATCTACCGTTATCTTCTTCGATTCTAAAAACATTGTCGTATATAAAATATGAAACAGTTATAGTAGTTCCACAAAATCTACACATGTCTTTAACAAAAAATGCCAAACATGGTATATATATTTCATCCCCAGTTTGAGCGGTTCCAAACTCTCTTTCCATATCATCCCAAGAACGAACTTTATACTTTTGTCCTACTTTCATTTCTCACCTCAATCATTTTTCGCAAACCAGATGTGAACAACATATTTTCAGTAAACAAAAATTGTTGTGAAATTTTCATATCTATCCCTTGATAAACTCCTTCATGATAAGGATACTTTCCAATTATACATATCTTGTCCCCACATAAAATCTTCATCCTAGATAAAAATAGTATTTCTCCGAAATCTAAAGCTCCTGAATAATCACCATTGGAAGCTTTTTTAAGCTCCTCCCAAGTTTTTAAATAATATGTTTTCCCTATTTTTAGCATAGTCTTTACCCAACCATCATGACATCAACTGCATTCTTAAATTTTCTCAGCATTTCCGGATTAGAAGAAATGATTTTCTTTCTTCTTGCTCCTACTTTGCCATGTTTGTTAATATAACGAACTTCTAAATTATGCCAATTGATCGGACTCATTTCTCCCATCTTTTTGTATACTTTTCTATATGTAACCATTCCTCCGTTGCTCTTATCTCCATATTTTTCTACGAGAGGAGCAATAATAGAATCTGTTGCATCCTGATTACAGATTGATTTATATTTTTCATAGAGATCTCCTAATGCAGCACTGAAGATAGATCTCAAAGTATCATTGGCATAGACAACATCATAAGTACTAAATTTACTTACTGGATTACACTTTTCTTTGTAATCCTTCAGTTCTTGATCCCAACAGATTCCATAGTTTTTATTCATATACTTATATACAGTTTTCATTACAGAGCCACGATCAGAGAACTTGTCACAAGTGGTAAGAGCATCAATCATCTGGTACATATCATTTTTCCATTTTTTACCTGGATCCTCTACTTTCTTCACTGGGATAGGTGTCGTAACAGTTCTCTCCTGAACCATCATAGAAGCTAAACGCCCCATATCTTCAAAGATTTTATCTACTTTTCTTTCCAGTACTTCAATTTTGTCATTAAAATCCGGAAGCTGTAACTGAATAACATTTGGATTATTAACTTTTTTCTCAAGGAAAGCTGCTGCCAGTACATCTTTTGCTTTGAGCTGATATGCTACAAGTTTTTCTGCTATTCCCGGCATTTCCTTTTTCATAGTTGGAGTAATTGAGATTTTAGCCAACCATAATGGTAAATAATCTAATTGTAAGCACATAACATTCTGATTCCCGCCATTGGTAAGGAGGGTAAAATTTTGTACCCCCTTTGAAATTACTGAATCCGTTTGCATTTTTCTTCTTTCATATTTGATCCGGTTATCATCTAAACCGATAGCTTCACATACCCAGCGAGCACCAACCCAAATATTTCCATCAGGATCCTGTGCTGCTTTAAGAATATCTCCGTTAAATTCTACTTCTTTTGCTACTAAGTTCATAATTGCTTTCTCCTTATATAATTTCTTTAACTCTTCCCCAAAACATAATTGAATTATCAATATCTATGCCCCATTGTTCCTCATGTGAAGAACATGTGCTCTCATACTCATACACCGGGAAACCAACTGTAACATCTTTTGCCTCAACAACTTTTCCTACTGATGTAGGCCCTTTATCTTCCTGATGATAGTAAACTATTCCTGTGAGGAATTCTATTACTGTTTCTTTATACTTTGGATTGCACCAGACATATACCCTATTTCCTGAATCATTCTCTATTCTCCAGATAACATCTTTGTACTCTCTTGCGTTGTTGCATAGTCTTAGCCATGCCATAGCATAACTTTCTGTTGTAGGTGCTGTAAAATCGGCTGTAATCATTACAGCCTTTTTCCGCTCAATAGATAATTTCTCTTTTAACATAGTTGTCCCTCTTTTCTTTTCAATATCATATTTCTTAATGCACCAACTATTTCCTTGCACTTGTAATCACGATTATAATAATAAGCGGAAGAATTATAATATACTTTACACTCTCCATTAAAGCGTAATCTTGTTGGGAAATCACAAAATATATTGGTTAAAGCAGTTCCATCCGCTCATGTGTAACCTTGCTTTTGCGCTTCTTTGATTAACGCTATATATTCTGCTTTATTATTCACCAAAACAGTACAACATTTCAAATCTATCATTTACGTTTCCTTTCTGACCATTATGAGTCTTCGCACTCCTTTAATTATATCCAAGTATCTAGGATAATCTCGTGCACATCTTCCACGACTAGAACCCCAATATGTTTCATATTTCCTATTAAATTCTAGTCTCGTTGGAAACTCACAAAGGACTATACTTAAAGGGGCCCAACTCGCCCATCTAAAGCCTTGTTTCTTAGCAATTTTAGTCACAGCTATATATTCTTCTACATTGTTAACTAATACTGTGCTATCTCTTAAATCAATCATAACTTTCCCTTCTGTCTTATAATTATCAATTCTCGTAATCTACTCATCAAATTTTTACAATGATAGTCACAATATTTTTCATGATACCCCCCAAATGTGACCCTTCCTCTTTTATCAAAAAACAATCTTGTTGGAAATGTACAGTAGATATAATCTAAAGAGTCTCCAGAATTCCATTCACATCCTTGTTCTTTCGCAATCTGAATTACTTTTTCATATTCTTTTTCATCCTTAACTCCCACAATGCAGTCTCTAAGTTCAATCATTTCCACCCCCAACCTTTCCAGATAAGCATTCTCTTCAAATTTTTACATTTGATGAAGCCTGGTGTATATTCTTTTGTCTCTTCACAATAGCCGAACCATCTGCCTGATACGTCTTGATGAAGTTCATATATTTTCATGAGGTCACCTCCCTTGTCATTACTAAATATCTCAAACTATTTGCCGGAAGTAACATTGCATTGTTAAAATACCATGATACTTCTTCATCATCTATTGATAAGAAATATTCATCTAATACAAGATCTGTAATTTTAGTTACTACACAAATTTTTCCACAAAGTTTATACATGTGGCTGTTAAAAAATAATCTTCCCATTGAATTTTCATAATGGTAATACCACCCGCTAACTAAATTTTTTCTAATCACTACTCTGTCTCCGACTTTATATCTCATGTTTCCTCCTCTTATCAATTAGTACAGTTAGTCCTTTGTAAGGAATGAATTCCTCTGCTGGAAACCAATAATCACTAGCTTCTTCTAACTCATAAGCTTTTCTTTCAAAAGTTTTAGAAGTTAGTTCTATAATTTAATTGATTTTATGGTACATATATTTCCTAATAAATAATTTATATCTACGCCCCATAGAATACGAGGAGTATTAGATCTAAAAATTACTTTATCTCCTCTCTTCATAATGCCTTCTTTCATGGATAGCTAAAAATAAAGTACCTTCTGCAGGAATAAACATATCCAACTTAAAAATATATCCTGATTCTTTAACACAACAATAAGCCTCAAAACCTCTAGGGTTATTTATGGATATTATAGTCATAATTTTTCCTTTAACTTCTTCCACAGGAATACACCATATGCATCCATGCAATCTAGGATCAACTATTACTTTATCTCCAACTTTCATCTTATTCCTCCAATATAAAATCAAGTACTTCTACAATACCCATACCTGATATATCTAATAGTTTCATTTCCTTTGAAGCATACTGTACAATACAAATCCCGTCCTTGATTGTGCAGCTTATTATGCTTCTCTTTTTTAATAACTTATCTAATTCCATAATAGCTCCTTGATAATTCTCTTGGGGAGTCGAACCCCAAGAGAACTGTTTATTTTATTGTTTACTCAGCATCTGGAAGATAGAACTTTTTGATTCTATCCTCTCCTACAGCTTCGACAGCAGCCATTGCTACCTCATGAGAGCTGAAGTAAATACCATCTGTAATTTTTCTTCTGCTCCATGTGGAATCAACTTTCTCTGTCTCTCTGTTCCAGCAGAGTTTGTATTTTCTCTGAGAGTGATCGTCCCAGTCGATCTCATCGTTGTGATCAATAGCGAAGCGTTTCAGCTCTGCTACAATCATCAGATACTCAGCGGCTGCATCTCTCTCTTCCTCAGTCTTGAAGCAGTTGCCTACTGCTAAACGCATCACATCTTTCTGGTTCTCTGCTGTGAATACTCCACCGTCTTTCTTTCCTGTACCCCACAGATAGAAGTACTGCTCACCTTCTGTTGGCTCCCAATGTTTCTGTACTGTCTCTGGTGCATCAACCATTCCCTGAAGTGCTCCGATGAGTTCTTTAAGCTCGTCCTGTCCAAGTGCTGCCATAATTTTTGTAATAATAGTTGTGTTCATCATAATCATAATCTCCTATTCTTGTTTGAAATTTGTTTTTTGTTGTTTGTTTTAATCTTTACCCATATTCAGTTGTAATTTTTCTATATTCAGTTGTAATTTATATGAAAACCTCTTAGTGGGCTAGAGGTCAATCATATACTTTGGCATAAACATTCCTCCTTTACTGTGATTTTATATCAATAATGTCACAAGCAGAATAATACTGATAATGACTTAAAGCCATACCAATTGCTTCCATTTCATTTATTGCGAGGATTTCACAACAGATTTCATTTCCGCTGTAAGTCTGAAGATAAATATGGAAGAATTTCTTTGCCTTCTCCTCTTTCGAGAATATATAAGTACAATCATCTGTATAAGCTGTTGTGTAATCAGTGCTAATAGGTGATGCTTCTTCATCATAATCTCTCCACCAGTTTCCATAACCACCATAGGCAGCTTCAATGTACTCAAATGGTTCCTCGCATGGTAAAGCAAGAATCTTTTTCGCTTCTTCAATTGTAGAAAGTAATGCCTCTACATTGATTGTTTCTCTTGTAGTGTGTTCGTCGAAATAACCAGAAGATAAATTGACTGCTGCTACACCGAGTGCCGGAGCAATTGTTGATATATCACTCACAGAACCCCATGCTGTTTTGAAATATCCAGTAGACTCTATGAACTCTTCAAAATCTGGATTGTCACAAGAGTAAAATACACAGTCATTGGTCCCTCTTCTATCAATTTCAATGATATAATTTATATCATTGTTTACTATATAGTCACTTACAGCAAACTTCTCAGCACCGATACATCCTTTCTCTTCATCCTCTGTAAACAATACAGAACAATGATACTCTTTAATAATTTGCAGAATAGCGTAGATGCCACACCGGTCATCTCCCCCAATCCCTTGAGGAGAAGACATGATTGCTCCAGTGTATTTGATTTTCTGGACACATTTTTCATGTACTGTATCCATATGAGCAACTAAGAGTACTGGGAAAGTTCCCTTAGCATAGAGGAATCCATCTTCTGATTTAGGCTCATAACCTGCTGCTTCCAACTTGGCTTCCAGGTGACTCTTTAAAGTCATTTGTTTCATTCTCAAAATCTCTTCTAATTCTGTAATTTTATATTTATTTTTACTCATCTCCGGTCTCCTCTTCTATACAGTCTGGACAAAGTCCTTTGTCACCTTCTTCAATTAAGTAAGTTTGTCCACATACGCAAGTATTTACTTTTTCAATGGGATAATACTCATCTTCAGTATCTACATATGCATATTTGTTCTCTAAGCATCTGCCACAAACATTTTCATCTGTAGATTCAATATAAGTCAAATCATCATTGTTAGTTAACTTTCCACAACAGTCACAAGTGGAAAAATCTTCAGAGATACATTCATCACAGATGTCCTCATCTAACTCCCCGTAATAATGAATACTCGAATTGGGTACTCTTTCACCGCAGTGATCACAATAAGTGGAACAACCACTACAATACCATTCTCCGTTGATACGATACATCTCATCTTCGTCATAACGATCACCGCAATCACAACATCTATGAGATCCACTGTCACCATAGTTATCATGACAATCCTCACAAAGAAGAGTGCTTTCCATATCATGCCAATCTCCACATTTTACACAGTAGATATCATGTCCAACTGTCATATGCCTATTATCTACTCTTCCCTTGGGAATCATTTTGATAATTTTACTTACTGAGCACTCATTCTGGCACTCATAATCTCTGTAGTGGGTACCTTCAGAATTAATAACTGAGCAACAAGCAGAGGTGCCGCCTTTCTTTCTCCAAAGGTTAGGAGCCACTAAACAATCAGCGATGATTTTCTGAAGCTGTGCTCTAATTGGAGTATACAGTGAGTTTTTGCCATCGTTACATTGAGGGTAGAGTCTTCCCTGTACAAGGATTCCATCTTTATAATGGAATAACTGACGGATGATTTTCGGCTCGAACTCTAAGTCATTGCCGTCGTACTCTTTATCTACCTGATAGTAAACCATTGTAGTTCCATCAAGAAGATAACTCATTGTTCCAGAACAATGGCATCCTGAGTAACCATTAGGATTGTTTTTATCAAGTGTATGACAGGATGACCAGCTATTTCCATTGGAGGACAACAGATAATCAACTGGATTAACTGACAGGATAGTGTGCCGGACAACATCCAATGGATTGATTGCATCTGAATATTTGGCATACCTCTTTTCAAAATCTGAATAGGTATCAGAAGTAATACCTATAAGTGTACAGATTTTCTTCACTGCTCTTGAGGTTTTCTGACCTGCTGAAATACCTTTAATATCAGGATAGCATTCTTTAATTAAAGAAGCTGTTCGTTCATCCAGAAGCTGTTCTCTATAATATCTCAATGCATCCAAAGCATCTGTGTATCTTCTCTTGCTAATCATCCAATTAATGAAATTATAAATTTTCTCCTCGTCTGGCTGTCCCTTGATGTTCTGATCAAATGCCACATAGCATTTTTCATCATTCCAATTCGGATGATGCCTTAATAACTCAATCAAAGGTGCCTTGTTGTCTGCCCATGTGTTGATAATTTTGTCAATGGCTGAATCACCCCAAGGGATATCATACATATTAAGAACCTTAATCATACCCTGTTTCATTGTTTCTTTATTCATGCTACAAATCCTCCTAAAATTGTTTCATAGAGCTCCTCAGGAATCTGTTCTTTCCCTAAGTATTGCTCAGAAATTTTTCTTGCTTTCTGTACAGCTAAAGTTCCCTTGTCTTTGATTTTTTCGTAGAATGCTTCAACAGTATTCATGACTTTTGAAACTGTCTCATATTCTGTATACAACTCTTTGTCATCTGACTGAATCTGTTCAAACACTTCCTGTACTCCATAGGTTACGAAGCATTCTGGACAATAATCATTGACTAAAGATCCGGAAATAATCTTTCCGCAGTGCTTACAGATGGAGAGTTTATAATCTCTCTCATCCAGATCTTCATAGTCACCGTTTTCAAACTTGAATACCTCATACTGGTCAAAGATATAAGCTGCTTCGTATCCTTTGGCGAGCTCCTCAAACTGAATCAGAACCTCTACAGAATCCTCTTTTTCTTGCGAAAATGTTTTTATTTTCTTGTTTAGAGGTTTCATTTTAAACTTGCTGTCCTCAATGTAGAGAAACTTTGAGTCAAAGTTTTCTGTGATATCTTCTCCTAAGACATAGTCCTTGAAGAGGAATCCAAGAACAATATCAATGTCCTTGGATTCTACCTCTGATGAGGTAATTTTATTATCTTTATAAAAACTAATAAGTGTTGCCATTTGTTTTCTCCTTTCTTAACTGTAACTGCATTATAAACCAGTTTGTAAAACTTGTCAATACTTTTTACAAACTTGTTTAAGAAATTTTCTTTCCTTTCTCGTTAAACTGTTTAGGCTCACCAAGAGATACTAAATAGTCCTGCAGGTAGAGAGCAAGACTTAATTCAACTCTTTCTGGATAAGCAGCTATTCCTTTTGCTTTAAGTGTACTTGGCTCAGTTCCTCTCATAATAGGCAATACTTTTACTAATCCAATATCTCCGTAGAAGCAATAAATTTTATATAAGTTCCTAATTATCTTGTCACATAATCCATCTCCTGATAAGTTATAACCAGCTTTACAACAAGTAGATATAATACTTTCATAAGCTATCTTACCTTTTGCTTTAATTATCCTGTAAGCGGATGTGTAACTACCAATAGTTCCTGGTTTTCTTACCCTTTGTCTTCTGCAATGCTTAAATTATATTCATCAACCACTTCCTGCAACGCTACAGCATTCGGTTCACCTAAGATAAGATTTGCCTTATGCATCTGCAGCGGAGTAACTTTTTCAGTATACAAGCTCTGTCTTGTAAAGATACTTGCTTCGAAATGTCTTCTCTTATCTGGATCAGATGGGGCTGAAGTAATAACAACACATTCGAGCTTATCTAAAATACCTTCTGATGCAATAAAACGACCATAGCCATCCACTATGGAAAATGTGCTTTCTTCTGGATGTGGCACTACTAACAAAGCATCCATAATCATATGATCAAAATTGTCATGCATTGCTTTAATTTTTCTATGATTTCGTGTTTCCAGCCGCTGATAAGCAGGATCGACAGACATCAGTTCCCTTGGAATTACTGCGCATGCCTTTGTACCAGAGATTAATAAGTTGCTCATAACTGTGTTGTAAACGATGTTTTCCATTTTGTTTTCCTCTTTTCTTTTTTTATATAATAAAAAAGAGCTGTTTTCACAGCTCTAATTTTATTTCATAGTTTAATAGTTACATTCTACTAAGTTGGTGAGATACTCAATACCATAACCACATAAAGCAGTCAGAATTTCATCTAATATGTCAAATTCTCCGTCTGTTTCGCATGATTCAAGGGCTTGAATGATTCCGTAGCCTTTTTCATACTCACTGGTATTCATCATCTCCTTAGTTACTGTGTCACCGAGTTTTTCCTCGGCATAATCAACTCTGTAGAGTCTTTCCTTTGCTGTCTTCATTTTGAAAACCTCCTTGATATGATTAATTCTTTAAGATTTTTTGGATCCTTTGTCCAAATTAAATCTTTATCTTTGTATTTCATTTCATAAGTAAGTCCATTTACAGTTGACTTATATAGAGCTTTTATAGAGCAAATGCCACGAATAGTGCTCAAATTTTCATCGTAATTACTGCCTATCATAAAACCATCAGGTCCAATAATACAAAAATCTTGACTGCCATAATTCGCCGTCTCGCAATCGGTAAGAACAAGATAGCTTCCTGCTGGTGTGACAGCTATCATTCCAGACCGGAGCTTCTTCCTTAAATCAACCATGCTGCCTCCTTTCTATTAAAAAACGAAGTGGCGAAATAAACATCAGATCTTCTATCCAGGACCACCAATAGTGGTAATTTGAGCCACCATTTCCATTGTGTAATGAAATGTTTTCTTTATAGTAATAGACTAAATATTGGAATGGTTCTCCAAAACTTTTGTCAATATCTTCTATCTGTCCTATACCGTAATATTTATGATAAACTATGTCACCTATATTTAATTCTTTAGGATGTTGCATTTCTTCTCCTTTCTATTAGCTTGCACAAAGACAGAGAACGGACAAGAGTAAGTGAACTTCTGAAGCACCACCAATAGCGACAATCTGGGCCTCTATCGTTGCCATTATACAAACGGTTATTTTCTTTATAAAAATAAACTAGATATGGCGCTGAGGAAGATCTAATATCTATTATCCTTCCCATACCAGAATTGCTTCGCCATACTATATCACCTATTTTCATTGTTGCCTCCTCTCTATTAATGATGCTAGCGGAGGAAGGTACTTCATTCTTTTAATGTCGTCAGAACCAAACCACCAACCATGGTTGTCTGGACAGGAACCTGGCTCTATTGCACCATCATGTAGGTTATCATTTGCTTTAAAAAAGTACACAAGTTCACTACTGTCAGGTCTGAATTTTATAACTTTGCCTAACCCATAAAATGGGTCTTTAATGTATTCTCCTATCATTTGCCTTGCCTCTTTTCTATGAAATGTCTCAATGGTTTCTTATGCAAGAGCTTGATTTCATCTTTACTATAAACCGCACAGTTTATAACAGCTCTACCATCAATTAAACCATTGTATAAAAACTCATAGGAATGATTATAAGTGACTACATAAGAATAAAACGCTCTACCTTTATACCATATCAGTTTCCCTACTTTTCCGTAAGGGTCGTATACATATATGTTTTGCATTGGCGTATTCCTTCCTTTTAGTAATTAGATCAATCAGCGGTCTCTTCCTGAGGTATTTGATATCTCTTTTGCTATAGCATGATGCGTTAGTTATATATCTTCCTTCATAGTATCCAGAGTAAAACTTTGGATCATGTTTATAATGGTCTACTATGTAGTGAGAGAGCCATAATGATCCGTCATAAAAATTTAATTTACCTAAACCATTAGGTGTCTTTACATAAATATGTCTCATCTTATTCTCCTTCCCGATTTTATTTACGTGTTTATAATAGCAAACATCTGTTCTCTTGTCAAGCATCTATATAACAGAAACTTCCGGTTCCTGTATCTACAGTACAACAAGCATGTTCGTACTTCATTATCAGACGATTAAATTTCTCTTCTGACATAGGAGTTTTCACTTTGAACGGATGTGCCCAAGGTGAATCCACTTGCATTCTATTAGGAAGCAAATATACAGGATTTCCTGCAACAAGTGCTTTTTGTGCTTCTCTTCTGGTTACTTTCTTTAACATATTGTTTCCTTTCTAAGTAGCATAGTTAAACATCTTGGAGGAAAACGGGTAACCCTAGATTTCATGCTACCCTTTTTGAGTAATTCAAGATGCTTAAATATACTGCTTATGCAGTATATTGTGACAGTTGGTCTAAAGTACCAACATAGTGAGCGTCTACAATTTCATCGTCATAGACCTCATCAGTTCCGTTGGAGTTCATGATGCAAGATACGAGATCATTGATGAACCAATCATCTATGCTGTCAGCGTACCAAGAGAACTGATTTCCATTGGCAGTTGTCATAGTAATCAGATCAGTATCTTCCATGTGCTCAACCTCTGTTACTATTCCTGTCAGAGGGTACAGGTCTTTGCATTCTCCATCTGTTGTTGGAGCTGCTGATACTGGGGTTGCTATCATCATAGTTGTTAATACTACTGCTAATAATTTCTTCATGATTTTTATTTCCTTTCTTATATATCTTATATAACTACTATAAATTTATAGATATCTACATACTGGTCTAACTGATATACAGGTGCCTTATCAAAGATAGGCAACAGTTTATCAATCATATCTTTGTATTGCCTTGTGAGTTCTGCTAAGATAGCTTCATACACTATATTGGACAACTCACAGAATTTCAAAGTCATAATTTCTTGAATAGTGTAGACATTATTCATAGCAAAACTCCTCCTTTAGATAAAATTCACTATCTCTCTTGCAAGATAGGAATACATAACAGAAACAGATATCTTGTGCCATGATCCGTTTTGAAACATCATTACTGAAATGTTCATAGGATCCTTTGGACGTTCAGTACATACGAACTGAAGTCCGTTGCCTCTAATAAATAAGGCTCCTTTAGGTACTATGTATCCCAAAAGAGCCTCTTTCCGCTGTATTCTGACAGTTGTGTATTTGATCATGCTGACCTCCTTCTTGCTATAGAATCACTCAGAGATACTACAGGTTTCAGCGTGCTGGTTACCTTGTCAAAGAAGTAGGCATGACTATCTAAAACTAAATCATCTTCTACGCACTGGGCATTAACCTCTCTGATCATTCCATTGATGCCTGTAGAATCAGTCCCAGGCATGAGAATCACTTCTTCTGTTGAAGATGGGATAACAAAGAAGCTTCCAATAAGTTGAGCGAAACGTTCCATTGCTCCAGAGTAAAACAGAGCTATTGCTCCACAAGAAGTTTTATTGGTTACAACATAACCAGTATGAGACTGTGGTACCGAAGTTGCATAAAATCCTTCATCATTAAAGGATCCAAAAATAGCAGACTCCATTGTGCAAAAGATTCCTGGATGTTCGGATTCCAGCTTATCAAGATAGATTGACTGTCTATCTTCCGGAGTTTCAAATGAATCGTTTCCTGAAAATTGCTTATAGAATATACTTAATGTCATAATTAATACCTTCTTTCTAAATAATACGTTTCGCTTGCGAAGTGGGCTAAAGCCCCTTCTTCAGCTGCTTCTATTTCTATTGGTTGTCCTTCGCTCACAACAGCCGATTTGATATAATCATCTACTGTTTTGGATGTGCCATTATTAGACACAACACAAGATACTGTGTCTCCAACAGAGAAACCTTTTCCTTTGTAGCTCCAAGTGCGCTTATCAGGAGAAACTATTGAGACACTTCTCCCTGAAACAAAATAGACAGTGCCTGTCATTGGACGGGTACTGTCTTCGCTTGCTCCTGTAGGCTTCACTACAGCCAATAAAAAAAGGAGTGCTATTAACACTCCTATCAATGAAGGGATTACTACTTCTTTAATTAATTTTTGTTTTACTTTGTCTGCCTTGTTCATAATGATTTCCTCCTAGCTGCAATTTCAGCCGAACGTTTTTCGTACATTCTCTTACTGATAGTCTTTTTAATCCAGTAAGCATTGCGAACTTCTTCCCAGATACAGGAAAGTTCGAAACTTGATTTTGCTTGTGCGATTCTGGTTTTATAATTCTGCATGATTACCCTCCTTATGCGAAAGTTGTGAACTTGTCACAACGCATTCTCTTCTGGTCTGGTGCTACACGCTCAAATCCTTCTACAGGTGTCATAGCTGCTACTTCTCCAGGGTATGCCTGTGCAGCTATAATACTACCGACAATCACAAGGGTTCCATTGGAGAACTGCCTGTTATAGACAGACTTGATTCTCTCTATTGTTTCTTTACCTTCTTCTGTTCCTACGAACTCTGTCCGGACAAACAGATCAGAAACTTTTCGCTCTTCTGCCTTGGCATTGATCAGCACAGAAGTAGGTACAGTGATTAGTGTACCATCCATGTCCTGTATTGTTACAGGATGTGGAGTTGTGTTCACTACTACTACGTTGTTGCTGAATGCAACAAAATTAATACTTTCAATTTCCCTTGTTTTCTTTTCTAAATTAATCATATTTTCCTCCTGTTTATTGAACTTTGTAATTGTGCAAACTTGCACAGCTAATTTGCATTGTTCCATCTGAGCACTTTGCCCAAGCATAGGCATAATAACCCAAGTATTCATTCCAGTAGAATACAATTTTCACTTCACTTGCATGAAGCTTTCTTGCATAAGTAGCAATAGATTTTTTAATTCTTCGCTGCTTCTTTGACAACTTTTCTACACGATTTCCTGGGTACATTTCCATTGTTGTTTTCATAGTATTTTCCTCCTGCCTTTTAAAGTGGCATAACTCATTGAATAATGCTCTATCAAGGTTTGACCTTGCCTTGTCTACTCCTCGTAGAAATAGAGCATCTGCTTAGACAACTAAGCAGTAGAATACAAAAAGTGCATTTTCAAAATTGCCTTGTTGAGAAACAAACTCTAGGATGTCCTCAAAGTATTCCGTTTCCGTCTTCCCTTGCTTCCAATATGGACAGTATTTTCGCCATGTTGTATAGCTGGGGTAACAGTTCTTGAGCAAATAATCGCTCATTTGCTTGACTGCCCTTGCTTTGCGTTGGGTAGTCCAAGAATTGTAAATCATAGAATCACCTCCGCTGGAGATAATCCTCACCTACATATTCAAGAGCTTCCAAGTCTTCTTCTGTCCAGACATAATCTGGGTTTGATTTTAACTGTGCAATTGCCTTGCACAGGTCCTGATACCCTATCAGACCTCTTTTAAAGTTTTTCAGCATACTTTTCACCTCCTCTTTTCGTATGGACTGATTTTAGTTCCTTTTGGCTTGTAAGCCATTTGCGGTTTATTCTTGCCTGTACTCCAGTAACATTCATGGAAAGTAACTTCCATGTCATTGATAGCCCCTGAAATATGACTATGCTGACGGAACTCCCAGCCTACTTTGCGTTCCTTTGGGAGACAGGAAGTAAGACCTACAAGCTGCTGTGGAGTCATTTCCTTGCGCAGATATAGCCCGTTTTTCTGGACATAATCTACGATTTCCTTTGCTAGTACATGTGTGCTAGGGGAAATTTTAGCTTTTTTCCACTGAATAAAACCAGTGTTGTCCATAACAGACATATATACCACAAACGGGTACTGTTTAATCTGTCGGCAGAGGACAAAGCGTTTGCCTTGACCTCTAATAAACAAAGCACCTTTAGGGAAAGTAAGCCCGTAGTGCTTTTCTGGATTTTTCATGGTTCTAATGTTATACATGTTGCACCTCCAGATTCACAAGGTCACCCAAACGAACATAGAGATGTTCTGGGTATACTGGTTTACTAGCTGCGAGGTCTTTTTTCAGACCTTCCACTACTTTCGTGTAGTGGTAAACGGTTTCTGCGTCTTGACAGAAAATTGCCTCGTTGATGAGTTGCTCACAAGACGCAATGCGAGCTTTTAATTCTTTACGGTTCATAGTTTTTCCTCCTATTGCTCTTTTTAAGGCTAGAGCATGACCCTATCATGTTCTTATTCCTACCTATGACCGAAGTCATAGGCGGAGTATAAGCTCATGATTTATAAACTTGTTTATGCTACAACTTCGACTTTATCAGCTCTTGACAGCAGGTAGACTGTCAGTAAATCAGTAACTTTATTAGCAACTACACGCTGACTGAAGTCCTCTTTATAGTCGAACTCACCGATTTCTACAGTGCCGTCTTTTTTCTGTGACACTTTACGGGATGCACCACGCTCAAAGGAAGCTATGAAGTGGCGAATATCAGACCCAGCCATATCAGAGGCTTTAAGCTTGAGACCATCAAACCAGTCACCAGACTGACCAATGAAAGTACGGAATGAGTCTCTGAGGGCTTTATTGAGTCCAGACATACCCTTGCCTGACTGATACCAAGTAGCAATGGTTTTACCAAGGGACTCAGGAACTAAGTCAGAGTCTAAGCCCATTTTTGGCATTACTGAATGACAAATCAGAGTAACAAAGATTTTATCGGTGTTTGGTAAGTCCTTGAATGTGGTTTCGTCACACTGGCAAGCCTCAAGATTGCTATTAGCAGTGATAAAGTCTTCACGCAGGTCAGTGGCTTTTTCAGTCCAGCCTGCGAAAGCTGTTGACATTTCAATATCTGAGTACTCAGCCCAGTCCTTGCCTGGATAGAGTTTTTCACCCTCTGAAATAAGGTCTGACAGTTTCTTAGTGCCTAACTTAGTAGCAAGAATCCGCTGTTTTTCTGCGGTCATAGTTTTGAATGTTACGAGGTCTTTCACCTGCGCTTTTACGTCCTCATGGCAGTTTGCTGGCATTTCTAAAGCATTGATAATTAAAGCTGATTTTAACATAGTATCTTCCTCCTGAATTTAAAATATTTTTGCGCACTTTACAAAAGTGTTTATAGCACTTGCAGGACTTGCACCTACTGATAGCTATATCTATAGTGCTAGACCTTCCGCCTTAGATACGGATAGAATCAATAAAGACGTCAACCATTTTTGCAAGGTGTGCGCTTTGCACTGTATACCCTGCGCAGGTTATGTCTGAATGAGCAAATTGTAAATCATACCGTAACACGTCGGAAACCAACGTGTCTGTTAAAACAGAGACATATTATCGGGAATCACAATAAAAATGATTTACAAAGTTGTTTATAGTTGCGTACCGTACTGAAATGTTAGTCATAGCCCACCTGCTGACTCCATCCTGCATCTTCACAAGATGATTTTTTATCCCCTACCCTGTCATCTCTTGCTGTCGAAACCTTCTTTCCCCCCTATAAAAGCGGAAGCCGTTCGAGTCCACTAACAAGATATCCCAGACTTCGGGAAATGGTTCAATTGATATCGGTTTAGAAATACCGCTTATTATCTGCTAACAAGTGCCTGAATAGTATTTGTGTCTTATTTCAGTAGACTCTTGCTATCTGCTAACAAGTGCCTATGCAGTGTTTACGTCCTGCATAGTGGACGAATCATAATTACCACTCCTTTCTCCTGTCGATGTACTTATCTTACTACCTTAAAGGTAGATTGTCAAGTACTTTTTTCAAAAAAGTTTTATTTCTTCCTTTAGGTATTTTTGAGTGGATACCTAACCACCGCTTGAACTTGTCAACCGCCTATCCTTGCTGACACGCTTATCATACTACCCTTAAGGTAGTTTGTCAATAGCTTTTTTAAAATATTTTTATTTACACGTTTTGAGAATGCTGCAAACCCGCAGAAATACAGGCTTTTTGGCATGAAAAAAAGTTTTTTCGTGAAAAATTACTTCCTATTAAAGTGAAAAATAAAGGTCAACAGGATCAGACAGTCTACATACAGAGTGTAAGATGTAGTACTGTATGTACTTATATACATAGTGTAATACATAGCTGTTAGAATATTTAGAATAGAATAAATATTTAGAATAGAGTGATAATTAATAGAATTTAATCAATTATATCTGCAATACGCGATTTAATAAAAGCTGATACTGCAATATTGTTAGAATCACAATATTTTTTGAGTTTTTCATATTGTTCAATTCGTAAACTGACACCAACGTTTTTCATGTTCTTTTTGTCCCATTCTTTAGCATATTTCTTGTTATATTCATAATTTGACATAAATTATAGCCTCTTTTCTATTCAATTTGTTGAGTTGTATATATAATTAAACTTCTAGCAAGAATTGTTAGTTAATTTACTGCAAAAGAAAACAATTGTCAGAAACATTGAGTTTTAAAGCAAAATTGTATTCGCAATCTTAAAAACACTATGGTTCGATCAGAGAAACCAGACACAATTCAATACAATTTGTTATATTGTACGAATATTCTGATTGCTTTAGCACTGTAAAATTCTATAGTATTATCACTGTAAAATTTTTCAATTGTAAAATTTCAATACTGTAAAATTTTGCTACGGTACGGATGTATAACACTGATTTATTAAAGTATACTAGGGCTATCCACTTTAACACTTTAAAGCCTTAAAAACGGGGCGTTTGTAAAACGATACATCTTACCATTGCACAATTCATAGCATTCCTACTATTTCAGTCAGAAACAATCAAAATCAGCCCAAACTGTTCATATCTGCCCACTAAAGGTTTGAAAATAAGCATTTTCGCACGTTTTAGACCGGGGGTACTTATGCCAAATTTTCCTTAAAAATGCAGTGTTTTCCGGGGATGCAGAGCTTTTTTGACACCAAGTTCAGATTTCGGATCCATGTTCCCAGATTCTCCGATCATCACATCTCTCTCACTCGATTTCCAGATCAGAGTTTCTTCCTTATTATATATGTTTTCCTGATTCACCTGTTTTTATTTTTCTAAACAAGTTTGTAAAATTCTGTTGACATTTTTCGTAGCCAGTGCTATAATACACTTATCCCGAAAGGGATAGAAATCACAGGAGGCACATATGAACGACATTACTTTTATTGGAGTCAATCTTACTCAAGAACTCCAGAAACAACTTGATTCTCACAAGTCAGCCATTCTATCTACTGCACCTCCAGATGCAGTAAAAGGCTACAATTTAGGTGTACAAAACACTCTTCTACTCTTAGACTCACTTCTCTCATCTTTCGAACCCAACGAGTTCCTGATCAATACTACAGATTCCCACTTAACTGAGTATGACTATGATGAGCTTGAAGCTTTAACCCGTAAACAAGTTTATAAATCATAAGGAGCATTTTATATGAAGACTTTTACTAATACCCATACATTACTATACCACACTAATGATTCAATTTCAATCCCTCTCAGATACTCTATCATTGAAGGCACCACATGGTTCATCGGTAAAGATGTTGCAGCTATCTGTGGTTACAAAGACACCTGGCGAGCTATAAAATACCATGTTTCATCTGAGAATACTGATCATACTATTTTTAATTCCCGTAAGCTTATTATCATCAATTACGCAGGTTTCAAAGAAATAGATCCTACCGAAGAACATCTAAACTGGTTTATAAATCATCTCTCAGAAGCGTCTACGCCAACAGAAGCCCCAACAGTGTTCAATCATCCAGAATTTGGTGAGCTGAGAACTGTTGAAATCTCAGGGGAACCATGGTTCGTAGGTAAGGATGTAGCGGAAGCTCTGGGATATAGTAATGCAAGGAAAGCTGTTTTAGTACATGTTGATGCAGAAGACAAGGGGGTAACGAAATGGGACACCCCTGGAGGAACGCAGCAAATGACCATTATCAACGAATCCGGCCTCTACGCTCTCATCCTCAGCAGCAAGCTTCCATCAGCAAAAGAGTTCAAGCACTGGGTTACTTCAGAAGTACTCCCATCCATCCGTAAGACAGGGGGCTACGTTAACCCATCACAATCCGATCTTTTCCTAGACACCTATCTTCCATTTGCAGATCAGAACACTCGACTTCTTTTTAAAACTACTCTTGATACTATCCAGCAACAGAACAATACAATTCAGCAGCAGAATCACACTATTTCACATCAGGAAGACATCATTCGTAATCTTACATCAGACATTCCATTAGCAGATAAACGTCAGATCCTCAATAGAATTGTACGCTTCGGAGGAAGTCCTCATACACGTTGGCCATTCCTCTACAGAGAGTTCGACAATAAGTTTCATATGAATACTAAAGTACAGCTTGAACATTACAATGAGACACATAAACCTAAGCTACAGAACCGTTTAGATTACATAGAGCACATTGGTATGTTCAATGATCTAGCTGAAATAGCATGTGTAATCTTCGGTCCAGACATCGAAAAGCTGTCTGCTCAGTATTATGAAATCTGTAAGTAAATTTTGATTTTACAGTGAGAGGCTTACAACTTTACAGTGAGCCTCTTACAAAAGAAATTTGATCCATATACTCAAATAAAACCATTATATAGGGGGTAAGAAAGTTGATTGACACCACAAAAATTTTACCCGGTCAGGAATTTAAGAATATGCAGGAACTGTCAGTAGCTCTTACTGGTCAGAAGATGCCTGCCGGAAAAGGCTATGTTCTACAGCAGGAAAAATTCAAATTATATTTCTCATGGAAAAAAATTACAGGTACCCACAAATTGATCATTGACGAAATATATAAAGAACCTAAGACTAAACCTAAACGTAAACAAAAAGAGTATTGTCCACATGGAAAATATAACTCAGCAATCTATGCAAACTTACAGCATCTGGAACTCAATAAGAAATATTCCGTAACAGACCTTTATGAACTCTTAGGGTTTACGAGTGACAGATTCACGAGACCAAAATATTTTTTAGATTGTGTGAATGCAACAGAACTCTCTCTTTCTTCTTATAGATATTTTCATAAAAAAATAAATTGTATCATTGCACAAATATTATATATAAATTTGAGGAAATTTGAAGAGAAAGGTTGTATTTCATATCATATGGACTATGCCTATACATTCAAAGAAGGACACAAACCAGTAGACATTCCAATAGACTACATGGAAGATGTAAAAGCTCAAGCTTTGGCACAAACTTCATATAAAGATGAATGGTCTATCTTACATAGTTCCAAAGCAAAAGAATACACTGATTTTATTCTTAAAAAATTGGAGCCGCTAGGAGTAAAAAGATATACAAAATGTTACGTATTTACTGAGATTAAGCAGTTTAATACTCTTCCATTATCAGATCCTCATACTCTAAACAATTTAATAATACAAAAGTTGAAAGATGCAAGTTCCAAATGCGATGCACTGAATAATAAGAGAATGAATTCAATAATTGACACCGCTGTCAGGTTGCAATAGAGCGAAAGGCGAAGCCTGAGGTCTGAACACATGAAAGTTTTTTCAGCGCTACTTTCTACACTCGGCGGTTAAACGCCTCGCCTAAAGCAGCTGCTTCTGAAAAAATTTTGCGTTCAGACGTTGATTATTTTTTGTTACACCAAAAAAATATAGTAATTATTTTTTATATAAATAATAATTGTTGTTTTTTACAGGTGTAATAAATCCAACTCGAACTGATTGAACGAATGAGCGAAGCGAGTGAGAGAAAGAAAGTAAGACCCTCATAGCTCGCTACCAAAGAAAGGAATGATTACAATAGCAAAGCAGAAAAAATGTAAAAGATACTTATTCAAGCTCCACAGTGAACGTCTTCGCAGATCACGCTGGAAGCTAGGATATCCATTAGAGGAAGCTCTAAACACAGAAGACATTATTTCTCTGTCTGATAGCCAGATTCTCAGATTCATTGATGAACTCAACGGAGACACCAGTGAAGCCAGAGAAGAAGAAGCTTCTTATATAAAGAAAGAAATCAAGCGTCTCAAAAAATCTGATTCTTCTAAGAAAGATACTCTCATAGCAAATCTCTATAAAAGATTCTATAATCTTCAATTTGTTCCAGATTACATGTGTCTGATCATTGATAAAATGTCTGATTATAACAGAGCCAATAAAGGCTTTTCTATCAATGGAATTAAATATCACAGACTCCTAGGCACCAACGGGGGCATAAAGAATTCTACTATTGTTTATGTCTCTGAAAGGCTATATCCCCAGCTCTATGAGCGTCTCTGTTGCGGCAGGAACCTAGAACAAAAATTTGTGCCAGCTAAACTTGAAGCGTACCAGGCACTGATCTGTTCCGGTAGTATTCCAGTAAGTATGCCAAAAGGGATCATAGTCGTTCCTGACTGCATTACTCATTTCACAGAAGACATTATTCGTGTAGATGACTCTCAGTCTGATGAACCAATAGTAGAGTTCCTCAAGGATCAAGAAATAGAGCTTACGGAATCAGACGGTTACGGAATCATGCTTCCATCACTCTCTTACCGTTGGGCAAGAGAGCTTGACGAAGAAGAAGATTTTTTATCTGGCTGTAATCTCAGAGGACTTCCATGGACAAAGGGCATGGTTTTCACAATGGATTACTTAGCTTTTGGGGAATCTATAGCGAAAAACTTCTATATAAAAGATGCCTGGGGAGATATGAGAGATATCAGAGAGTCTGAACTGATTATTACTACTTCTATGCTTAAATTATGGGATTCCTACTCTTCTTTCGAAGATTACTGGTCCAATATAGAAAAATATCATTATCAAATATCTATAGCCAAGACTGCTCCTGCAAGACTTGATGAGTACAGAAGCACAAATTACCAGTTCCTGCAGAATTACCACCTTACACCGGAAGAAGTAACTGAATTGGTCCGTCCTACAGTAGAAGAAATTCAAGAAATCCTTGGATTAGATTACAGGAAGTCACTCCTATTTCTGAGAGGAACAAATCTTACAGAAGATTCCTATATTGATGAAGAACCGTATATCAATGCTCTCATGATTGAGCCACAGATGATTCATGATCCTTACATCAGAGACAGAATCTACAATATGATAAAGAAAAAAATCAGACAGGCCAAGATTGGTGTACTCAAAGTAAGGGGTAACTTTGCCATCATTGGAGGGGATCCGTATAGCTTGATGCAGAGTATCTTTGGTTTACCGGTCACAGGATTACTCCATGCTGGGGAATGCTGGCATAAACATTGGCTTGATCGAGAAGTCAGCGAGGTCTGCTGCTTCAGAGCACCTATGACAAGCAAATACAATGTACGTAAGCTTAAGATAGTAGGGACTCCTGATATGACTTATTGGTATAGATATATAAACACATGTATGTTGTTAAACTCATGGGATAGTACTAAAGAAGCTCTCAATGGAGCCGACTGCGATGGAGATTTAATGTTCACTACTAATAATGACATCTTACTTAAGCATACAGAAAACTTACCTCCGATCTATTGTATTCAGCGCAAAGGAAACAAGGTAGTTCCGACTGAGACAGATATGATACAAGCTAATAAAGGTTCTTTCGGTGATGCGATTGGTCCTATTACTAATGTTATCACTTCACAGATATGCTTACAGGCAAGGTTCCCGAAAGACAGTGAGGAATATAAAGTCTTAGACTACAGGATATTGTGTGGGCAGCTGTTCCAACAGAACTCTATTGATAAAGCTAAAGGAATCATCGCTAAACCTATGCCAAAACATTGGTATGACAATAGCTACAACCGTATAGAAGAAACAGATACACCAGAAGAAATATCTAAGAAGGAATTCAATCAGAGAATTTGTGCAGATAAGAAGCCGTACTTCTTCATCTACAACTACCCTACTCTTATGAAAGAATACAAAGACTACATCAAAACATCAGATGCCGTGAGCAGGTCCAGATTTAATATTCCGCTGGAAGAGCTGCTGTCATCACAAGAGTTGACTGAAGAACAGGCAGAGTTTCTTAAATTCTATAAAGAATTCTATCCAGTCAATGCAGAAACCTGTGTAGTCAATGAACTCTGTTGGGAAATTGAGAAAACACTGGCTGATGTAAAAGAAAGTAAGGTACCGTTTGACAGTTCTATTCTGAAGTCAGATGTCACCTACACAAATAAGGATAAGGCTTTTATAAAACGTATCTATGATAAATATAACAAAACTTATGCAAACAGAATGAGCCGCCATAGCTCTGTGTATGAAGATACTTCTTTAACTCCTATTGGAATGACTTTTGAATCAGAGTGTGCAGAATATGTTCCAGACGCAGAAAAGCTTTGTAACATTCTGGTTGATTTGGGATATAACACAAAAAAGGGTAAAACTTTCGTCTGGGAGATGTCCGGAGATACTATTATTGATAACCTTCTTTCTCGAACAGATGGTTATGCGCAGTTTCCTGTAAAGGATCCAGACGGTGATATAGAGTTTTGCGGCGAACACTTCTCAATGAAAAAAGTAAAAATGAAAGGCGAAGAATAATGGATTTAATACTCAACGAAAAACAATATATAGAAAAAATGTTAGAACTCGGTGATTGTAGCCCTAAAGATTTAGGAGCAAACATAGCTCTTCTAACTAGATATATGTATCAGGAAAAGTATACTCAGAAAGAAATTTATAATGGTATAGAAGAATTTGCTTCCAAAGTAGATTCTGATTTTGATATCAATAACTGGTACTCATTTATAGACAAATGTATTGGTAAAGCTAAGAAGAGAGATCTGTTGAACATTGATTATATACCTATTACGCAGAAAGAGTTAGATACCATCAAGGAAATCAAGAATCCTGCCAGGGAAAGACTTGCATTCACTCTTTTAGTCATTGCCAAGTTTAACAATCTAAAATCAGAAACCAATAATAACTGGATCAATTATTCTATGGACGTATATTTCAACCTTGCCAGAGTAACTTGTAAAGTAGATGATCGTCCGTACATAATTTATGACTTAAAGGAATTGGGGTTGGTTGAAGTGAGTAAAAAGATAACTCGCTTCAATATAAGAATCACATTTGTTGATAATGAGTCTGATCCGGTGCTTAAAATTACAGATATGCGTGAGTTGGGCTATCAGTATCAGAACTTGGGCCCGAAGTCTAAGATAAAGCTGTGTAAACGCTGCGGGAAGCCGTATAAAGTGAAATATTCTAAAGGCGGTTCACCTTATTGCACCGATTGCCAGAATAAAAGTGCCAAGGATGAAACAAAACTTATTACGTGTGATTGTTGCGGTAAAGAATTTATTGCAGTATCTAAAAATAATCGTTCTGTACTTTGTTCCGAATGTCAAAATATTATTGACTTAGAAAAAACTCGTCAAAGAGTTGCTAAACATAGAGAAAAAAGGCATATGTAACGCTATCAAACTAAACCAATGTCTCCGCAAATGCGCTCTACAGGCGCGTTTGCGAGATTTCGTTGATTGAGTATATATGAAAGGGAAGGTATAAGGATGAAAAACAACAATAGACTTTATTTTGCCAGACAGAAATTTTTAGGAAAATGTCCTGTCTGTGGAAAAACATTGAAAAAAGTAGATGGAGTAAATATCCTCCGCTGTGACAACGCAGTCTGTTCCGGAGTGACTGTGAGAAGAAATGGGGAGTCTTCTCAGGAACCTTACTACAGGATGCTGAATGACAGGGGTATGGAAATCTACGAACATCTATTTAATAAAAAATAAATTATAGAAAGAGTTGATTATTATTAAACCGATTTCTAAGAAAGAAATTGAAAAACTAATGGACAAAGGTATCATTAGAAACACGCACAAAGGTTACATTAACAAAAAAGGATATCATGTAGGATATTATAAGACCTCAGGCAACAACAGATATATTGAGGACTACTATGCTGATAAAGCAAAATCACTGTAAAGGAGTGCCTAACTATTACTAAATTTTATGATACCAATGCTCTCCTGAATCTCCAGGAGGCAGCATTCAAAGAAAGATTCTTCATCTCTGATGAAACTCTTAGAGAAATCGAAAATATCAAAACATCCTCTCGAAAAGATGAGGATATCAAATACAAAGCTAGACATATAGCTCGTCTTTTAGATCAGAATCATGATCGGTATTCCATAGTAAATTACAATTTTGAAATGGAAAAACAATTGTTAAATTTCGAATTGGATCCAGTTAGACCAGACAACAGGATTGTTTTTAGTGCTTATACTCTATCTAAAGTTCAGGATATTGAATTCATTTCAGATGATTTGTGCTGCAAAAATATTGCAAGGAAAGTCTTTAACCTGCCAGTGTACGGAATCGTAGAGCCTACTAACGAGATATATAAAGGATATAAAGTAATTAAAGGTGATACTAATGCTATCAATCAGGCTATGGCTGAACTAGATTATTCAACTTGGCATATCAATGAATATCTCATTATTGAAAATACCGATGACGGCACTACTAAAGAAATGCGCTATGACGGTCAGGGGTTTGTGGCACTAAAACTGCCATCTTCTAAATTTATTAAAGCAAAAAACTCCTTACAACGTTGTGCATTAGATATCTTGAATAACCCAGATATTACTATCGCTGCTATTCTCGGTGGTTACGGCAGCGGAAAAACTTATCTTTCTATGCAAATGGCACTATACAATGTAAAGGAGAAAGGCAGAAATAGTAAAATCTTAGGTGTACGAGAAGTTTCTGGTGAAGGTAAAGAGATCGGATTCCTTCCAGGCGACATGGAAGATAAAGTTGGGAGATTCTTTGAACCACTCTCTCAGTCTCTTAATGGCGGAGAGTTTGAATTACAGAGTTTGAAAGTATCTGGTGTGTTAGATACTAATGTACCGTTCTTTATGAAAGGTACTACTTATAATGACACTGTTATTCTCTGTGATGAAGCAGAAGATTTATCAGAAAGTCAAATTAAACTTATTGGTACACGACTCGGAGAGAACAGTAAAATTTATCTTGCAGGTGATTACAAACAATCTCTGTTAAGTAAAACGATTAATAATCCTCTCATTAAAATGTGCAATGAATTTAAAGGAAATGAAAAATTTGGATGTATCTATCTTGGAGAAGATGTGCGATCAGAAACCAGTAAACTCTTCGCTGATCTTTTCGAAAAGGATCACTTCTAAAAATATAAGGATTACAAGGAGAAACATATGGAAGAATTATTTGATTTTCCAATTATGAAAAGTGGAGTAGATGAATTAGTTGCTGATATCATCAAAAGCAACTATGACAATCGTAGATTAATCATTAACGATGAAATCAATAACAATCTATTAGAGTCCATCTGTTTATATATTTTGAAATATAATCAGGAAGATAAAGATGTTCCTGAAGATAAAAGAAAGCCTATTTGGATTATTTTAAATTCAGTAGGTGGAGTCGTAAACTTCGGAATGGGACTCATTGATTGTATTAAACATAGTATCACACCTGTTTATTGCTTAATAATTGGAATGGCTGCAAGTATGGCAAGTTATATTCCAATGGTCTGTGATAAATCATATATCTTTCCTAATAGTACAATTTGTATTCATGACGGACAAACCGGTATTATGCAGACTTCCAGAAAAGCAAATGACATCATGAATTTTTATAATAAATGTGATGAAAGATTAGCCGAACTTGTATATGCCAATACTTCTATTACCAAAGATTTTTTAGACGGTATTGCTGATCGAGAATATTATATGTTCCCAGAAGAAGCTAAAGAATTGGGAATTGTTGATACTATTGTTGGCGTTGACTGCCCTATTGATGAAATATTATGAAATATTCCAAAAAAGAATTGATTGCTAAGGTTTCAGAAAAAACAGGCTATCAAGAAGAAAATATAGCTGAAATATATGAAGCTTTAGAAGAAACTGTGTATGATTTACTCCTGTCAGCAAATGAACATAAGGATGTAGAAATTCGACTGTTCACAGGATTTGGTATGTTTAGTAAATTAGTACCAAGTCATGAGAAAAAGATGCCTGACGGAGAAATTAAAACAATAGAACCTACTTTAAAATTCTCTGCACGTTACAGTGCTCGTTGGAGGAAAGATAATATTAAAGAGTACAGAGAAGCTTTAAAATTGTGGGAAAGAGTGAAAGGAAGAAAAGGATGAATGGAGTAGAAATTAAAACAACAACTACTACCCAGATGAAAATCAAGAAGGCTACAATTGATGAACAGGGATCTGTTTACGTAGATGGCGAGGTAGTTGATCTTATCAATGCACTGAAGAATACATTTGAAGGCTGTATTTTTGATTTAGCTGTCACAGAAAAAACAGAGGTCCCTGTAGAGGACTGATGTTGAGTGTCCTGTGGTATATATTGCATTGAGAATAAAATAAATCACAAAAAGTATGTTGGTCAATCTATTGATATTAAATCACGATGGACTCAGCATAGACATACAAGTTCTTTAGTAAGAGATACATTTCTTTATAGAGCAATGGATAAATACGGTGTTGAGAACTTTGATTTTTATATACTTGAAGAATGCCAACCTGACGAGTTAGATATTAAAGAAATTTATTGGATAGCTACATTAGATACATATAATTATGGGTATAATATGACTCTTGGTGGATCAGGCTTGGCAGGTTACAAAGCTTATAATAGAAATTGTATTCCTAAAAATTTTGGAATGCTTTCTAACAATATAGATGAAACTGTGCCCATTATAAAGTTAGATACTGACTATGAAGTGTTGGAGTATTATGTAAGTGTTCAAGACTGTGCCAGAGCTAATGGCATAGCTTCCACAAACATTTCTAAAACTGCATCAGGGAAAAACAATACATGTCATGGATATATTTTTATGTATTTCAATGACATTAAGGATATGACCACTGATGAAATTATTTCTTATAGATTACATCAAAGAAAGAATTATAAAGATTCTACCATAAAATCTATAGATCGAATCTCCTCTTCTGGAGAAATTATCAATAATTATGAAAGTATTAGTCAAGCAGCTAAAGAATTAAATTTAGATCCATCTTCTATAAGCAAGGTGTGTAAAGGAAAACTAAAACAAACTCACGGCTATAAATTTAGATATGCCGTAGTAAATAATAAAGAATAAAAGGAGAAATAATTATTATGACAAAAGCAGAAGTTATTACAAAAGTAGCAGAAGCAACAGGAATCACAAAGAAAGATACTGGAGCAATGGTTGACGCATTTCTTCAGGTTATCACTAATGAACTGGCAAGCGGAGGAAAAGTAGCATTCACAGGATTCGGTTCTTTCTCAGTTGTTGAAAGAGCTGCTAGAGAGTGCCGTAATCCGCAGACGGGAGAAACTATGATGACAGAAGCTCATCTTGCACCTAAATTCAAAGCCGGAAAAGCATTAAAAGATGCAGTGAAATAAATATTAAATTGCTGACCTGGTGAATTCCAGGTTGGCGATTTGTCCGGTTAGTCTAGCGGTTAAGACACTGCGCTTTCAATGCAGTAACATGGGTTCAATTCCCGTACCGGATGTTTGTATATTTGAGAGTTGTGGGTAATCTCAAATGTCATTTTCCGTATAGTTGTTTCTTTGGGGAGAACTGGGACTCCCCCCTCCTATTCTGCAAAGTAAATTCACAAGGTGTGGAACCGACCTGCTAAGTCGTGTGATCCGACAGGATTGAGTTTCGATTACTCTGCTTTGCGTTACAAGATATGTAGATTACAGCCCACCTCCTGTGGGAATTCGTAGGTGAAAATCCTACCATGTAACTCTTGGTTATGTGATTGTAGCATATCATGAATATAAAGATAACCGGATTGATTCCGGTTGAAAGGCAGGATTACTCTCCTGCCTTTTATTTTGCTGCATGTCCGGGTTGGTGAGAAGCGGTCTTGAAAACCGTTTGTCCGCAAGGGCGCGTGGGTTCGAATCCTGTGTGCAGCGTTGTGACTATGGCAGACTTGGCAATGCAGCGGATTGTGGTTCCGCCTTATATGGGTTCGAATCCCATTAGTCACCTTTATTTGCGCCTTTCGTATAATTGGTAGTACAACCGGCTCCAACCCGGTTAGTCAGAGTTCAAGTCTTTGGGGGCGTGTTAGGTAAGTTCCAGATACCTTGTAGCGAAAAAATCTGGCGGGATTTAGTCAGGACGAGACGCGGCTAAGTTTTTTAATAATTTTACCGAAAATTATATGGAAAGTTAAGGTTCCAACAGAATATATGACCTCCACTTATGGTTATATATTCGATAAGGGTAGCTGCCCATCTTAACACAAGGGAGAGTAGCCTAGCGGCGAAGGCAAGGGACTGTAAATCCCCCACAAAGAAACATCGAAGGTTCGAGTCCTTCTTCTCCCATGAGGTTGACAAATTAAATCAAAATTCCACAAAACAAGTAGATAAGTTTTACTATGAGATGTGTATACGCATGGATTAGGTTTATTAGAAGGTTTTGTCTCTGATTGCAACAGATAATGAGCCTTTTGAGTCTACAAATACCGCAGGTTACGTAGGATCGGTTCCTCGGAGCTTTCATAGGGCTTGTAGATGGGTTCAACTCCCATACCTGCTATTACTAAGATACTTCGGTATCTTTTTTTAATTGGATAAAAAGGAGGTGCTCTAGTGGCACAAGAAGTTGAAAAAAAGCCTGTACCAAGAGCAAAACCTAAAGCACCTGCTCAAAAAGTTATTGATCGTGCTATTGATGAAGCTCTCTATGAAGTAGGGCGTACTAAATTTACATGTAATATGTGTGGAAAGCTGAAGGATGCTTCCGACTTTTATAAAAGTACAGATCCTCTATGTACTACTGGTGTGACAAGAATATGTAAAATGTGTGCAGCAAAGTTGGCATATTCTGAAGATTTAAAAGGCAATAAGAAAGCCCCTGATGAACAGAGTGTCCAGTTAGCGCTCAGATATTTAGACAAACCTTTCTTTCAAAAGCTTTATGATGAATCTATTCTTGAAGCTGCTAACACTATGTCTGGTCGGCCCAAAAATAATACCTGGACTAGTTATATAAAAAATATATCTATGCCACAATATAATACATTAACTTGGAAAGATGGTGATTGTGGCAATAGTTCTACTCTTCTACCGTCTATTGGGTCTGTAGATAACTCTGATGAAGTAAAAAAAATGTATAAAACCAATAAAAGAACTGTTATTTCAGCTCTTGGTTATGATCCATTCGAATCTGCTGCTGATGCAGATAAACCATTAATGTATGGAAAATTAGTAGGTTTCCTCGATGAAAGTACGCAAGACGATGAATTGAAGTTAGGTGCCTGTGTAGAGATTGTACATAGTCTTAACCAATCTGAAAAAATCAATACTGTAATTAATGCTCTGCAGAAAACTCCAGAATCTATTATAAAAAATTCTGCTACTATCAAAGCTCTTGAAGCCACTAAAAAAGACATTATGAAAACTACTCTTGATTTGGCTCGTGATAATGGAATTAGTATTAAGCATAGCAATCATAATACTAAAGGTGCTAATACCTGGACCGGGAAAGTAAAAGAGCTTAAGGAAATGAAGCTTCGTGAACAGGAAGTAAATGCTTTTGATATAGGAACTTCTCAAGGTATGCTTCAGGTTGCGGAAGCCAGTACTGCTGCAATCATGAAACAGTTGGCTTTAGATGAAAATGACTATACTGAAATGATATCTACTCAACGTCAGAAGGTGTTGGAATTAGAAAATAAATGTGATGCTGCGGTTGAAGAAGCACGTATTCTTCGTAGAGAGAACGATGATCTAAAAAATTTCCTCAGAGATAAGAAATTGATTGATGAAAATGATGAGGTGATTGTGGAATGAAACAGACTGATTCTGGTATATGGGTTCCAGATACACCTACTATTTTTGTTAAGCCTACAGAAGAAATCATTTCTCAACGAAAAATGGAAGGAATGCAGAAACTTTCTGAAATTAAACAATGGGGCTTAAGAAATCCAACCAAATTTATGGAAAGATTCATAGGCGTTGACCTTCTTGATGTGCAGACCTATACATTTATGAATTCTTGGGATAAGATGTATGCTCTATGGTTATGTACCAGAAATTATGGAAAATCGACATTGCTTGCATTATATTACATGACAAGAGGTATGCTTCTTAATAATTGTAGATGTTATATATGCGCTGGTACCAGTGACCAGTCCATAGAAACTTTTGAAAAGATTGTATCTATCGCTAAAAATGAAATTGAGTCATTTACTGGATTAACTGATGTATTTAGAAATGAAGTTGTTATTAATATGACCAATAATGATGGTTTTATAAGAAATCCTGCAGGTTTTACTTATAGATTGTATAATGGTAGCTTCGTTAAAACACTTAACAGTAACGTCAACGCGAAAAGAGGAAAACGTGCGGAAGCAGTTTGTTTTGATGAATCTGGTTTCCTGGACGAAGAAGTATTTCAGGTTATTGAACCATATACAGCTCAGGATAAGAACTTTAAAATGGGTGGAAGTGTAAATGTAACTACTCTTCCTAAAGAATTGCCTAACCAATTACTCTACACTTCAAGTGCCAGCACTACTGATTCTTACTTTTATAAAAAGTATAAAGAATACAGTAAAGCTATGATCTGGGGTTCCAAAGATCATTTTGTAGCAGACATCAACTGTGAGATTATGTTTAATGCTACATATAGAGGTAAGATTTATCCAGCATCTCTGTTAACCAAAGAAAAGGTTGACAATGCAATGCGTGAAAATAAAGAAAAAGCTCTTCGTGAGTATTACAATATATTCACTTCTGATGGCGGCGCAGATGCCATCTTCAAACGTTCTATGATAGTAAAAAATTCTACTATCCGTCCCCCAATTATGTTTAATGATACAAAAGACAGACTTTTTGCCTTAGCATATGATCCAGCTAGATCTATGGATAACTCTTTTGTCCTTGTTGGAGAATATTATAAAGATTCTTCAGACAATTGGAGAATGCGTATTGCTAATGGTATTAATTTTATGGATCTTAGTAAAAAGAATAAAACTCCTATGCGTACACCTGAACAGGTCAAGAAACTGAAACAACTGATTCTTGACTATAACGGTGATGGAGTCGATGACTATACAAACATAAGTAATATCTTTATAGATGCTGGTTCTGGTGGTGCCGGTGTTAATATTGCAGATTATCTTATGGAAGATTGGTATGAAGAAGGACATGAGGGTGAACAGAAATATTTACATAGAGGTCTTATAGATAAAGAACAGTCGTCTGATTATGTCAAAAAATTTCCTAATGCTGTAGATAAAATTAAATTATTACCGCCTACTATGTATAAATCTATTATCTATGAAGCTGCTATTGAAATGATGAGACTTGATCTCATAGATTTCACTGCTGAGTATGATAATAAAGGATATTTAACAATGCTAGATATAGACGAAAAAGAAATGGCAAAAGCAAAAAAAGATTTAATTGCTAAGTATAAAGATAAATCTATGTCTAAAGGTGAATTAGATCGTTTAGTTGAAGAAGAACTTCAAGAAAGAAATTTGGCCTCAACTAAAATTTATAAACTATCTCCTGATGAGGAACTTGGTCTAGTACAGATCGACTCGCTAAAGGAGGAAATGGTTAATATGGTACGAAAGAAACGAGAATCTGGTAAAGATGGCTTTGAACTGTCTACAGAGAAGCAAAACAAATTGCATGATGACCGTTCGTATTGTTTCTCAATGCTCTGTTATGGACTCTCAGAACTTCGTAGAGAACATATTAAAAATAAGAAACGTCCCAAAAAAGAAAATATAGCTGCTGCTATGCCTATTCGTAAAGGTGTAGTAAGAAAAATGTTTAGTTAGGAGGTGAGACATTGGCTATTAAAGAGGAAAAAACAACCCAAGAGATAAAAAATTATGCTCTTAAACAACAGGCATTACAAGAAAAATTCGCTCAAGTAAAGCAAGCCGTACAGCTTATTGATTTAACTAAAACAGAAACAAGAACATTTACTGTATTTAGTAAAGATAAATTACGTCAATATATGCAAAACCCTAAAACCAATGAATCTAACCTTCGTAATTTGAGCAGATTCTTATATAGAGTTTCTCATAATTACAGAAGACTTATCTCCTATCAGGCAGAAATGGTAGATTTAACAGCTCTTAATGTTATACCTCAGATAGATTTTACTGAGGATGCGCATGACGATGAAAAAATAAAGACTAGTTATTTTAATACTTTAGTACAACTTGATAAGATGAATATGCAGTCAGAGATTTTAAAATGCCTATTGATTGCATGGCGTGAAGATACATTTTATGGTTATACATATGAAGATGATTCTGGATTCTTCATTTACCCTCTTGATGGAGATTATTGTAAAGTATCTTCTGTCAATTATGATGGCACTCTTAATTGTGCCTTTGATTTCAGTTATTTCAGAAGTCATACTGCCGACTTAGAATACTGGGATTCTGAATTTAATTCTAAATACAATTCCTTTCAAAGTGACAATACTCTTCGTTGGCAAGAGTTGGATCCAGAAAGAACTTTTGTAATTAAAGTTAACATTGATGATCCAACACTTAATATGCCACCTCTTTCTGGTTTGTTCGAACCACTTATTGATCTTATTGATCTCCAAAGTATTCAGTCGGTAAAAGATGACTTATCAATCTATAAACTTCTGGTGGCAAGATTAGAAACACTTACTAACTCTGACGAACCAGATGATTTCTCAGTAGATATTGACACAGCCATTGAATATTACAATAGACTAGTTGAATCTCTCCCAGATTGTGTATCTGCAGCTATCTCCCCTCTTAAAATTGAACCTATAGAGTTTCAAGGTGACCAGACTCAAGATGTTAATAGAATTGCCACTGCTACTTCGAATTTATTTAAAAATTCTGGTGGTGCACAGATTCTTGATAATAACAAAGTCTCAGGTACGACAGCTTTTACTGCTGCTATTCTTTGTGACACAATGATGGCTATTAAAACTGTCCTTCCACAGATAGAAGAACGAGTTAATAGATATCTTACTTTTGCTATTGGTGATGATCATGCTAGAGTAAAATATTTTGAGGTATCTCCTTATACAAAAGCTTCTAAAAAAGAAGAACTTATGAAATCTGGAGAACGAGGTGTGCCAGTAAAGCTAGCCGTTGCTGCTCTTGATGGTATCTCACCTCTTGAAGCTTTATCTATGGATTATCTTGAAAATACTGTTCTAAAACTTCACGAAACATGGATTCCTTTTAGTACTTCTTTCACATTGAGTGGATCTGCCTCACAGCAAGTTATTGATGGTAAAACAGATGATACAAAAGGTGGAAGACCTCAATCCGACAACCTTACAGATGAAGGTGAAAAAAGTAGAGAATCAGAAAAGTCCAGTGAACAGGAGGGATAATAGATGAACAAACATTTTATCCGAACTGCTGACCAGGAAACAGCAAATATTTTAAAATCTATTGGCTTTCCTCAGGTCAGCTATACTAAAGGTATCTATACATTTGCAAATTGTTCATCTCTTTCTTTTGCAAATGTAAATATAGATATAAACAAGCTAACTTATACCGATATTTATTGTGCAAGTTAGTACTCCTCTTCTATGAGGATAAAAATACACAATAGAAAGGAGGCTAACATGAAGAAAAAAGTACTTACATTAGATGATCTCTATTCTTTTTTTGAACAGAGGAATCAGACAACTGTATTCAGTGCCAAAGAGTCTGGATATAATATTGCAGTTCAGGTTCCGGCAAAATTTGAATTAGAAGATTCTGATGAAGATGATGGTTTTTTACGAACTAAATTCAAAGTAAATCATTTATATGAAAATAGAAATAAATCTTATATATCTGAAGAAGCTCAGTTAGAAGCTTTACCGTCTTTACACTATAGACCAGTTCTGGCCGCTATTACCACTTTATCTGATGGAACTACTGATTTTACTTCTCATGCTATGGAATTTGATGATGAAGGAAACATTACATACATTGAGCAACCTATTGGTGTTTTTGTCAATCCTGAAGGATATCATCTTGAGTATGATAAAGAACATGATAAAACATATGTTATTGCCGATGCGGTAATTTATAACGATTATTGTGCTCCAGCATGTGAAATTATTCAGCGTAAACAAGGAAGTAAAGTAAGTTGTGAATTAAGTATCTCAGAACTCTCTTTTGACACTAAGGACAAAGTGCTTCACTTAGATAAATTCAGATATAATGGTGTGACTTGTTTAGGCACTGATCCTATCACCGAGAAACCCGTTGAAGAAGGTATGGAGGGTGCCAGATTAGATATTGCTGATTTCAGTGAAGAGAATAATAGTCTTTTTACTAATACAGAAGAAAAATTACTAAAGGTTATTCAGTCTTTGCAGGAGACTCTTGCTAAGTTTGAAATTGAAGAACCAACGAAAGGAGGAAACCAAACGTTGAAACTCAATGAATTATTAGAGAAATACTCTAAAACTGTTGAAGACCTTGACTTTGATTATGAGTCTATGTCCGATGAAGAGTTAGAGGCTAAGTTTGCTGAATTATTCGAAGGTACAGAAGATCCAGACGAACCGGTAAAAGAACCAGTTGCTGATCCGGAAGCTGATCCAGAATCAAATGACAATTCAGAGTTTAGCAATAAAAAAAGATATACAAAAAAAGAAAATGGTAATACTGAAGTTACTTTTGAAATTAGTCATGAAGATGTAAGAGGTGCATTATATACTCTTCTGTCTACTTGGGAAGAAAATGATAATGAATGGTATTTTATTAATGCTACATATGATGACCATTTTGTATATAGCAACTGGGATGAAAGTAAAATTTTCCGTCAGGGCTATACAAAAGATGGTGATGCAGTATCTCTCTCAGATGAAAGAACAGAATTATTTAAAGAGTATCTTACACTTTCAGAAAAAAGTGAATTAGAAGAACTCAGAAGTAACTATGCTGCTCTTCAGAATAAAATTAATGAGTACGAATCAAAAGATAAAGAAGCTGTTCTTGGTGCTGAAATTTACACTGAACTGAAAAATAGAGAAGATTTTAAAGAACTGATCAAAAATCAGGCTATCTACAGTGTAGAAGAAGTACAGACAAGAGCCGATGCTATTTTAGGTAAATATGTTAAAGAAAAAGGCACTTTCAACTATCAGCAGAAACCTAGTGCTATTGGTTTTACTGAACCTAAGAAAGCTAAGAAACCATATGGAAGTTTATTTAAGGATTGAGCTATCAAATAGCTCTTTTTTATTGCCTAAAAATATTTAAAGGAGGAAATAAAAATGGCATCTAATTTTCAGAAATTTATGGCCACTGCTGAAAAACACGCTGTTGCTGGTAGCTCTAAGCTGAAAGCTACTATTGCAGGTCATATTTATAACATTCAGATTGAAGAAGATCTGGACAACGGATCAATTGTTGCAAAAGGCGATTATATCAAACCGGAGACTTATAAAGCTAAAGATTCTACTGGTTTTGCTGGTGTAGTACTGGATAAAGCAGCTAACGGAAATTGGTATGTAGAAGTTAAAACACCAGGAGATGCTCTGTTACTGCTCCAGGTACCAATGTTATACGAAGAGTATACTACCGCTCTTAAACATGAAAGTAATTTCTATAACGCAAATGGTGACATCGTTCGAGCATATGAGCTTTATGTAGGTGATGTGTTTGAAGTATCATCTGAAGGATTTAGTGGTACTCCTACTAAAGGTGCGACTGTAACTGTAGCAGACAAAAAGCTGACAATTGGTTAATGAAAGGAGGAATACATAATGAAACTTAATTTTTCAAGTAATGAAGTAAGAAATATTTTTGCTGAAAATGATTATGCAGAGTACTCCCAGCTTATGTTTGACACAGCTAAGGGAGAAGAAAAAGTATCTACAAAAGATGCTAATAATAAAATCAGAGAGATTATGTTCTCTGTACTTGGAGTAGATGAAAACTGCTCAAGAAAAGAACTTAGAAAAGCTATTCGTAGACATAAAATTGATGTATTTGAAATTATCGAAGAGACAGTAGAGAATCTGCTTGTTTCTGGTTGGGGAGAAAACCCATTCTTCAATGAATTTGTAGAAATCAAATCTATGGCTGACGGTGATACTAATGAATTTTATGTACCGGATGAAGTTATTCTGACAGTGTCTGAGCTTTCCGGTAACCATCATGACCTAATCAGACAGCGTCTGGCAGAAGGACAGACATTCTCTGTTAGAACCTCATGGTATGGGATTAAAATTTACACAGAATATGAGCTGTTTATGGCAGGTCGTATTGACTGGGCTGCATTTGTACAGAAAATCTATGAAGCTTTTGACAAAAAAGTTAACGATATGGTATATGCAGCTGTAATGGCAGCAGGTGAGAAGGTTCTTCCATCTACACAGTTTAATAAGTCAGGTACACTTGCAGCAGCTACAAAAGATGAGTTTATGACTCTGATTGAAGATGTACAGATGGCTACAGGTGATGAAGTAGTTGTTATGGGCACCAAATCTGCTCTTGCAAAACTTTCTGCTATGGAAGATATTACTTGGGTATCTAATGCAATGAAAGATGAAAGACACACTACAGGCCGTTTAGGTATGTTTGAAGGTATTCGTCTTGTTGAAATTCCACAGAGATTTGCTAACAATGACACAAGTAAAAAGTTAGTAGATAATACTAAACTTCTGATTATGCCAGTAGCTGATAACAAATTTATCAAGATCTACAATGAAGGCGACGCTCAGATTAAAGAAGTATCTGATGGAAATACAAATATGGATAAAACTAATGAGTATGAATATCAGATTAAAATGGGTGTGGCCACAATTATTGGAAAGCGTTTCGGAGTTTGGACACTTAAATAAAAAACTATTTAAAGAGGTGGAATTACCACCTCTTTAACTGATTAAAAAGGAGTAATAACATGGCAACAAGAAGAGCTGCAACAAAAACTGTTGCTACTACTGAAAATACTACAAAGGAAACAGCTCCTGTTAAAACTACTAAAAAGTTTGAACAGAACGAACTTATTGAATGTCGTTCTTTAGTGCAGGGAACATTATTTATGCCTGGTAAACAAAGTGATATTCTATACCGTTGGGATGGATATGGAGATGTTCGTGAAGTAGAATATAGAGATTTGTACTCTCTTAAATCTAGCCGCTCACCATATATCTATGATCCATGTTTCCAGATTGAGAATGATGAATTATTAGAGGATCCTAGATGGAAAGATGTAAAAGATCTTTATGATAATCTTTATGATGCTTCTGATATTAATCAGTTTCTTGCTCTCTCACCAGCTCAGTTTAAGAAAGCACTTGCTGAAGTTCCTAAGGGGCTTAAAACAGCAATTAAAATTGAGGTAGCAACTAGACTGGATAATGGTACATTTGATTCTATTCAGAAAGTACGTGCTGTAGATGAAATTTGTGGTACAGAGTTAGAAAAAATGATTTAGGAGGTGTTCTATGACCTCTTATGAAACAGTATTTAAACGATTTGAAAATAAAGTTGAAGATATAAAAGTATTAAAATTAGCGTCTGATGACTGGACTGAATTGTGCTTAGAATGGCTAAATAGTGCTATTGCAATGATTGAATTAGACCAGTTAAAAATAGAACATGATTTAACGAAAAAAAATGATGTTCTGTTCGAATTCGAGGACACCCTTACTAATGGTGAAATAGAAGTCGTTGCTTTATATATGGTCGTTGCTTGGTATGATATTCGTTTGAATTCTTTAGAGCATACTAATATGTTTTATGGTTCAAAAGATGAAAAATGGACCAGCCAAAAAGAACATGCCAATTATATTATGAGTATTCAAAAGAAATATAAAAAGGAAGCCAGAAAATATTTTAGGAATCACTCTTCCAGAAGTAATTCTTATCTGGATGGTGATCAGAATGAAGTATAAATATGGAACTTTTAATGACAATCAGTTCTCTGATTATATAGAATTACTACATAATAAAATTCATTGGCTTTTAATCTATCAAGAAAACTCTTATCCAAAACTTAACAATTATTTTAATAACTTGCAATTATATATTGCAGCATTAGCTGAATTAATCCCATCACCTTATATAATTGATTTGGCTAATACAATAGAATGCGCCAAACTTGAATTTAATAATCCTAATTTCAACCATCAAAAATATAGAAAAATAATTTTTGATGCTCATTCTATCATAGATAAAATAGGTGATAACCATGAGTGATATTTTCAAAAAAAGAATGGCTTTATGCGGTAATACTGTATCAGACAGTATTCGTACTCAGTCAGACGAAATCATGCAGAAAACTTTCACCAATGACTTAGGTTACAGACAATGTAAGCTATATTCTAGGACTATGGAATACTTAGAAGATGTTGAAATCAAATATCAGTATTCTCAAACCTATACAATCAATAAGGACCAGGTTGAGTATCTGGCTCAATTCAGACCTGACTATTTCCCTGAAAAGAAATATATGGACCAAGATAGTATTGAACGTTTTGGTTTTTATCTTGAAATACCGGATAAGAACACAGGTGTTCATGAGCTATGGCTTATTTTAGGGAAGAATGATAAAAACTCTTTCATAAGATATAACATTCTTAAATGTAATTGGATGTTTAAATGGATAAAGAATAAACAAATTTATAGTTGTTTTGGTGTATTAAGAAACCGCAACAACTACAACAGTGGCGTATGGAGCGATGGTTTCTTTACATCAGTAGATAATCAGTCACAGTTTATTGTCCCTACTACTCCAACTACGCAAACAATTGATTATAATGATCGTTTCATGTTGAGTGATTCTATGATTAGACCTTTAGTTTTTGAAGTGTCAAAACTAGAAGATACGTTCCCATGCGGAGTAACTAAAGTAACGCTTAAACAGGATCATTTCAATAAAGTTACAGATAATGTTGAATTAAAAATATGTGACTATTATGACTCTCCGGTTATTCCTCAAGAGCCAGAAATAGAGGACATTGTTTTATCATGTTCAGGTACTAATAGAGCTTTACGTGTTGGAGGCTCTAAAAGAACTATTTCAGTTGCGAGTGATATTAAAGATAAATCTGTCATTTGGTCTTATGAGTTCAATGGAAACAAATTATCTGTAGAAGAATTATCTAATGACTTTGAAATCTCTGAAGGTAAGAATACGTTAAGTATCAAAGCTTTGTTAAATTATAATAATTTAGGAAAAGTAATAAAGATTATTGCTACTCTTCCAAATAAGCAACCATCTTCTATTGAATTGGAGGTGATGCGATGAATCAAGAGCGTATTGATAGATTATTTTCTTGTAGAAATGAACAGGGATTTGACAGTATTTCTTATGATAAGAGAAAAATCTTAGAGGATTTATACAAAGATTCAGATATTATTGAAATCTTAAATAATAAAGAACTTCAAGCAGTTAATGCGTGTCCGGAAGATTATTATAATGTAAATATTTATTCTTTTTTAAAGATTCCAGATGCACAAAGTAAAGTCAAAAACTTTATTTGTTTTGAAGTAAATGACACTGAAATTGTATACTCAAATAATATTATGGTTTCTAAACAAATTATTTTTAGAACTATAGCTCACCAGGATGATGTCAGTACTATTTGGGGTATTGATCGACAGGATTTACTAGCAGCTTTAGTTAAAGAAAGATTTCAATGGTCAAACATATTAGGTACGCAGTTAATAAAAACATATGATTCTGGCAAAGTGGCTGAAAATGGTTATTACTATAGGAATATGTATTTTGAACAGACTGCTCCGAATGATATTCAAAATAGGCTTAAGAGTAATCGCTTAGATAAGTTAGGTCGTGATTATTATGGATAAACTTCTCATTTATTTAGGTGAGAACCTTAAAATTAATGATCAGATTACTATTTATCAACCTTCTATTCTTGATATAGCTAAATATGGAGAAAATCATTATTTTAATGTAGTTTATAAAATATGTTCTATACCTTCTGATTATAAGTCTGAATTGTGGGATCTTGGTTATAACTATAGTAAGTTGGATGATTTTGATTTATTCATACTTCTTACTCGTGATATAGGTGTTGAAGATACCTGTCTTCTTTTAGGTGATACTATTTCATTGAAAGATATGGCACCTTTAGTCGATCCGGAAACTCATAATATAATGCTTTATGATGAAAATACTGAATTAATAATTACTCGTGATATATACATAGAAATGATATCTTTCATTCGTGAGATGCACAATATTCATCCTAAGCGTGAACGAGCTGCAAACAAAGAAACCTTACAGCTATTAGTAGATGAAGATAGAAGAAAAAAAATTCAAAGAGTAAAAGAAGCTTCTCAAGAACCCTCTCCGGGTTCTTTTTTATTGCCTTTAATTTCATCTATGGTAAATAGTCCTGGTTTTAAATATGACATTAACAGTCTTAAAAGTCTTGGAATCTATGCATTTTTAGATTCTGTTCAAAGGATTCAGGCCATTAATACTGCTGCCTCCATCTCTGCAGGAATGTACAGCGGAATGGTTGATATGTCTAAGAATCCAAATCTACTTAAACAATTAAATTGGTTGCGTGACTTATCTAATGAGTACTCCTCTTCGAGCAATGTACGAGTCACTAAAACCGAATAATAAATCAAGGAGGAAAATATTATGGCAAATTTTGATTCTCTGGTTATTGATAGAGTCTTAGAAATTGTTGGTGAAAATAGCGATGGAGATTTACTCTATCTGTTAAACAATTTATCTAATGTTTCTATTAATACAACTTCTGAAAGTAAAGATAAAACAGATGCTCTTGGTGTACTGATTAAGAGATTCTATACATCCAAATCTGTAGAAGTATCTGCTGATTGTAACTTACTTTCATTCTCTATGCTGTCTCAGACATTTGGCACAGATAAGATTATTGCTTCAAAAGAATCTAAGATTCTTGCACCAAAAATCTTACATATTGATACAACTGGCATTAAGGAATATACAATTCCTGAAAAGCTGAAACCGAAAGCTCCACTTACAAAGCTTTATGCTCTGGAAGCAAACGGCACATTAGGAAAAGCTTATACTGCTTCTACTACTGCTGCTCCTACTGCTGATACTTTTGTATACACTGAAGATAGCGGAAAAATTACTCTTCCTACTGGAGTAACAGGTACTCTTATTGCTAAATATGAATATGAGACAGAAAGTGGTGTTAAGGTTACTAATGAGTCTGATAAGTTCCCGACTACTTCTTCTATTACAATGAAAGTTCTTGTTGCAGACACATGTTCTGTAGATGTAGTTCGTGCAGCTTATATCGTATTCCCAAGTTTCCAGGTAGCACCAGATTGCGATCTGACACTTGAAACAGATAGCACAATTACATTCTCTGGTGTAGCTCAGAGAGATTATTGTCAGACAGGTTCTCCGCTGTATTACATTGTAATGACAGAGGACGACGTAGAGGAGTAATCCTTAAGTTGTTATACCCCGGTTCATCCGGGGTATTTCTAATGAGAAAAAGGAGGAATACTCAATGAAATCAAAACCAAGAATTTGTGTAACTTGTGGCACTACTTATGAGTATTGTCCTAAGTGCACTAAAGATGCAGATAAACCTGTTTGGATGGTAGCTTTTCATACAGAAGAATGTAGAAAAGTATATAACATTATTGCTAAATACAATACTGGTGATGTGACCAAAGAGGATGCAAAAAAAGAATTGGCTGATGCTGTTACTCATAAAACAAAATTTACTAAACCTATTCAGGATAAAGTAAATGAAATTATGAAAGAAGAACAGCCTAAAGCAAAAACTAAAAAAATAGTGACGGAAAATTAAATATTTTATTGAGGGGAAAGCCGCACTATTTTTGCAGTTTCCCCTTATTTTTTTCGGAGGAATTAAATGGAGATTGTAATACCTAACTTAAAAGGAGTTCCTTATGATCCGGTTCAGGCAGTGAGAATTATAGACCCACAGCAAATGAAACTTTATTTAAAGCATGGGCTAAAGCCTTTAGATGTTTATTATAGTCCTGATGTGATTGTAATGGTGTTTGATAAGAAAGAAAGTTATCCGTATTACAAAGAATATCAAAATCATACTTTGGAGTGATAACGTGAGGAACTATAAAAAAAGATCTAAATATGGTGTCGATCAAACTACTAAAGGTAAACAGAATCGTACTGTTATAGATAGAAAAACAGAAAAAGAAGTATGTTTCGATTCTCTATTAGAGAAAAGATTTTATGAAGACATCATATGCGCTGGATTGGACTCTGGTGAAATTGTAGATTATGAATTACAAAAAAAATATAAATTGCAACCGTCTTTCAGGCATAATGGAAAGACTATACGTGCAATAGATTATGTTGCTGACTTTTGGGTCAAATACTCAGATGGAAGCGAACGTGTCTACGACACTAAAGGTGGAATGGTTGATCCTTCTGCCAAGATTAAACGGAAACTGATGTATTATATCTATCCTGATTTGGACTATGTATGGATCACTCATACTAAGTCTACTGGTTGGATCGATTGGGATGAAAATGAAGCTTTAAAAAGAGCAAGGAAGAAAGAGGGAAAAAAGGATGGAAATTAATATTTTAGAATTTGTAAAAGAATATAAAGAGAACCCAGTAGGGGCTTTAGAAAAACTTGAAGTTGAAAATTATGTGCCGTTTGCTACTAAACGAGCACTTATAGATACAGTTATTGAAAGTATTATTGAATATGATACTTCTCTTCTTACATACGAACCAATGAATAAGCATTTAAACTTTTCTCTGACATGTGTGGTTATCTATACTAATCTCACCTACGAAGACGAAGAAGGTCTTGATGCTTATGATGCCTTAGTATCTTCTGGTCTTTTAGATAAAATTATTGAAATGATTGGTGTTGATTATGGAGATATGGTCGCTATGTTTGAAGAAACACTTTCTGCTCGTATTTCATTTACTAACTCTATGTCTAATAGATTAAGTGCATTATTTGGAATATTAGAAAATGTTTTTAAAGAAGCTACTCCGGAACAGTTAGATTATTTACGAAAGTTGGCTGATGTAAAAGATGGGGACAATTCCACAGTTAAGAAAGCTGATTGACCAGGGAATAACTATTGGTTTACAGCAGTTTGTTAATGACTACAAGCCTAAGATGGAAAGAGATGCACAACAGTCAGAAGAAAAATATTATAATGACTATTCCTCTTGGGCGGATGGTTATAGACTTTATGATTTAAAAAATATTCATACAATTACAGGCTTTGCTTATAGTCGAAGTGCAGAGCTTAGAGCACGATTTGATTCAAGCCATATGTCTGGAGGACATGGCATATGGGAACCATTGGAAGGTGATCCAGAAATAGTTTTTTCTTGGGGATTTGAAACAGGTAATCATGGATTTCGTAAAACAATAACTCCTATCAGAAATTATTGGGAACAATATTTTCGTGCTAGAAAAATGCATGCCAAAGGGCAAGCAACAAAATTCGTTATCAGCGGATTACATTCTGTTGGTTTATAAAGTGAGGTGAGAAAATGGCTGATTATATAATAAACGTTGGTGTAGAAGTTGAAGACAGTGCGCTAAATACATTAGAAACACGAATTAATTCTTTAAAAGAGAAGCACATTAAACTAGGTGTGGAATTAGGTAATACTAAACAGTTAACTAAAAATGCACAGATGGCGGTAAAGACAATAAGTAAAGCAACTGCCAAAGCCGCTAAAAATACTCCTGTTATTAAGGGATCTAATCTTGTAGAACAGATGGTCGATCCCGAAAAAGCTTTAAAATCTATGGCTAATACAGCCAGTAAGCTGTCAAAGTATCAGGGCAAGCTTGATCTAGGAGAAGTAAAACTTTCCGTAAATCAAGGTATTATGGGGGAGCTTGATGGACTTTTAGCCAAACTTAATGAAATAAAATCTACAGCTAAAAACATGGGCTCTATTAAGCTTACTGTTGGAGACAATATAAAAACTAAAGACGGTAAAATAGTTATTGGAGAAACTACTAGTTCTTCTAATACTGCAAGATCTGCAGGTATTACTCTTAGACAAGCTCAAGCTGAAATTAAAAGGAATATGAAAACTGCTGGCACTTTACAGGACCAGTATGTTAAAGGACTTATCAATGAATCTACATATAAGCAATCCAGGAATTCCCTTTATCGCCGCAATGGCGAACTAGCAAAACAAATTCGGAGCAATGGGACAGCTGCTGATTGGGCTACTACTGCTGCTGATGTTAGACAAGCCCAAGCTAAGAATCAAGAAGCATACAAAGCAATGACTCAGAGTGCTTCAGAATATGACAAAGTTATCACTGATTTGGGTGAGAAACAGAAGACATTCAATAAAATGGCTCAAGTATATAATCCTAACAATGGTAAACCATTAGATAAAACTCTAGGACAAGGTTATGATGAAAGATTAAAATCTTTTAATGATACATATGAGCAATTAAAAAAATCTCGTGATAGTCTTGCGACTCTTACTGGAGACGAAAGAGACACTGAGCAAGTACGTTTTGCTGCTCTCCACTCTGAAGCCAATCGTCAAGCTAGGTATCTCGGTAATACTAATCAGTTTTTCTCACGTACTCCAAATAGATATAGCCGTTCAGAATATATTGGTACAGATTTAGATCCAGCATCTGATAAGGTCCGTCTTAAGATGGAACAAATGTCAGCAGATCTGGCAAAAGGAAGCAAATACACAACAGAGTTTAATGCAGCACAAGGTAAAATGTATGCTACTATTGATAGAGGGTCTGGTGTATTTGAAAAATATCAATTAGCATATAAAAATGGTCCAGGTAATATTGACCAGTCTCTTACTAAAGTTACACAAAGTGTAAAACCTTTATCTAGTTATCTTTCTGAAATGGGACAAAAGTTCCGTAGTCTTAGCCAGTATCTTGTAAGTAATTTTGGATTCCAAGCATTAACAACGGGTGTCAGATCCGGTGTCGAATCAATAAAAGAATTAGATTCAGCGATGACTGAACTTAAGAAAACATCAGATGGTACAAAACAAGAATATAGAGACTTTACTACTCAGGCTAGAACTGATGCCAAAGACATTGGTAGTACAACCACTCAGATTACTAGTAGTGCTGCTGATTTTTCTCGTCTTGGATATAGCTTAAATGAATCTCAGACTTTAGCTAAAAATACAGGTATTTTAAAAAATGTATCAGAATTCGGATCTATAGATGATGCAACAACCGCTATGATTTCCATGATGAAAGCATACGATGTAAAAGTTGATGATTCTATGGATCTCGTTGATAAAATGAATCTTATTGGTAACAACTATGCAATTTCTACAGACGGAATTGCCACTGCTTTACAAGATTCAGGTTCAGCATTAGTAGCAGCGGGAAATGACTTCGATAAATCAGTTGCTCTCGTTACGGCAGCAAATAGTGTAGTGCAGGATCCATCGAAGGTAGGTGCTGGTCTTAGAACAATTGCATTACGACTTAGAGGCACTTCTGCTGAAGAATTATCTTCTATGGGTGAAGATACAGAAGGTCTTGTAGAGACCACTTCTAAACTTAATTCAAATATTAAATCTCTTACTGCCGTTAACGGTAAGGCTGGAGTTTCTATTCTTGATATGAATGGAAACTATAGAGATACTTATGATATTTTAAAAGATATCTCTCAGGTTTGGGATGATATTGGTAAGCAAGATTTGGCAGATGGTCAGAATAGACAGGCTGCTCTGCTTGAAATGATGGCAGGAAAAAATAGAAGTAATATTCTTGCATCCATATTGCAGCATCCTGAATTGCTTACAGATGTTTATAATGATTCCGCAAATAATTATCAAAATTCAGCTCAGAACGAGCTTAATACATACCTTGATTCTATCGAAGCAAAAACAACTAAAATTAAAGAATCTTGGTCACAGTTATGGCAATCAGAAGGTAGTACTAATACTTTTAAAGGATTACTTGATATTGGCAACGGCGCTGTAGGACTCTTAAATGGTTTGGGACTTAATAAATCCTTAGCCGGAGTTGGTGGTATGCTTGTTAGCCATGCTATGAACTGGGGTGGGACAGATTATCAGTTGGTCCTTTAGAAAACGCCCCATGTAACCTGGTGGTGACACGGAACGATCTCATATGAGAAAGGGGTTACTAAGCAAACAACCGAAACTGTCTTTATTCGAAGGAATAGAGAAATGCTTTTAATTTAGCATTCAGGGTGAACCGAAGTATATACTACTCCCCAATTACAGTAATGTAATAGGTACAGTAACAACGTATATATATGGGTGGTCTGCAGCGAAGCTTCTTTATTTTATAGAGAAGAACGTTCATCGACTATAATGGGAACTTGGTCTCCGGATCAAGAAGGAATAGTCAGGACTGTTAGGCAGCTTACGCCGAATAAATTAAAGGGTAAATACATCTTATTCTTGTGAGCAATCTTACCTTATGTGCAAAGGTGATGTAGGCACAAAAGCAAGAGAGATTACTCTCCTGCTTCTTTATGTTTAATATAATACGTACAATCTTCGTTTTCAAAATAGGGACATTCCTCTTCTTTACACTCTTTGTAAAGAGGACATTCTAATATTTCCATAATCTTTAAACCTCCATAGTATAGTTTTATTGACTGTCTAAAAGAAATTATTGATTAATTTTCAGAATATAACCTTTAGTGATTTAAAAAACATTGATCTAACTCTAATAATATTTTTTCCAAATCATCTATATTGATAATAAGAGAAAATTTTCCTTTATGGTCTTCTCTAATATCTTCATCTTCAAATTGTATAGCTTTTATTTCAGTACTTGCGTTATGAGTTAATGGATGAATCATTAAACGATCATGACAAATAGCATTCCTTAAATGTTTGATTACATTTCTTTCACAATTATTTTCTTTATAAGTATTTTTATAATTCTCATTATACGTCTTATTAGTGAGTCTTTTTAATGTAGGCACATTTTGAAAATTATTTTTTCTATTAGATAGATAATTAAAATATTTCTCTTTTGGAAAAACAAGTAATCCCAAAAAAGAGTTAATTAATTGAGTGACCTCATAACATTTTTGATATTCAAATTCATTAGCAGTCATAACCTTTTTCAAATAAGAAATCTTTGCTTCTTTATTATGACCAGCTAATTTTTGAATCATAAAATAATTCATTTGTGTCCTACATATGAACTCTTTAACATAATCATCATCTTTAAAATTACTCATAAACTATCACCAAGTGTATCCACAAGAGTTACACTTAAAGCTCTTGTTAATCTTCTTACTGAACAATCCCAATATTCCTACTGATACCATACGTTCTCCTGTAGAGATTTTACGAATATTGGTGGAACCACAGGTTGGACATTTAGGCCCAGTAGAGAATTTCTGAGCATTCTGTTTGGCGTACCATCTGTCTGTTATCCTGTTTTGCTCTTCTATTCCTTCAGGAGATTCACTGTATTTTCTTTTTTTAACAGCAGAGTAATCTACTTCATTGTCTAATTTGTTATAGAAATATTTCTCTCGGAGCATTTCATCAGATTCTAAGGAACTAGGACAATGACCATCATGAGTTTTCTCATATTCTTTTGATAGCTCCATATATGCTGTAGACCAATCAATGCCAGTACCTATATAAGTTCCAGTTCCACAGGTATAACATTTATCTCCTATTTTATAAGAAGAAGATGTACTGGTATTTCCACATTTATTGCAGAATAATAATTCTTTCATATTGTTCCTTCTTTTATATATAGTAATTAAGATATGCTATATTATATCACACAGTTTGGTTTTCGCCAAGAATGAAGATGGAGGAATTTTACCGCAATCACGAAGAGCTCAACGTAATGCTGCTATAGCGAATGGCTATGCAGAAGCCAATAAAAATTATCAAGCATATTCAGAAGATTTAAAAGTTCTTGAAAAACTTAATGAGCAACTTGATAACAATGGTCAGGCCATTACAGACAACGAACAACGTATGGCTAAAGCAAATGAAACAACGAAGAATGCTAGTCAAAGAGCCAAAGATTATGGTAAGCAGATAGCTACTAATGCTAAGACTCTCACTGATTTTAAAAGAGAAAATGAGGTAAAGGAACCTGAGCAACAGAAACAAGGGAAATGGTCCGATGGTCTAAAAAGTATGGCATCTGCTGGTCTCTCAATGATTGGCAATGCTTTTATTTCCGCTGGTGTTGGAATGCTTGTGCAAGGAGCTTTCTCATTGCTTGGTAAGGGCATTGACGCTTTTGTTCATAAAAATGAGAACTTAATTGCTAAAGGTCAAGAAGCGAAAGAATCCATTCAATCCCAAACTAAAGCCTATGAAGACCAGAAAGCATCTCTTGGAGAACTTACTTCTAAATACACAGAATTGTCTAAAGGTGTAAAAATATCTGGTAATTCTATTAAAAATATTAGTCTTACAGACGATGAATATAAGGATTTCTTAGATACAAGCAATCAAATTGCTGCTGCCGCTCCTAGTCTCACTCGTTCATGGGATTCTCAGGGTAATGCTATTCTTAATGCAGGAACTAATGCTGAGGATTTAAACACTCAGGTCAATGATTATCTAAAGCTACAGAGGAATCTTACTTATTATGACACAAAGAAAAATATTAGTGATCAGTATAAAGGGTATGAGACTGCTTTAGGAGAGAATAAGGGCAAACAAGACGAATACAAAAATGCATATGATGCAGCTAAATATAAAGTTGATTCTGTACAAAAATTTTCCGACATGCTTAAAAAGCATACAAAAGGAGAAGATACCATCACCTATACGTTGGATCAAACGGCATATGATGCGCTTGGTAACACATTTGGAAAAGCAATAAAAGGTTATAAACAATCAGCAGATGGTCAAAAGATAACTCTTGAATTTGATGGCAAACAATTAGATTTCCTTAATAATGAAGCTGCTAGTGTATTAAACTCAGACAATAGCGAACTTCAAGAAGCTCATACCAATTTAATTAATACTCAAGAATCTATAGATGCCTCTAAAAGAGAAATGGTTTCTTCTATCAAATCAATGGCAAGTACTATTGATTCTTTCGATAGCTGGGAAGATCAAGATAAGGCATCAGAGTTTCAATCACAGTTGAATAGTATGCTTGGTTCTTCAGACGGCACAAGACTACTAGATAATTTTAAGCAGTCCGGCAAAGACATGGACACATGGCTCCGTAACAATGTAGTCAACCCTATGGCTACTGCTACTCCAGATCAACAAAAGCTTTGGTCTCAACTGTTTGAAATGGAACCTAAAGACCAGGAAACTGTAAGAGAATTTGCTGCAAGAAGAGATGATGTCCTTGAGTCTATAGCAGACATTTCTCAAAGCGATTTCTGGACTAAAGGTACTTTAGCCGAAGCTTTTGGTTTTGCTCATACTGAATATGATGACAATGATAAAGCTTATACTGTTTGGGAGAATCAAGATAGTCTTAATAGGGTTAGAGATGCTCTGAAAGGAGCAAAGGCTAGCAAAACTAAAGGCGATGCCGAAAAAGTAAGAGAAGATCTAAAAAATGCTACACAAGATGAACTTGAAATAGCTGTACAGGTTATCACTGATAATAAAGATTTAAGTTCAATTGATGATTTTTATACGGCATTCGAAAAAGCTAAACAAGCAGCTAAAAATATGAGTGATCAAGCAGCCGTTTCCTTAGATTCAATGGAAACGAAAGTATCAACTGCTAAGTCTACTCTTTCTTCTATGGGAACTATTCTTACAGAGACTACTTCTGCAGGTGGAATTTCTAAAGACAATGTTAAGATCCTTTCTACTGCTTTCAAAGATGTGAAAGATCCTCGTGGCATTGAGCAAAATGTTAATGATTTATTCACCACTACTTCTGATGGTATCAAACTAAACATAGATGCTTTGAAAACCTTTACGGAATATCAGGCTGAAGCCACTGATGGAGATTTCGAAAAGGGTATTAAGTTACAGACTAAAGCTATTAAGGATCAAACAGATGTAACAAATAAAGCAAAAAAAGCATGGGAAAAAGCTAGAGGAACTGAAGACGAAGATGATAAAAAAGCTGCCTATGATTCTGAAAAAGATAAATTAAAAGATGCTAGAAACGAATATTTATCTTATATGCAATCTCAGTCTGAATGGCAAGCAACTAAGAAACAGCAACAGGAACTTCTTTCCTATTATTCTCAGTGGCAACGTGCCCAAAGTACGGAGAATGCCGGAGATAAATATAATAACATTGTCGCCGGACTAAAGAATGCTAAGGATGCATATGATAAAGGTCTTGTAGGTACAGATGATTTTAAATCATTTGCCGCTCTTATTTCTCCTACAGGTTCAGATGATAGAGCAAACTTTGCAGAGAACTATGGTAAAGCTGTAAGATATCTCACAGAAGATAAGACAGGTGTTAATAATTTCTTAGCTGATCTTAAATCTAAGGGTATGGCATCTTATGATGATGCAAGTAAAAGATGGTCATTTGACATAGATGATATGAGTAAAGCCGCTCGATCAATGGGAATCAGCAAAGAATTCATGAGTGCTAACTTCGGTCGTCTTCGTGATTATGGCATTGATAATAACTTTATATCATCTACAGAAGAAGGTATAGATAGGGTTCAGGAACTTACTTCTGCTCTTTCAGACGAACAAAAACGACTTGAAGAATTAAAGAATACAGATAGTACCAATACTACTGCTATTACTGCTTCTGAGGACAAAGTTAATAAATATAAACAGGATTTAAAAGAAACCTATGATAATATGGGTGACTACTCTGAAGATGCTGCACAGACTGCTGTTGATAATTTTAATTCGGCAGCAATGGGTGTACAATCATATCAGAATGCAATAGAAAATGTTAAAAAGAATGAGAATCTGACAGAAGCTCAAAGAACTTCTGCAATTAATCAATTAATAGCTAAACAGGAAGAATTAGCTGCCACTTACGGTACTACTGTTAAAGAGTTATTAGGAGCAGATGTATCTTCATTAATGGATGGTATCATAACAGATTCTGCTTCTGTTACTACAGCTCTTGATGGTATCAATAAAGCATATGAAGAACAGAACACAGATGTTACTTCTTTAGTAGACACTCTTGGAAAATATACTTCTGAACAGTTAGAAGGTATAGATTTCAATGATGGTAAATGGGACACTGAATTAGGTGATGCAGAAAAAGCTGTTGAATCTTTATGTGAAAAACTCGGTTTAACTAAAGACCAAGCTCGTTCTGTTATTGAGGCTTTAAAAGAAGCTGGTAAATTAAAAGATTCTGAGAAAAGTAGTGATTCCTCTAAAGAAACTACTAAGGGGTCTTGGGAGAAACCACAGACTGCTGAACAGATGGGATTCGGTGATGATCCTGATAGGGCTGCTGAATATACACATTCATTGGAAGCTCTTACTGCTGCCCATAAAGAAAACGATGCCGCTACTGAAAAGTCATTTGAAACCCTTTCTAAATATAACCGTACACAATTAGAGGGCATCAAATTAAATGATGGTGCTTATAATGTTGAGGGTATGGAACAGGCTGAAGATGCCATACAACAGTTAGCAGATAAGACTCAGTTGTCTAAAGACCAGATTCTTACTGCTCTTGAAGGTTTAGGTATCTTAAAGGTTAATACGGATACTACTGATGCAACAAAAAATCTGGATTCTGTAGTTACCGAAGCGAAAGAAGCTCAAAATGAATTAACTGATCTCACAGGAAAAACTTATAAATTTGATTTTGATTCAACTGATTTAGATTCTATTCATCAGCAAGTAACTGATTTAGGAACAGAAGTAGATAAGTATAGAGATCGTGATGGTAAATACCATCCAGAGATTACTGGTGGTGAAGAACTCCAGACGGTGTATACAGGAGCTATTTCGCATGAGCAAGATGTAGAATATAACTCCTCTGATATATCTCAAGCCGATTCTAGCTCTAGTATTGTAAAAGCTGCTCAAGACTTTATGCAAGCTAAGAATGAAATGGATGTCCAGACCCAATTATACCAAAAAGGCATGGATAACACTCTGGATCAAGCTACTCAAGATGCTAATGCAGCTTTTGAAACTTTACAGCAAGCTCAGACTGATTCTAAAGTTAAATTGGTAGATACTGATAATATACAAACTGCAGAAGACCAATTGCTTAAAATGTCAAATGACGACATAACGGCAAAAGTTGATGTTGAAGCAGATACCAGTGAAGCAGAATCAGATATTGAAAACTTACAAAACGTTTCTGGATCCACTGTAACTTTAAACTGTGATGTTTCTAATGAAGGTAGTTTTGAACAAGCAAAATCTACAATTGAATCTATGCCATCTGATACTACAGCTACTATTGATATGGAAGTTAATGGTGAAGAGGATGTTGAGAAAGCCACCGAATTAATTGAATCTGCCCCTACCAATGGAGCTAAATTAGTTGTTGATTGCGAAGTAAACAATAAAGAAGAATTTGATGAGCTTATGCAAGCTCAAAGTACAGCAAATTCTAAAGGAGCAAATGTAGAAGTACACGCTTCTATTAAAGGGGTAGATGTTGATTCTGCCGCTACTGCTGATACTGAAGTTCCTGTCAAAGGTAAACTTGAAATCGAGCCTTATTCTGGAGATGCTGTTGAAGTCAACGCTAAGGCCAATATCACTGGTGTTACTGGTGGAGAAGGAGTACAAGTAAGTTTAAATGCAAAAGCTAATGTAACAGAAGCTCCCACTGTACCAGATACAACCGTTAAAGCTACAGCTCATGTAGATGAAGCGCCTACTGTCCCAGATGCTGAAGGAATAGCAAATTATGAAGGCATTTTCCCACATGTGGCTGATGATGCATACGGAGTTGCTCATTATGAAGGAGATTTTCCTACCTCAGCTCCTACTATTTCTGGCACAGTTAATTATTATGCTCATATTATAGGTGCTCCATCTGGTGGTGCCATAGCAACTGCTTCGGGTACAATGACTTCAGTTGCCCACGCTTCTGGAACAGCTTATAACGTTCTCAATATGAAGCCTCTCTCTTCTGCTCATGCAAAAGGTGATGTAGCACTTAAACATGATGAACAGGCCATTGTTAACGAAGTAGGTATCAATGGTCATTCTGAATCCATAGTGCGTGATGGTGTATGGTCACTTATTCCTGGTGGTGCTCATATTGAGAATTTGAAAAAAGGTGACATCATCTTTTCAGCTACTCAAACAGAGGATTTATTAAAACATGGTGCTACACATGGTCATGCTAGAGCATATGCACAAGGCACTGCTTCTGGTGTAACCCTTGCTCCTGCCTATGCAGATGGTACATCAGAATTAGATGATACAATTAAAAAAGTAAGTACTCAAGCTAAAGACTGGATAGAAACTGCTCTTGATCGTTTAGAGAGAATCGTTGAAAAGTATCAAGATATCGCTGAAAGCGATTATAGTAATTATAAGTCTTCTGAGAAGAATTATAATAAAGCACTTAAAAATCTGAATAAACAATTACAGACACAAAAAGATTCCAGAGCAAAATACGTAGCTAAAGCAAATGAAGTTGCTTCTGCTGTTGGTTTATCTGACGAACTGAAAAAGAAAGTCCAGAATGGTACAATCAATATTGAAAGTTTATCCGAAGATGATAAGAAACGTGTTGACGCATATCAGGAATGGTATGAAAAAATCTTGGATTGTGACAAAGCGATTCGTGAACTCACTAAGTCACAGAAAGATTTAGCTAAAGCAAAGGTCGAACGTGTTATTGAAGCTTATGACACCGTCATAGGTAAACGTGAGAATAAAGCTGACTATTACAACGCTAAACAGGAATTGAGAGTCTCACAAGGGTATAATCAGAAACCTGGTTCTAAATATGAAAAATACATGAAAAAGGAACTCTATTATACCAATGAACAGAAACGTCTTACTGATAAAGAAATAAAAGAATATAAAGGTAGGATGAAAGAATATCTTAAGGTAAATGGACATAAAACTGTCGATCCAGAATACCAAAAGATGAAGAAACAGCTTTATAGTCTCCAGACAGAGGCTGTTAAGTTAGAAAATGAAGCTGCTGAATTAGTTCAGGCTTTACAAGATAATCGTGAACAGATAAAACAATGGGCTGTTGACCGCTGGGATCGTGCAGGTTCCAAGCAGGATGCAGTAATTGATTACGCAAAAGCAAATGATAATCCTGAGTATCAGATTAACGAAAAGATTTATCAGGAGCGCATTAAATCTAATGCGAGACAGATTAATGCACTTCAAAAGCTTCGTGCAGAAAAAGCCGAATACTATGATATTCATTTTTCTTCTATGAACAATGAAGAAGCTCAGAAGTATCTTGATTCTATAGCACAGATTGACGAACAAATTTTAAAAATCGGCAGTGATATAGAAAATCTGAAAAATGAAATCATGGAACTTCGCTGGAAACCATTTGATGATGCACAAGATAAACTATCAAATGTTATCACTGAATATCAGACTATGCAAAAACTTCTCGGTGACGCTGAAAGTTTTTACAATGATGATGGTTCATTTACTACAAATGGATTAACTAACATTTTATTAACTCAAGAATCTATAGATGCGACAAAACAAAAGATTGCTAACTATAGGGAAGGTCTTAATAAGCTTGAAGAACAATATAAAAATGGTTGTTACAGCTTAGACGAATACAATGAGAAAAGCAAACAACTTCTTGATGGTATTCAACAAGAATCTACTGCTCTTTCTGAACTGAAACAGAATATGCTTGATATGTATGAGACTCAAATTAAGAAAGAGAATGATTTACTTCAGGAAAATATTGATAAGCGTAAAGACGCTCTTTCTGCTAAAGAGAAATATTACGATTATGACAAAACTTTAAAAAAGAAGTCTAAAGATATTAATACTCTTAAATCCCAGATAGCTGCCCTTGAAGGAACCAGTAATGCTGCCGCCAAAGCTCGTCTTGAGAAATTACGTGCAGAACTTGCAGATGCCGAAGATGATATGGCAGATACCATGCATCAACACGAAGTCGATATGAAAAATACCGGCTATGAGAATTTCTCTAATGAAGCGAATAAAGCTCTTGATAATACACTTGATGCAGTAAAGAAAAATTCTTCGTTTCAAGAAGCTATTATTAGTGGAATGCTTACCAATGTAACCACTAATTATGATAACACATATAAACATTTACATACTGTGATGGATCAGTATGGTGTTAAGGTGTCTAGCACATTTGATACTATGATAGGTAAGTCTGCTGATTTCAATACAAGTTTGATTCAACAGATAAAAGCATTAGAAACCATTTCTAATATGAAAGTTACTCTTCCATACGGAACAAGCAATGGACAAGGTGGTTCTACAACTGGTAATAATACATATACCGGTGCTGAGAATGGTATTCACAATACATTTAATAGCAATAAAGACTCCACTGGTGCTGGAAATGAAACTCCAGGTACAGTTAATGGAAAAAGTTATAGTTTTTCATTAAACAAATCAGAAATATTCTTGACACCAAATGAATCTTATAAATTGAAAGTTACATGGTCTCCTACCGCACCTTTACATTCAGATATTAAATGGTCTAGTGATAAAACTGATGTTGCAAAAGTTTCATCGTCTGGTAAGGTTACGGCTACAAAAGGGGTACAAACTTCTAAAGGTGGCGGAGCGACAGGAATCCTAGTCGGTGGACTGGAAAAAACATTTAAGGCTACTATTACAGCTAAAAGTGATTTTGGGAGCAAAACTTGTGTTGTACATGTAATGCCAGATGCGCATTACGACGCAATTGAAGAATATGCAAATAAAAATGGATTGGCTATGACCAATGATAAAATGCAGGCAGCTCTCGAATATGCTTATCGAAATGGTGGAAACCATGCTGATAAGGCAAACATAGCAGTTGAGGGATTCAAAAAAGCTTATTTGAATGATAAACCAACATATTTAAAGAGTTGGTTTAATACTCTTCAAAACCGTCCAGATGGTGCAACAGACGTTCCTGCCGGAGTGAGTCCTTTGATAGGATATTTTAATGCTAAAGGTAAGAAAGTCGGACCAAAAGAAATGCAGCAGCTTGCAGATATTCTTGAAATTAGTACTCCAGGTGTTAAAAAATATGATTCATGGGGCTCTGCTTTAAAAAATCAGATACTTCAAAAGTATAAATCATATGGTTTTGCTACTGGTGGAATAATAAATAAACTAATACCTGCTGATATGAGTACTCTTTTAGGTAAAGCTATTATTAGTAATGGAGACCAGGGATTCATTGGTGCAAAAGTTGGCGAATCAGTAATGACCGAAGAATTTACTCGTCTGCTCAAACCTTCTATTGCTGCAATGAATAACTTTACCAATATGTTTAACCCGGTTACTCCTACTGCAACAAATAATGATTATACTATCAACAACGAAGTGAACATTAATGTAGCAAATATGAGTAATGATTTAGACATCCAAGATGTCGCAAACAAAGTTTCTACAATTATTAACAAAAATATGACTAGAGACTGGAGAAAGCTTAGATGATAAAAGGACTGCTTCGGCAGTTCTTTTATTGTATGAAATTATAAAATGAAAGAGGTGAATAAATGTTACAATTTGAATTTGATGGACATAATTCTAGTGAATACGGGATTATAATGACTGGAATCACAGACAATGATAATCTTGAAAGCAGATCTTTACAGTTAGGAGAAAAGAATAGATATAGAGCAAGAGAAAATCATTTCGGAACAGTGTACGACGATAATTATAGCTTTACACTTAGCATCATGAAAAATCCTTGTCACAATATAAATGTGACACCTGAATTATCTAGTGGAATCATTACATACCCAGAAAAATGTACTCCTATATTGAAAAATGGTATTATTACTTTCCCATTGGAGTACATACCAGATGTTAAATTAGGTGTTATACAGATGAATGATACTGATTACCTTTCTTCAAGCAATATCCGTATTATTAATGGCTGGTTAACTTCTCCACAAACACCAAAATTATTTAAGATACTTGGTGGTGACTACTTCTACGAAGATATAGAGTTCTTTGCTACATTCACAGAAATTACTACTGATCATGTTGTGTTCCCATATGAAATGAATTTTACAGTCACTTGCGACAGTCCATATGGTTACACTCCTGAGATTACGCATAATATCACCTCTTCTTCTACTCTTCCAAAAACTTATATAATTAACAACACTTCTGACTGTCATGAAGATTACATCTATCCTCTTATTAAAATTTCCCCTAAAAGCCATGGCACTATTACAATCCAAAATGTAACAGACAATAACGGAACAATGAAAATAAATGCTTTAAAAGATGATGACTTTTATATTGATTGCCAGCATTTAAAAATATATGACATTACTAATTCAATTATAAGTTTTGAAGATTTGGGTGTAAAAGATATAGATAATATATACTGGCTTAGATTGGCTTACGGTGAAAATGAATTAAGATTCACTGGTGATGCTACATTTGAGCTTATTTATAGAGAACCAAGAAAGGTGGGTGCGTTTGGGTGAAAATAAATCATAAGTATGATATTTATGGACGTACTGAGCCTTCTATTATTTATTTAGCTAAACCTGGCAAAAGATTATATTGTGCGCTAGGAGGCATTGATACATCTACCGCTTCATTGTCGTTAAAAACTAATAATACAGCTGAATTAACATTTACTGTTGATAAATACATAAACAATACTGTTACTGACGGGTATGAAGAACTTGATGAGCTAATGGAGCTATACTGTGATGGCATTTGGTTCAAAATAGTAGATCCGCCAACTATTAATAATGATGGTTTGCGTGAAACTAAAGAGATTACTGCTGAGTCTTATGAAATCATGCTTACTCAATATAAACTGAAAAACTTTAAAATTAATATGGGCGAAGAAGATTCCTATGAAATGATGTATCAGGCAACTCATGATACAAATAAGTTTTATCAGATTAAGTTTTATGATTCAGAAAATGAAGATCTAAGTTTTTTACATTTAGTATTAAAACATGCAGATGTTCCTGGTTGGCATATAGGTTATGTGGATAATATTACTCCTGATGACGATGGAAAATTACTCCCTAATAATATATGTAACTTTGAAGTAGACGATCAAAATGTATATGCTTTCTTAACACAAGAGGCCGCACAAGCCTATAAATGTGTGTTTGAGTTTGATACTGTAAATATGACCATAAATGTTTATAGACCTGACAGCTTAGGTAAAGATACAAATGTAGTTTTGGGTTTTAGAAACATTCAGAATAGTATAACTATTTCCAGAGATGAAAATTTAGTTACACAATTTTATGTTGAAGGCTTAGATGATTATAATATTGATGCAGTCAATTTTGGTGATTCTGTAATTACTGATCTTTCCTATTTTATATGTGAGCCTTACATGGATACTTCACTACAAGAAAAATATAATGCATGGCAAAGCTACCGAGAGTCCCGCAGAGAAGAGTTTATTAATTTATCCAAAGAATATAATAAAAATTTGGAAGTTCTTACTGAATTAATGAATAGAGTCCCAATTGATACTGCTCAAACAAATTGGTTCGGGAAAAAAGTTGAAGATTTAAAAGATGCATATAATGCTAACATGGCAATCATTAAGGGTTTAGAAGCTCTATATGTTGATGATGAAAAGAATTTTGATTTAGAAGCTTTAAAAAAGTCACATGATTGGCCTTTATATGAATCAATTATGAACTACACTCTTCCATCTATTGTAGCTGCATTACAAGCTCAAGACGAAACCGTAGAAGGATTCGGTAAAGGAAATATTATTTCATGTGTAAATCCGATTGTGTTGGGCCAAGATTGGTATATGGTAAACCCTGGAACTTCTTCTTTTCAAACTATACAAATTGATGATGCTCCTGCTTATGGAATCACTCGTGGAGTTAAAGTAACTGGTACTAATGGAGGAATTTATCAACACAATATTAGTATTGAACCATCTCAGAGATATACTCTTAGTTGTTTTGTAAAAGGATCCGGTACATTTTATCTTGGTTATAATAACACTGGAGAAGATAGAAAGAATGTTGCTTATAACATTACATCTTCTTGGACAAGAGTTTATACTTCTTTTAATCTTTCTTCTCGTTTAATTGATGTAGCATTCGCTGGAACTAATGATTTCACTATATGCGGTATGCAATTAGAGATGGGCGATTCACCTAGCCAGTTTGGGTATTTCACGCAATCTGAAAATATTATAAAAGCTTATGAAACTGATTGGAAGTTATATGGAATCTCAGAATTAAAAGTAAAGATTTCAACTTACGATAGCTGTATTAAAGAATTAAAAAAGAGTGGTTATGCAGATGGTTATAATCCTCTTTCTGGATACGAAGAGGCATATTTCACTCAAATGCATCAGAAATATCTGGATTATTTGAATTTAAAAGATCAGGCTGAAACTGCATTAAAGGAACGTCAAGCTGAATATGATGCGGCTAAGAAACCTGAAATTCAAGAGAAACGAAACCAGATTGCAAAAGATGTGTTACTTGAAAATTTTGGTAAAGTACAGAACAAATACTCAGCTTTTACTGATAAAGAAACATATATTATTAAGAGTTTATATAGCCAATCCACTTATACAAATGAAAATATTATTGTTACTACTCTTGACAGTACTGCTGATGCCGTAGATAAGTCTAAAGTTCTTTATGACGATGCATTGGAAGAATTGTATGTGGAATCACATCCACAATATACATATACTGATGATGTAGAGAATGTATACGCTCTTCCAGAATTTAAGGAGTACCATGAACAGCTTGCGGTAAATGATTTTGTGCGTGTAGGAATCACTGATACTAATTATATTAAACTAAGAGTAATTGAAATCACATATAATCCTTGTGATTTAGATGAATCTATAGAAGTTACTTTTAGCAATATGATTCAGTACAAAGCTAAAAGGAATGATTATAATACTCTTTTAAACGATGCCCTTAATACTTCCAACCGTAATGGTGGTCGTGTTAATTCAGTCAACAAATCTTCTACTTCTGATTATGTCATCACATCAGAAGCTATCAAACAAATCTTTTCAAATCCTCTATTCAATTCAATGTTAGGTGGAACTGTCACTGGAGGAACCGGGTCTGGCGGAACCATTACCGCTGATACAATTATTGCAGAACTCGTGAAAGCAAAAGAAGGTGTATTTGATAAGCTTACTGTTGATACTGCTTTCATGAAATATCTCGATGTAAAACTTATTTCCGCAGATAAGATCACAACTCGTATTCTCGAAGCGGAACAGGCAAATATTGAAAAGCTGTCAGCTAAGATTATAGAATCTAACCAGATTAATGCTGATATGATTAATGTGAAAAATCTTCTTGCAGGTCATGCAGGAGTTGGAGAATTACATACAATTCATCTTACTGTAGAAAATGCAGAAATTGATCAGGCTGTTATTACTAATCTCATCGCAAAGAAAATTGCAGTTGGAGATTTAATGGCTCAAAATGCTCTTGCAAATCAAATTGTACTTATCTCTAAAGACAATAAACCTACTATTGCATTTCAAGAAAGTACCCAACAGTTTTATGATTCCAAAGGAAATGTTCGTGTGCAGATTGGTATGGACGGTAAAGGGGATTTCAACTTTATTGTTAAAAATGGAGACAGAGCCGCTTTATTTGATGAAAATGGTATTACCCAGACAGGTATTCCAGATAATACAATTCTTGGAGACATGATTAATAACGCCACCATTACCAAAGACAAACTTGGATTCCAAATCATAGAACCAAATGAACAAGGTGGTATTGATATCACTAATATTTATGATGGCAAAGGAAATCAATGGTGGGGAATAGAAAAGACGACTATTACAGATGACTACACAAAGCAGATTAAGAATGTTACAGATACTCTGACCGGACAAATCGAAACTAAGGTTAGTAATACTCAATATCTTAAAGATCAAGAATCTATCCGAACAGATTTTTCTGATATCAAACAAAATGTTTCTGGGATTACATCTACTGTAAGCAGTATGCAAACAGATCTTTCTGAAGCTCAAGAAAAAATTAAAGCAAACACCTCTTCTATTACTCAGAATGCAGATAAAATCAGTTTTATGGTAACTGGTGACAAAGAGTCTGAGTTCACAGTTACTGATAAATTTATTCAGATGATTTCTGACCATATTAGCATTGATGCCAGCACCATTGACATTAATGGTATTATCACTGCAATGAATACACACACTGGACCAGGTAAAACTAAAATCGACGGTGGTATTATTGAAACCAATACTATTACTGCTGATTCTATTAAAGTTGATGCAATCAGATCAAAAATATTTGAAGATGATCTGACATCTAATTATTCACTAAAAGGTATCTGGTTTGATTTATCAGAGAACGGTGCTATTAAAGGTAAAAATTTTGCTGTTGATTCTAATGGTAATGCTTATATTCGTGGTGACAGCACTGTTGAGGGAACCATTATAGCTAATAAAGGTTATATTGGTGGTATTGGCGGTTTCCATATTGAAGCGGGAAAATTGTATTCTGGTATGGATAGCCTTCCTGAACAACCAACATCAGTATCAAAGGATAAAAATGTATATATTGGTACAGACGGAATTGCTCTTGGTAGTGGAAACTTCAGAGTTGATTCAAATGGTAAGCTTTATGCTAACTCTGGTACATTCTCAGGAACTATTTACGCTGATGGAGGAACTATTGGCGGTTGGAATATATCTGCAAATTCATTAAGCAACAGAGACGGATCCATAAGTTTAAATCCTGATGGTTTAAAACTTGGCAATCAGTTAAATGTAGATAATCAAGGGAATGCAACTTTTGGTGGTAAACTATCAGCTGCTACCGGAAGTTTTTCTGGTGAATTAGTTGCAGCAACAGGTAGCTTTTCTGGAGAATTAAAAGCTGCTACTGGCACATTCTCTGGGGATTTAAAAGCTGCAACAGGTAGTTTTAAAGGAGAACTTTCTGGTGCAACTGGAAGTTTTACAGGTAGTGTTATTGCTACATCTATTACTGCAAAGCAATCATATTCTATTTATTATAACGATGTTGGAACTGGTGAACCAACTGATTCAGTACAAGTAATTACTGCATTTGACTGGGGAACTAATACAACTCAAATTGGATTTGGGTTGATAGATTCATCTTTAGACTCTTCAAAAATGCATGGAATGCTTCTGATAAAAGAACAAGGCGCAAGAGTTCTAACATTAATTGCAGATGATATTAATACAAATGGATGGTTAAATGTTAATAAACTTAATATTACTGATTCATTCGGACAGTATAAAGGAGTGCCATATAAATCAATTATGTGGAAACCAACAGACACATTTGACTTTAATGGTTATAATCATCATCACACTATTCTTCCTTATAAGAATGGTAATTTTGCAGTAGGTATGGAGAGTACGACTACAGGAATGTTATCTATTAGTTTATTACCATATTTGTTATCAACTGAAACCGATACGTATGGTAATATTACAGTAAGTAAAACCAAAGATACTACTTCTCAGATAAGCATTGGAGCAACAGCTAATCCATATGCGTGTATTTATGTAGATGCCATTTATCTTACTGGTGATAAAAAAGCTTATACCTCACTGGCTAATTTAGGCAATGGTGGTACAACTAATTATAATGGACTTACAAATAAACCTAAAATTAATAATGTTGAATTAACAAGTGGAAATAATACATTATCTAATTTAGGGATCGCTGCACGATCACATTCTCATTCTAAGTTGAATAACAGTTCTCCTGTAGATTATAAAGGATTTGGTCATTGTCATACCGTAATTATGAATAGTAATCATAATATGTGGATTGCAATTAATAACGATGGTACACCCGCATTAACTCCATATAAATTAAAAACATCAACTAGCTATACAGATGTTGATACATATTCGTTGGAAAAAGGCGGAACTTGTAACCTCGGCAGTACAGATGCTCCTTGGAATGCTGTATATGCTAAGAATTACTATGATGAATATGGAAATAAGATTTCTACAGGCGGTGGTTCAATTAGTCTTAAAATTGATGGAGTTACACGTAGTTCTGGATTCACGAATTATAACCTTGCAACGCAAGATTGGGTGGCTGGTAAAGGATATTTAACTCAACATCAATCTCTTTCTGGATATGCTACTACAAGTTGGGTTAAAGGAGCATTTGGTGATACATTAAGTATTTCAGGAAGTACATTATATTTAAAAAATTATAACGGTTCTCAATTAAGCTCAGTTACTTTACCAACAAGTTCTGGTGGTGGAAATTATGCTCCATTAAATCATACACATGATCATTTAACAGGATCATTTGATGTTACAGTTGGTTCATCAACAATGTATCCAGATGGTGATGGTTCATATTCATGCGGTAGTAGTGGACATAGATGGAAATATGTTTATGCATCTAACGGTATAAATACTGGTTCTGATGAGTATATAAAAGAAAATATCAAAAGCATTACTAATTTTCCATCTATTGATAAATTTTATATGTCATTAAATCCAATTCAATATAAATTCAAACAACGTCCAAACGATGATGAAATATCTAAAATACATTTTGGATTTGGAGCAAGGGAAACAGAAAGACATCTAAAGGAAAATAATTTTGAATCAGAAAATTATAGTATAGTTACAAAATCTATTTTAGATAAGCCTAATTTTGTTGGACGTACTGATGAATATTCAATGAATTATCTTGAATTTATCTCTCTCAACACCCACATGACTCAAAAAGCCCATCATCGTATTGACTCTCTCGAATCTGAAAATCAATCCCTTAAGAATGAAATTCTTATGCTTCAGGGACAGCTCTCTCTCATTACTCAACGACTACAAAAAATGGAGGAAAAGTTATGTTAAAAATTAGTGAAACAAGAAATGTATCCGGTCAGGTTATGATCGGTGAAGGTGAAAACTCAAAGCAGGTTGCTTATCTTAATGCATCTGTTAGTAAAGATGGAAATGTAAATATCAATAAATCCATTCAGGATAGCGAAATATTTAAAACAAATAAAGAAGCAGTCCTGAAAGATTTTACAGAGTTTGAAACATATGTGTATGGAATTATTCCTGAATAAATAAGAGGCCATGAGCAATTGTGGTCTTTTATTATGCAAAGAAGGTGAAATATTTGACCAGTCGAGAATATGAACTTGAATTAAAGAAAATCAAAGCCAAAAATCGGCAGATTGAAATGAAACGAAATCTGAAGGCAGCAAAAGTTAGTAGATTTAACATTCCAAAGATTTCTACCAGTAAATTGATTCTTGTTGCAGTACTTCTACTCAATCTACAGATCATTTATTTCGTAGAAAAAGCGATCATGACATATGGTGATTTATCTGCTCTCTACGCTCTTATTGCTATCCCAGCGACACTTATCCCTACGGTGTGGGCTTATTTTAGTAAGGCAAAAGCTGAAAATTGTGCAGGCGGAATTACTTATGATTCTGCAATGGAACAACTTAGACAGTCATCTTCAGAAAATGATGAAGCTGTCGGTTAGGAGGAAATTATGAATATTAAACAGGGTATTCAGGACGTATTATATCTGATCATTACTGGTGTTCTTCCACTTCTTATTACTTATGGAATCCTCTTCTTAAAAGTAAAGATTAAAGAACAGGAAAAGAACCTGGAGAACGACCAGCTCGTAAAATATATAGACGCTGCCACTGATGCTATTAGTAAAGCAGTGCTCGCAGTTAATCAGACCTATGTTGATTCATTAAAGAAACAGGGTAAATTTGATGAGGAAGCTGCTAAAACTGCTAAACAGATGGCTATTGATAAAGCTAAGGCTTTGATTACAGAAGATTCTAAAGCGGCTATCGAAACATTATATTCTGACTTTGAAGCATATCTAAATGATGCTATTGAAGAACTCGTCAGAGAAAATAAAGTTACATATTAATATAAAAGGAGTACAAGGATTATGAAAAAAGTTATTGTAAATGCAGACATTATGGCAATGTATAAAACATTAAATTCTATGAAGAGTCGTGCGGATTTAATCGCAGGAGATGTTGATGTATTCTGGGCGAATACAATGAA